CTTGTTTATACCAATATCCTTTTGAATTCTCATAATAGATTCTGTTACCATTGGTATCATATTCTCGTTTAGACCAAAATCCATTTGAATACTCAGAATAGATTAATTTACCATTGGTATCATATTCATATTTATACCAATATCCATTTGAAGTCTCATGATAGATTACATTACCATTGGAATCAAATTCTTTTTTAATAATTTTGCTCATACTATATAATATATCTGTTCACCATCTGAATCCTCAAAATAGATTTGATTACCATTGGCGTCATATTCACGTTTATCCCAATATCCTTTTGAATTCTCATAATAGATTCTGTTACCATTGGTATCATATTCTCGTTTAGACCAAAATCCATTTGAATACTCAGAATATATTTCATTACCATTGGAATCAAATTCATATTTAGACCAATATCCATATGAATCCTCAGAATAGATTACATTACCATTGGAATCAAATTCATATTTAAACAAATATCCATCTGAATCCTCAGAATAGATTACATTACCATTGGAATCAAATTCTTTTTTAATAATTTTGCTCATAGTGCTAAGGTACAAAAAAAAATGGGAAGGTATTTGAACATTCCCATTAATTTATTTTTAAGTTGTTAACCTATTAATCAAAAGCTGCTTGCATTTTTTTGGTAACTGGGTTAACTTCTTGTTGTACGTATTTGATAATGTTAGGTGTTTCGGTTGCTATTGTTCCATGTTCGCCATGTGTTACAATTGCTTTTCCGTTGGTTTTGATTTTCATTGTACCATTACCCAAATCTTTTGCTTGAATACCATTTGCTGTTAGTTTGTGAGTGTTTGTTGATGGTTCCAATACGATTGTGTTATTTTCAAAATTTTCCATGATTTTTTGTTTTTGATTATTATTATTATTATTATTATTATTATTATTATTAATTATTATTTTACTTCTGTTAATTTATATTTCTTACCTTCAATCTCAACTACCTTACCATTACAAGTACCTATAGGTCGATTATCAATTATTTTACCTTTTGAATCCTCATAATAGATTACATTACCATTGGTGTCATATTCTTGTTTATACCAATATCCATATGAATACTCATAATAGATTCGATTACCATTGGTATCATATTCTTGTTTAATCCAATATCCAGTTGAGTCCTCATAATAGATTCGATTACCATTGGTATCGTATTTACGTTTATACCAATATCCATTTGAATTCTCATAATAGATTTCATTACCATTGGTATCATATTCTTGTTTAATAATTTCACTCATATTAGCTTTGTGCTGATAAGAATTTGAAGTATTGTTCTGCTGTTAATGGTACAATTTCACCTGATGGTTCAACTTCGCTATTAAGTTCCACTAAAAGCACATCACCTTGTCGTTTTATTTCCTTTATGTGAGGTATTAGGTTTTCATGAATTCTAAATGTTGAGGCAACAGCTTCGAGTGGTGAATCTTTATATTGGTCTTCAATCCATAGCCAATGTTCTTTGTTGGTTGTTGTGCACCAACATTTGAGAGCATATAGATTTTCTTCAAGTCCAAGTTTTTCACCAGACACTTCGTGTACTTCATAGATATTATCAAATTCGTGATAGCCCAAAAATTCGCCAGATTCGGAATATACTTTTTGGTTAACGTGTTTTCCATCGGTTGCAATTCTTGTTGCTCCCAATTCGTTAATCATTTCGCTTACATCTATTGACCCGAATACTGTTGCTCTGAATTGTGAGTTTTCAATTTGGAAAGCTTCACGGTATGTGAATGGTTCAACTTTATCGTATTCATTTAGAACCTTTTCAATGAATGAGTCGGTATTCCAACCAGTATTTGTTGAGGTTGTCTGTATTGGTTTAACAAATCGTTCGATGAAACGATTTTTATTTGTGAATATACCTTTAAGGTATTTAACACCATCTGTTATTGATATGTCATTATCGAATGATTGGTTATCGATATTGATATTGATATCTGTATTGAATTTTTTGAAGTTGAATACTTGGCTCATTTTTATTTATTTTCGTTTTTTAATTTATAATGCAAATATATGAAATAATTTTTAATCACCATTTTTTAATTTCAATAAAATTTGGTGTATCATCAGTGAAGGCGTAACCTCTTAATGTATAATCAAATCCGCGATACTCTTGTTCGGCACTAATATTAAAAGAAATTCTATTTTGTAACCAAAAATACTTAAAACCTTCGTTTTCTATAAGTTTAATTATGTTATCTTTTTTTATTTGTACCAAACGACAATTTAATGTTTTACAGTTACAATCGACACACAGTTTTCGTGGTCTAGTATCAATATTAGCCACCTGAACCCATGGCCAAGATAAGTTTGGTCCTGCTGTAGTATCTACGTGTATCTCACCGTTAAATATATTTCGTTCAATGCTTAATTGGTGATATCCAGTCCAATTAAAAAAACCTAACCAAAATAATAATATTGTAATTAAAGGTAAAATTAAGCTTTTATTGGTTGATAGAAAGTGTGTCAACGGCACTTTTAATTTTGTTATCGTAATTTTCATTTTTAAGTTCTTTTGTTATTGTAAAAAACGGATAACCTTTTTGTGATTCATCATAAGCATAGTTCATTAATAGGTTAGTTAGGTTATTATGACTATAATCCCCTCTTCCGTGCCAAGATATAAAGGTTTCGTAACCTGCTGGATTAAACTGGACTAACTTGCAATTGAGTACTCTAGAATTTGCAGTACTTTGGGTATTACCGCCATTAATACAAATTTGTATTGGTCTTAAATCAATCCGATGTGCGATTTTAATAAATGGTATGGTTTTAACATATCCATGTTTATATGAACCGTCTTCATTTAATATTGGTGAGGTTTGACCAGTTCTAGCATCAAAATAGTATGCAAACTCGTAATTATCGACAAAGGTTAAGAATGCTATTCGATACGTAGCTAAACCAATTAAGCCTAAAAAGATTAACGCACCGACAACCACGCCTAAACTAATTAAATTGTTTTTCATTTTTATTTTCGTTTTTTAATTTATAATGCAAATATATGAAATAATTTTTAATGTGCAAAATTATTTTTATTGATATTTTTTGATAAATTCAATCATTTTCTGGTCGTATTGGTTTGGCGGTAATGTTTCCATTTCTTCTGACCAATAACCTTCTTTCACCATTCTATCTTTAACAGCTTTTTGTGGTTGTTCATTGCGTTTTTTGCAAACCCATTCAACTGTTCCATAATAACCTTTGCTCGTGACCAATTTAAAATAATCGATTATTGGAGTTGGTTCATCTGGTTCACCATAATTATCGCAGAATTCTATTGGTTCAGCGTCCGCTACTCCCCAAGCCATGATATCGGAAACATTAACCATAAGTGCTACTGTATATTCACCATTATGTGTTTTAATATTTGTAACCAAGAGATATTCATATTTTAATAACCAAGCCAAAGCTTGTTCTTCGTCATTATTTCTTATTGTTTCAAAAACAGATTCGGTCATTTTAATATTTTTTTTAAGAATAGACACCATGTTCGATTCGTGTCATTACGGTAATGATTTCTTCTTTGGTGTATTCTATAGGTTTATTACCGCCCATTGCTTTGCAAGGTGTGTTTAACCATTCAATTAGTTTATTATAGTCTCCGCTCCAAACATCATAACCCATTACAATAATTTCGATTAAATCTTCTTTACTCATCTTTGTTTTGGTTTAATTTGTCTCTGAAGTATTTCTTCCATAATAACTTGTGTTCTTAACATAGCACCTCTCTGTCTTACAGATAGTTTGAGTTCTAGTGCTAACTGTTCATCAGTCATATTTTTAAAAATGCTTTTCATATCACCAGTCGGCATAATCGCTCCTATAATTATCTTTAGGTGCTTTATAGTTACTAATTATCTTATCTACTAACTCTACTTTAAGTTTAATACCTACTACGGCATTTTCTATACCTTGCTTATCCCAAGAAATTGTTAGTATACCTTCATCCTCGTTGAATGATATGTGTTTCAGTTGTTCTTTTGAGCAGCTATATATTCTATTACTCATTTTTGTTTTGGTTTAATCTTTTGTTGAGATGTACGTATTACAATTAGCACACCATTTACCGTCATACTCTACTTTCATCAAAGTAGAACAGAAATCACAGGCTTCTGGTGGAAAATCATCCATTCTTATGTTAGCGATGGCTAATGCCAATCCTCTTCGCACTCCTTCATCATAGTCTGTATCTGATTTAAATTCACTCATCTTAGATACTAGATGTTGTATAAGTTCTTCTTTATTCATCTTTACAATATTTTCTAATCAAATCAAAAACTTCTGACATATTATCAGTTAGTTTTAATTGTTCATTTCTTTTAGTTGGTAGCCATGCAATAACATAGCCATGATTACCACCGTTTCCAACCTCTGTTACTTTTTTACCATTCACTTTATCCAGATAAATCCATGGTACATTACTAACGCATTCGATTGTAATTCCAATTTTTTCTAATCGATTAATTAATGTTGTTAGTTTATCATAGTTTAATCTATTACTTGAATTGCACATAGTACAAAGTCTTCTATTGGAACCAACCAATCCAAGTTTGGTTGTGTGCCATGTATCCTGTTTACAATGTTCACAGTATTGCCAACCTTGTTCAGTCACATTATAAATAGATTTACGTTTAGCGCTCATTCTTTAACATATAATGTATCCAACTTATCCCACAGTTCGTTATTGAATTCTTCCCATTTATCATCCAAAATTCTAAGACCGAAACCTTTGATTCTATATGGTTTTTCCAAGAACCAATAGGCAAGTTCAATTGATGACCTCATTGTTTGTTCGATATTACCGAACTCGTGGTTATCATTGTACCAATATGTTTGGCGGCCATAATCTCTGAACTCAATTGAGAAGCAGAGGTTACAACCATCATCATAATGTTCAATAACATAATGAATGAAAACATTTTTGTTTTCCAAATCGGTATATGAACTTAGGTCAATCATTATATTATTTTTACAAAGATAGTAATTTTTTTAATATGGTTTCTTGTTTTTTTCGTATCCTAAGAATTTAAGAAGTTGTACAAGTTCTGTGAAAGTTGAGATGTTGAGTGGGGTAATTGACCCATCAATGTAAACCAATTCATTTTCACATTCTACGTTAAAAAATGGTGTTTCTACCATCTGGTTATTAAATCCAATCTCCTCAAGTCTCCAAGGAACTATTCTATCTTCCAGTAGGTCGATGAAGTGTTGGGCGGGGATTTCGGTTCGACCTTGAAGCTTAAGTAAGTGTGGGTTCGTAGGACCTACAACTCCATTGTTCATAGGCATGTCATAACTCCAAAAAACGGCAGATTTTTCAGCGTAAACATGAGACTTTAAGCCTAATTTTGTCCAATCTTCATCAGTCTTAAGTACACAGTAAACGTCTTTTAATTCAGTCTTTTTCATTGTTGTTGTTGATTGTTCAAAAATTTTTTTGTATCAATTCCATTGATTGGTATAATCCAGCTTCAAGAGCTTCTTCGTATGTCTCAAATTCCAATTCATCAAGAGTTTTACCGTTAATGGTAACATAGTAATGTTGAAACCATCTGTTCGTATTATATTGGGAAATTGAACAGACGTGGACGCCATGTTCCTCTCTCAACCATTTTTGGAGTAAGGATTGAGTTGGTGCTGATATTTTTTCTTGGTCATTAATCCATCGAGAAAAAATCATTGCGTGTCGGCATGCTAATGTTTTTTGTTTAAATACACCATCAAATGTACCGAAAGCATAATCGCTTAAATTACATTCGGGGTCAAAACCCTTCTCTTTAGCGAGCTTAGCCGTTTTGAACGATATAAGTTGTTCTTTCATAATCTCTTTTTTATCCAATTTAACACAAATTCAGCACATTTGTTGCTGTTAGGTTGAACAATTCGTTCAGGTTTACAATGTGAATCGTTAACAATGTCATGCAACATCTGTTCGACCTCTTCTCTTGTATACAATTTCGCTTCAATCGGATGAATGGTGATTTCGTGGCGTGGGTTGACTTTAAGTTCAAGTTCATATTTAGGAACTGTCACAATATACTCCACATCAACTTCATCAACACCACCCTTTCTACAATATTCTTTGATGAATGATTTTGGAATCAATGCGCACCCTTGTCCGTATTTATCAGAAGCAGAATGCCATAATTTATCATCAGTGGTTGCTATGATTTTATGTCTCCAATCGTTGTTTACAGCGTCTTTTTCAGCTTGATAAATGCCTACCGATTGACCTATTCCACCTGATATGTAATACCAATCGCCTTCCTTTATCTCTGAATCATCTATGATGTAGAGGTTTTGATTTTGAAGAGACTCTTCTATTGTGGGAACTTCTCCATAAAAAATACCCTTACGTTCGTTATACTTACACAAAGCAATCTGTGATGCTTTATTCGTAGGTAGCATCACTACTTTACATCGTTTTGTTTCCATTGTTTTTAACATTCTAAAAGTTTCTCCAAATATACGAATAATTCTTGATATCTTTCAAGATATAATCGTTCTTTTACTTTCGGATATTCTTTTTTGTACTTATTGAACATTGATGAGTTTGTTAATAGTGAATATTTAACATTAGCTATTATATCACACAACTTAACAAATACCGCCAATTCATTTTCTTTAAGTTCGTTAAAGTATTTTTCTGAATGACGTTCATCACGATTCTTACCTTTTTCTTCAGTACAACAGTAGATTATATCAGCAACGCCATCACCAACCTTATGTTTAATATCGTTGTAGGTTACTCTGGCGTCTTCGATAAGGTCATGACCTATGGCACCGCAAAGCACCTTAATCTGTTCATCGCGATTAAAACCAACTTCATTATAGAATTTTTTGACTTGGTTAACTACCAAATCTAGATGGAATGAATATGGATGAATGTCACCATATTTTTGGTTGCAAACAACGTCATGTTGATTCACTGCAAACTCTCTAAATTTTTCAAAATCGTTATAGTTCATCGTTAACCCAACCTTTTTTTTGTAATTTAATTAAAAACTGTCTAAGTAATTGTCTATCCTCTGTTAAGTCAATTTCACCATCCAAATCATCAAACGCTAATGGCTCATTATTTATTATTCTGATGAACCAATTCTCGTTATCTGCTATGTGTATTACTTTGGAATCTTTCACTCTCTTGTTACAATACTGTAATGACGGCATTATTAATTCATCGTAATCGTTTTCCAATACCTCAAACTCAAACAAACAATTATCGTTTTCAAAAGTACATTTTCTTGAAAATGTCAAATCTTCATCATTAATTAGTAATGGCTCATTTTTCTCTGTTTGGTCTTCTCTTACATACCAAATACCATTAACTTGTATTCTATCTTCCATTATTGTTTTGGTATTAAATTATTAAAATATTCTCGTTCTTGGGTAAAAACTGGTGGTGCTATACTAACCCATCGACTTCTCGTTGACCCATTTTTATCGTAGTTTTCTTTAACGATTAATCGACCTCTTTTAAGTTTTGGGTCAAAATCATTCCAATTAACGCCCTTTTGAAAACACATTTCTTGCATTTGATTGGTGTTTTTACCATTAAGTTCTTTATGACTGTATAAAGATTGTGCAACTGACGAGATACTATTTCTAACAGTATCTTGTTGTCTCCAAATCATGTAATTCTCAACTTCAACTGCTGTCGGAATGGTAAATACGCGACTATCAAACATTGCCAATTTTTTTGGTCTAAGTTGGTTAAACTTAGCTGTTGCCAAACTAGCTGAAATACTCGCCATTTTTTGAACATTACCATCAAACCAAGCTGAGGTTGTTAGTTCATTGAAGTCAGTTAAAAGAATTGAAATCTCATCACTTTGAACAAATGCAAATTTGGCACCTTGAATATTTTCACATAGGTACTTTGCGGTTTCATCCATATCATTCACCAATTTCCAATCAAATGGTCTTTCAAGACCTCTAGTGTATGTGTGAAAAGCTTTTCCGTCAATGCGTATTATCGTATAAGTCCTTCTAGGTAGAAAGGTTCTTGTTCTATTCTCATAGAATTCCTTCATACGGTCACCCAATGAATCTTTTTTATTTCCCATTATTGTTTTTTTTTTGGTTTATGATACAAATATATGAATTATTAATGATATAAACAAAAAAAGGTGAGAAATATTTCTCACCTTTTTAGAATTACTAACTAACTATTTTGATTATTTTGTTTTCGGAATCATTGTTTTTGCAAATTCCGCACCTAATAGGTCTGTTAGTATGCCGTTATTACCTTTACCACTTGAACCAGCAACATACACTTCAGGTAGATTAAGTTTTGCCAACTCAGCAGCAACACCGATTGCTGTTTCTTTTTGAATTTGGGCTTTTTCTTGTGGTGTAAGTCCAGCACTAACCAATCTAGCGTTCTGATACGATTCAGCATCGGCTTTAACTTTTTGTGCTTTAGCTTCAAGTTCGGCAGTCTTAAGAGCAATTTCAGCCAATTCACGTTTAGATTCCTCTTGCTTAACTTTGGTTTCAATTGCGATAAGTGTTTTAACCTGCTCTCGTTCTTGTGCTACACGTTCAGCAGCTTTATCACGCTCACCTTCTGCAAGAATCTTTTGTTGTGCAATTTTTGCGGCTTCAACAGCTTCCATTTCAATTCTCTTCTGAGAGGCAATGTCTCTTTGTTTTTCAAGACGTTTTTGGAATGCTTCTTCAAGTACCAATTGGTCAACGATTACTTGTGAAACGATAACGTTATTCTTGGTAATATCGTGTGGGATTCTTGTTGGAAATCCATCGGTACCGATTCGTTTTTCAACCTCATAGCGTGTTGATATTTCACGGATTTTTCGTTCACCATCTTCTTGAATACCAGTATTAACATATGTGGTATCAAAATATTCTTTCTTTTCAACTGAGAACCCACCATTCTTTAACTGGTCATCCAAAGTTTGTCTGAAATCTGATGCGGCACCAGAGATATAATCTTGGGCTGCAAACATATAGCCAGTATTAATTACTTGTTCACGAACTGTTGGCACCAATGTATTGTTAACAAAGTTCTGTGGGTGTCTGAACTCTTCAGCCAAAACCATAAAACTTTCTGGGTCTGAAGGTATTTGAACTCGTACAGATACCTTTACAGCAGCTTTTACTTGGTCAATAAATCTAATTGGAATACCACCTTTAATAATACCTTCAATACCCTCAGTTGGGTCACCTTCGTCAATAACTTTTACGTCAACGAATTTCTCCCATTCTTGAATCCTAGAAAATGGAATCTTGAATACATATCCAGATTTTGTTGTTACAGCACTCTTAGTACCGAATGGTGATACAACATAATACTGATGGCCTGGTGTGGCATAGAATAAAAAGCTTGGTAATACAATAAGCAATGCGCCAACGCCTAATAGAATCGTTCTAGGTTTCTTTGTCCACATGGTTAAGAATGTTGGTGATGCTGGTAGTTCTTCAGTGACATTATCACCCCATCGGTTTTTACCTTTTTTTGTTTCAGGTTGAAGTCTCAGTGTGGGATGCATCACTGACATCGCAATAGCGAACGCAACCATAATAAATCCCAAAATTGTTAATAGAATCATTTTTCTTTTTTTTTAGTTAATAATTAATTTTAGTTAGTAATTTATATTTCGGATACAAATATATGAATTATATTTTAATCATCCAAGTTTTTTTCTTCTTTCACGTCAGAAGTTTCCAACCAGAAGTCAGTGAATTGTTCTTTAATCCAATCAGCCATATCATAATGCTGATTATATGACACGCTATGTGATGTGTCCCATTTTGTTTGATAAACATCACCAAAATCAGCCGTATCTATTGTTGGTGGGTTCAATGTTTTTTGTTCCCACTTAACCGCATGAATTGAATCAGAATTACGATGTTCAAAAAACGCAACATTCAATTGTCTGCTATAATCTTTAGACTTAAGTGATAAGACATAACCTTGTTCTCTACAGTTATGCCAACGAGCGACTTTGATTTCAGCGCGATAAACATGTCTTTCAGAATCCCAAGATTCTTCAATATCAAACCAACTCAATAGAGCCAACACAGCTTTTGCTGATGGATGCGCACCATCATTCATGTAATCTTTAATTGTTACCATTCTTTTTTATTTATTGTTTTTTTTCTAAAATTAGTTTGATACCATCAAATATCTCATATTGATAAGCATCAGATGGATAAATTGACTGCTCATATTCAACTCTTTGAACATCTTCGATATCGGTTATGGTATAGTCTCTTAATTCAGACTCAATACCGAATAGCAATGGTGCTATTGAATTTAATTTTTCAATAAGTTCTTGTTTTGTTAATTTAACCGTAGCAGTATGTCTTGTAGTTATTTTCATTTTTTCTTACAAATATAGTCAATTAATCTAAACCATCAAAATCCATATCATAATTAACAATTTCAATATAATTATCAATATTCAACTGATTTTGATTACATAAATCAATGATTTTTTGAATTAATGTTTCAATCTTAGCTTCAACACTGATTTTATTTTTGGTGTAGTCAATCAATTCAATTAGAATTGCTAAAACGTTTTCAATATTATCATCAGACTTTAGTTCTATGGATTCTTCAAATGTTGAATCTTCAGTTGTATCATATAATTGAACTACAACATAACCTTCATTGTCAGTATCATCCGTTTCAATTTGTACCCAACATGCTTTGCTACCGACAAAGATTTCATAATTGATAGTATCGGTTTCGCCACCATGAATAACATAATTAATCCGTTGGTTCTTTAACAGATTAACAATTTCTGATTCAACATTATTTGAAATTTCTCTACTTGTCATTTTACGTTTTTTTTAGTTTATGGTACAAATATACGAATTATTTTTCAAACTCAGTTACAATCAATATGGAAATCCCAATAATAATCGGTATTCAACTTGCTTTTTGGGATTGTATCACCAATTTCAACGCAAGAATATTCACCAAAATTAAAATATCCGTAATCTGAATCATTAAATGCTACCATATATCTAACCTTTCCACTCGCAAAAAATGAACCTTCAGTTATTATTATTTCCTTATTGACAACAATAACAGTATCATATAATGTCCATGGGGTTTCATCGGCATTTTTTGGTGGCATATAACATGAGGACAGACCTATTGAAATTAAAAACAAGCATATTAATATATTCTTCATAGTCATATTATTTTTTAAAACCGATTTTTCGTTTACCGTAAGTGTGATTTTTCAGGTCCATTATTTTATCAAAACATTTATGTTTAATGACATCGATGGTTTGACCTTTAAGGTCTTGTACCATTGAATCAAGTTCATCTGCGGTAATAATGTCACCAATTAGTTCCGTTATGATATTTTTAACGGCTGTTTCTTCTTGAATACCTTCAATATTAAACTTATATTTGAATCTTGATGGTCTATCTTTAATTGCGCTGGGGATTCGGTCAATATAGTTAGTGGTGCCCAGATAAATACAATTATTGATTGATAAACTACCATCCATAGCCATTTTCAGATATGACTCCTTACCGTTAAACGGGAAAATGCTATCCATTTCTTCAAAAATAACAATGAAAGGATTGTCTTGTATTGCTCTGACATCCATAACAAACTGCCAACATTTCTGAAGAAATTCGTAATCGTTTATAAAAAAAACAATAGCTTCATGTTTTTCGATAGCATCACAATAATATCGCTTAAGGATTGTGCTTTTACCAGTACCTTCAATACCATACAATAAGATACCGATTTTATGATAATAACCTAAAGATTCAATTCTATTTTTAATATCGTTATCAAAAAAGGCGTTGAACAATGCATCTAATTTATCAGCATCAGGGAAATCATGTTTTTTAATGGTTTCAGTATTTTTATCACATTTCACTAAAACACGACTATCTGGATAAGGTAGATAATTTATATGATAGACACCAGCATCCAATTTATTTGTTGTTTTAATTGTGTCTAAGTTATTGTAAGCAATTTCACCATCCTCCAAATAATTGAACGATTTTAGACCATAGGTATTGTTATTTTGACGCATTTTAATTTATTTTTTTAATCATTTTCTTTATCATAAGGGTCGAAACCATTTATTTGGTAATAAATGTTTTGAAATTCATGTACATATTTTATTTTCTTAAGGAACCATGTTGAACCATCGTATTCACTATGGCTCATGACCCACCATGACTTACCATCTTTTTTAAACGCAAGTTCCCATGTACCATCTATCCAATATTTAAATTCATCATTATAATGAAAACCAGCTTTTTTAAACCAGTCTTCAGTTAAAGTTATTGGTTCACAATCTCTAAGGAAAGTTCCTTTATCGTCAATAATCCAGCCGCAATTTGTTTCTGGCTCAAGACATGCGTGATAAATATCAGTAACTGTTATTATCGAGCCGTCTACTGTTGATTTAATTAGATTTCCGATTCTAATTTCTTCTGGTCTAATATGCGAGTTCGGTACCATTATTTCTCATAAATTTTCATGATGCAGAATGTATCCCACGAATGGCAATATTCGTATAACCATTTTTCAGAACAATTAATCATATATTCTTCAGCTTCTTCATAGGTTTCAAAACCTTCTTCTGGGTTTACGTGAGATTTGGTTATATTATGACTACCAACATTGCCTGTTTGCCATAACTGCATGATGTAATACGCTGATTTCATTTTTTTGTTATTTATTTATAATTTCGATAAATTTGTCAATTACCGAGACCAATTTCTGAAATTGATTTTCTATCATAATTCTAACAATTTTGATTCAATTTTAATATTTTCTATGAAGAAATGTTGTTCGTCATCTTCACCAAATATAACAACCGATGACGGAATTATGTGACTATCAAGAGCTTTAAGCTCAATATCACTAAGTGGTTCATCGTCTGTCAAAACAGTAACTGTTAATATATATTGTTTTGTCATGTATTATGAAAATTATCTATAGTATTCAAAAACTCTTTAACTGAACAGTGTTTCATATTGGTAATGTCAACGTTACTATCCGTATCATCTATAATATGCGGAAAAGGAAACGCTGTGAATATACATAAATTACCTCTATTTCTTAAACGTATATAATTTCTTACGCTTAAATTACTTCTAAGCAACTTCCAGTCTTTCTTATTTTTTGGTGAGCAATAAATCATTTATTTCTTTAGCTGACGTTCTAATTCACAAATCGCATTATATAGTTCTGTTTGGTCATTTGTACCTTCAAACCGCAAACTTACAACTTTTTCGGCAGAATTCCTAACCTCATAATGATTAATAGCTTTTTTAACAGCATTCCATATATCATGTGCATCACTTTCATTACATGAGAATCCCAAGTCGTTTGTCGCTTGATAGATGGCAGCTATCGCTGGATGAATTGTGTATGTTTCTTTTTCCATTTAACTTTTAATATAATCGATTAATGCATTATGTTCTGAAACAATTTGTTCTGCAAATTCTCTATCTATTGCACCAGCACTGACAATCTCATAGGTTTCTTTGTCGTTATGGTAATCATATTCAATAGGTTCTTCTGGTACAATTATTCGGCACCAGCAGTCCTCACCTGTATGACAGGTATCGACTTTCCACCTAACTATTTTGGCTTTTTCTTTTGCTTCTTTGTATGTCATAGTTTGTCAAGTAACATTACAGCCAAACTAAACCACTCGTCAAAAAATAAAATTAATGGTACTATGCCAATAATTGTTGCAATAATGGTTAGTGTTGTGGCTAACCATGCAAGAAAACCTATAATTACCGCTAATTCTTTCATATTGCAAATATACAAATTATTTTTTAAATAATTACCATTGTTCAGCGGCCCTACGATAATTTTCTTCAGTTACCTTATCCAAATGTGCCGCAATATCATTTAAAGCATCCGCATCTTCTGGCCTTAAGATTATTTCAGAATACGCACCGTAGTTACTTTGCCAACCAAAAATATATTTTATTGCATACCAAATCCTTTTGTGAAGTGGTTTGTTTTGTTCAACATAAACATTACAATAAACTTCGTTATCATCAGAATCATAATTAAACGTGATAATATGATTCCCTGAGCTACATTGACAATTTAATAATTCTTTTTTAATCATTTTTCAAAGATATGAAATTAAAGTTACCCTCCAAAATTTTTATATTATAACCGTGTTTCTCGGTATTTTTAATAAACCCATTTAAAACTGACGAACCATAACTGGTTGCACCGTAAGTTTCTTTGTGGCATTGATATATTGAACCAGATTCGCCATGAAAATAAAAGTTTGTGTCATCTTCTGTCACATCCACAATACCACTATTCATTTGCCAATAATCACCACCTAAATAGCCACCATACCAACTACCAAAAACTTTATATAATATATTATTATTTTCTTGTGGTATACTAATAACGCACCATCGGTCAGGAGTTTCCATAGTAATTAAAGGTTTAAATGTTTAATAGCGTTTTTTAGGTACATATCTATATTTTTTCTACCAACAGGATTCTGCGAATGTACAACAAATTCTGGCAACTTCAAATTATTTTCTTCACAATAATTCACCAACCATTTAGCACAATCTAAACCAGTTTCTTCAACGCCTAATTGCTCTGAAGAAAAACTTTCCCAATCATCAAAATCGATTTGATAATGGTCAGTTGACAAATCATGGTCAAAAGATATTAAATCTGGAAAATCATTATTTTTAATGTATTCCACAAATTCCAAATAAGACCTAACTAAAATCCAATTATCCTCCAAATATAGATGTTTACTTTCATTTGGTACCAAATGAAAGGCACCAATAGGTTCACGTATATCATCTAAAAATAATTTCCTCATCGTTTTCGTTTGGTTTTTGGTTCGTGAGTCAAAATCATTGACAGTACGCCAGACGCTGTTATTGTACATCCAGTTATTACGCCAGCAAATCTAGCATCTTGTTTATATATTGGCATTGTTTGCCATCTACCATTGACCATTTGAAGTTCTGAAGCTGTGAAAACGGAACCGATTGTCAAAGCAACGCCACCAGTTGTGACAACTATTCCACTGGTCATAATATCTTTCTTAGTATCTTTATCCATGCTTTGAGCAAAAGCAAAAATTGGTAGTAAAAAAGATACTGTTAATAATTTAATAATCTTTTGGCACATATTGTATATTTATTTTTTTGGTTATTAAACCTAATCGTTCAAAATGTGGTAGCATATCAGAATCTGGATTGTTAAATGGCTCTCGGTCCCGATAGTCATTCCACCAGTGAAACGCAACTCTGATTAAATCATCACCACAAAATATTTCGTCAACTGTATTGTATCTGGTGTGACAAAATATTTTGCCATTATCTTCAAACAAAGTTGCGGTACCAGACTTGCTGAAACCATTAAAAACAAAACCTAATTTGTTGTCTGACGTTAAATTAACGCCAGAACAAGTTAAACCGTTCTCTAACAAGATGCTAACTAATTCAACAATATCTGTACATTTTTGGTTCATGTTGTTTCAATTTCAGTTTTTAATATTATAATTTCGTTTAAATTATATATTATGTTGTTCGTTGATTTGATATAAAAGTTTAACTTATAACCTCCCCATTTATGATTAACCGTGGGTTTATCGTATGTTGGTGGTTCAACCTTAACCGACACATCAGATAGATATTTATGGATGTTATAACCTGTTACAGCATCAAAATGTACTGTATGTTCAATATGAACATCTGATATTTCACCAATGGTTTCACCACCATATTTGGATTTGTATAGAAATTTTCTACCAACCAAATCACGCCTAAGTCCATATCTTATGTTTTCAAACCAATCCATTGCACAAATATACAAAATATATTTTAATTAAACAAAATTTTCCCCATATTTATTATTATGGGCGTTAACCGAATTAGACATATATTAAAGGAAAATTTAAAAAAAACTGAATCTTATGGTCGAACAGAATCTTTTAATGATTTTGTTCAATACTGTAAAGATTACTTAGAATTAACTGATTTACCTAAAATAGAATTAACAAAAGACAAGTCTAAAACTAAGACTTATGCGCATAATGACATTGTTAATGATGAAATTGTCGTTTATATGGGTAATCGTAGTCTGGGCGATGTTATGAGAAGTCTTGCCCATGAGTTGGTTCATTATCAACAAAAACAAAACGGTAAGCTAAAAAACGATGGTACTGATGGTGAAACTGGTTCAGACATCGAAAATGAAGCTAATGCTATTGCTGGTATCATTATGAGAACCTATGGTCAGGATAACCCACATATATTTGAATCAATCGAAAAAATCAAACCAATTATCACCAATTAAGTTTTGTTCAACGAATTGACGTAATTGGAAATCATTCAAAAAATATTTGATTTCATAGTGCCGATTTGACAAATAAATGGTTAATTTAGCCTTGTTTACTAAATATGGTTTATCATCATCACTATATTTAACAGTAAACTTATTGTGATTTTCGGCTTCCTCTAAAGTATAAGAGTTGTAACCATTACTAAAAGCACCATCTTTAATTGTTAAACCAAAAATGTTAATAGGTTTAAACCAAGAATATTCTTCGTTGTTATGTTCTTTTTCAATTTCACATTTAACAACATGATTTTTGTTAATTTTCATTTTTTTAGTGGTCTTAAAATGTTAAAAATGTCGATTATCTGCAATATCTCCAGAAAAGATTTTAAATCGGCTTTGGCCAATTTTCGAAAAAATACAACTCTTTCATCAATCGGTCTTTTTGTGAAAGATTGAATTATTTCGTCATCAGTGACCTCAAACTTTAATTGTATACCGTTAATATTCCGTTCTATTTCCATTTTCAGTTAATATTATCAAAATTTTCAAATAGATTAATAGCAAATGCAATCGACATTGCCAAAGATATTACAAATATGTCAACTCTAGCGGTGAAAAGCGCGGAGTACGTAATGCCAGAAAATAGTAAGGCTAAAATTCCAAATATTGTTGTCATTGTCCCATAGTAATAATTTTTCAATTTACCACCTCTAAATTTCAGCCACTTATCAAATTTTGGAAACATCATTGCTCATATTTTGGAAAAAAATGTACATCGAATGATTTACCTCTGGTTTCACCACCCATATTATCTATTTCTTCACCGTTATAAGTAACCTCATTGACAATTTCATGACCGACAGATAAGTCTTGTCCCTCATCTTCGATTAGAATGTCTTTTAACGTCAATTTAATATTTTCAATGTCAAATTCGTCATCGTCACCCAATTCAATTGTACCGTCAAAAAACAATCCCTTTTCACTATTTAAACAAACTATTATATTATCTTCGGTTGGTTCAAAATACAATTCATCCAAGTCAAATGGGTCTCCATTCAACTCACCTAATTCACCTTCATATATCACTTCATCAGTATCAACATCGATTACTTCAATAACAGCACCATCTGGATGTACACCATAAGCATGTACTAAATCGTCCATTTCGTACCATTCTAAATTTTGGATACCGTTTTCACTATCATAATCCAACATATTCATGTAAGCATCATCTGATAATGTACCAGCAGTTAATTCACCCCCATAACCATAAATTTTAATTCTAATTGTTCTCATATTTTAAAATAATTAATTAATCAAAAAGTGTATCAATCCTAACTATTGAGTCATATTGATATCGGTACAAATATTTTGTTTGTAACAAATCATCTAACTCAAATAGTCTTTCAGCTTCAATATCCATATGGTCTAGAGTTGTTCTTTCTTTGTCCTTATAGAAATGTACTCGCCAAGTTTTAATTTTTTTTTCTACCATTTGTCAACGTCTGTTAAGTCCAATTCAGTTTTAGTTAAATGTGAACGCACTTTTACAGCCGTTCCAATTCCGTTTGGTGTAAATATGAAATCATACAAGCCATATTTTCCAAATATTTCTTTTATTTTCTCTTGCCATTCTTTAAGTTTGACTTCTTGTTCTTCGACTAATTTAAACTCCATTACTTTAATATTTTTGTTTCTCCTAAATATGCGGCACTTACGCCATTTTCATTTATAACACAGAATTCTGCCGATAAGACTTCCAACCTATTAATTGTTAAATTATCACAAAAAAAACCATGTTTATTAAATGGGTCATATTCAATTTTTGCTGGTAGTTTATCAATTGCCGTTGTACCCATACCAGATTTTCTCAAGTAGCCAACAATAAAGGCGTGAACATTTCTTTGTTGTTCTTTGATGGCTCTCTTTTTACCAGATTGGTTAATTAAAAATCTAGGTTTTGACAAACATAATCTTTGTGCGTGAGCAACGACCAGATTATCTTGTTTAATTGAGTACCATTTACCTTTTTTATGTAGGTTTCGATAAACTTTAATTGGCTTATCGATATCTATTGACCTATTTTTAAAGGATATGATTATATTATCATTGGCTTCTATCATAATGCAAATATACAAAATTAAATAGGTAATACAACGTTTTCTAACGCTTTTTTTGAAATGTGTGTGTATATTTCTGTAGTTTTTGATGATGAGTGCCCTGCTATCACTTGAATTGTCCGAAGGTTTGTTCCGTTCTCCAACAAATTAGTAAAACATGAATGTCTCAGGCTATGGAATGACTTATCATTATCAATATATTTTTTAAATATTCTTTGACAAGAACCTACTGAATATGCTAATGTGAGGATTGTTCTATGTTTAATATTTGTGATTGTTTCAATTTTTTGTTTTAGAACATCACCGTCAATAACACGAGGTAGTTTCTTTTCTTTTTTAGGACGTTTGAAACTTACTTTATCATATTTTTTGTTCAAACCGTACTTATATAAGAACCTGATTGCGTTGATAACTTGGTTTTGTTGTGATATAGACGTGAATTTATAATTATCAATGAAATATTGGAAATGTTTTGAATTACAATGGATTATTTGTATATCGTTTAAACTATCTAAAAATTGCTTGATATAGCATAGATATATATCACTAGTTCTTTTCGAGTAATTCAAAAATATAAACTTTTCAGTGCAAATCTTTATAATTTTTTGGTTTTTAGCCATATAACTTATTGATAATTAATTGATTATAAATTATTACATATATATACTAGTTAGGCGTAATGCTACAAACGCCTGAATCTAATCGTGTAAACTATTTGGTCAATTAGTTGCCAACCAAATGAACCGATTGAAAAACTAATCCAATCATTTGTTTTGAACCCGAAGTGCCATACTAAAAATGCCACAGAGCAAAGTATTACACTAATTGTTAATCTTTCATACCATCTAATTTGTATCATATTTTTTTGATTTAAAAGCACATACGCCTAACAATATGTATAAAATATAGGCTGTTTTAGTGCAGGTTTATACTTTTCTACTTTCTATTTAATTTTGTGTAGGTTGATAAGGCAGTAGTTCCTATCCGCCTACATTTCATACATTTAACGTTAGCACCAATTTTAGCGAACCTTATCATCACGTTTAGCCGTGAACCGTACATCACCATCTAAATAACTGATAGCATTCCAAAGGTCTTCTAAAACAATAGTGCCTAATGGTAACAAATTACCTTTACCATCTTTTAATCCCGAAAGATAGATGGCTAATGATTTTAGCGATTCTGTGCCTACTTTTACTTTTTCTTGAACTGGTTGATTTTCCATAATAAAAACTGGTGCTAACATTGGTTTTACGCAAGTGGGGGTTAGCGTTTAAACCCAGCTTACGTGCTTTTAATAATCTTTTGTGCAGGTTGAAAGTTTTGTGCTATTTAGCCCCACCTACGTAAAGCCAAATAACGTTATAAGTAATAAAATAAAAATTATCTATATCTTTCTTTCATAATGCGTTGTTCTGTTTCTAAACTTTCTTTAAACCATTTAGATAAAAAAAATCTTTCCTTATCTGTCAATGTATTTATTTCAGTTATTGTCATTTTACCAATTTTCATCAGTATAAACATTTCTTCCGATTTTTTTTGTTCTTCGTCCATATTTTTATTTTTTAATTTGTATAATTTTTATTTTACATACTTATAACAGCGTATAAAAAACATTAAAACGATTTTTTATACACAAAACGTTAGCAGAAATAAAATTGCCTACCCAACCTTTGTACACTCATCAAGGAAGCAATTATCATTCGTTTCTTCAAACCAAACTACCTTACCAATAATGTGCTGTACTGTTAAGATAGGCTTAGTTCCTTTATCAATTCTTACTTTATCACCAACGGCAATTTTACTATCTGCTAACACGGGCTTTGCATCAGCAGGGGTTTGGTTGTTTAAATTTACTTTTGTCATATTATGAAATTTTAGTTTTTCAAATCAAGTTTAGTGCTTCTAAGCCCTGCCGAACGCAAAGCCCGAAAACGTTATAAGTAATGTTTAAATTTTTATGAATTTTATATTCGTTCCTCAAAATATTCATCCGTTTCACTTCCACTATCTTCCCAAGGTGTATGATTCCCTACAAATTCATCATCAAATCCCCAATCATTAAATCCATCAAACCTTTCTTCTAATGTTGGTTCATTCATTTTTTTCAATAGGAAATCAACAAAGTTTAAGCAGTCAATAATATTCCCATAAACTTTTGTATTAGGATGAATATTGTTTCGTTGAAGTTTTTGATACATTGTTTCGTTATCAGTAACTTCATCTTCGTAAAAATTAATCCAACGATGACCATCACCGTAATCAAAGTTAACTCCAAGTCGAGATGCACTCAACAATCTTTTTGTAGTTCTATTTATCATATTAATCATTTTTTATAAGGTATAAAAATTTAAACACATACTTATAACAAAGTGTAAAAAACATTAAAACGATTTTTTACACTCAACCGTTATAAAACATTTCATTTAACAATTTTCATAACCCTCCAATGTCCCTTAATTGTTCTAACATCAAAAGTATATTCGTTATAAATTGGATGTATTGATGTAATTACCTTCCATTCTCTACCATACCAAGATAGGACATTATATTTCTTAATGATTCGTATGATTTCACTTTCAATAATATCTTTCCATTCTGTAAATGACTCAAAAATAATCGAATCAATTAAATTATTAATTTCGGTTTGGAGTAAATCCCATCTTTGTTTTACTCTTTCTTTTTTTTTACTCATATTATTTTAATTTATGAAACGTTTTATAACAAATATTATAAGTAATTACACGAGTAATGATTTGTAATGTGTAAAAAATTCATACCCATCATTAAAGTCGTTATCCCCACCAACAACTTTACAATAAATTGTGTCATCTTCTGTGAAATAATATAATACATTTAATACGTGCGCTCCAATTTGAACAACACCTTTCTTTCCATTTGTTTCAAAATAAGTTTCCATAATGAATTTTTTAATTGTTTGTAACTACTTATAACAAGGTGTATATGTAATTTCCTTGTCTTTCTATTATACGTATTTGGTTAGGTAAATGCTCTCATATCTTTTTATTTTAACTAATTTATAACAACAAATATAAGAAATAAATTTTGAAATAAAAAATTTACTTCCCATATTTGCAACCGTTAGCGACAATTTAACCACTTCGCTAACAACTCTGCTTGTTTATCACTAATTTCAAACTCTACAGTACTATTTTGAGTTTTCACCGTAAATTTTACTCCGTTATCATTTTTCACTCCATCAACAACAGTTTCTACACTTCTAATTTTAAAACTGTCGCTTTTTTAATTACAAAAAAACATTATCCGTTTTTTCAAAAAACCACAATCTGGCTTTGGTTGATAATGCTGAACTAATGTCCTTTGGTTCAAAACCGTTGCCAGTTATTGTATCAAGTTCTTCTTTAACAACATCTTCAAATATCCAACGAAGATAATTACCAGTACTCTTTCGTGATATATCCATATGGTTTTCCCTAAGATAATCAAGCCCTTGATTTAACCTTGATTCAGTCAAAAAATTATCAACCAGTGAATCTATATTGCTAACTCGTTCAATGTCAATTGGTACTTTGGTTTTGGTCTTACTGCTTTGGTGTTTCTCACCTTTAGATTTAAACCAAAACCTAGAATCACCCCAACCTTCAGTAACACAAACAAATACCAAACCCTCACCAGTACCAGATACCCCAAAAGATTTACCAACTGGGCATTCATTCTCAACACTATCAACGTAGTCAGAAATCAGTTCAGCCGATTCACTAACATTATTAAAATCAATGTCAATAACGAAAGTTGGGTAATCTAAAATGTTATATATCTTTTGCTCAGGAATTTTAATATTTTTTAATTCAGAGTCTTTCATCCATAAACCATCAATCTTAATCGCAAAAATAACAAACATTTTTTCAAGCTCGTTCAGGGCAACACCTTTTTGAATATTACCGCCACACCATTCACCATAGACTTGAATAATCTTATAATCAGAAACGCTACCGTTCCGTTTAATTAAATCGAATATTTTATTAACATCGATGGTTGTAACAAATGTAGCAAACCCAGCATTATCTTTTAATGGCGTTATTATATTTGTTCTGGATTGAACTTGAGTTTTGATGTTACCATGCTCATTTTTCAATCGAATTATTGACGCATTCGTACCATGTAATTTGATACTGCCACGAAATTTTAACGTTGGTAGAATGCCTTCAGTCTCATCATATATTGGTTCACCACTCTCAGTTGTACCTCTAAATCTAATACGATGATTAACCTCCTTAATTACAGTTCTGAGCTGTTCAATTGAAGGGAATTTATAAACTTTTTCAGTCATCATGATTAATCTTTTTAGTTGTACAAAAGTTCTATCAAGATTTTAAGGTCTTCATCTCTGTCAGATTCTTTTTTATATATGAAAGAATCATATACATTATCTGTCTTGCTAATAACCATCTCTATCGAATACCCACCAACTTTACCCTTATATGGTCGCTCTTCGAGATTAATTTCTTTTGATTCCATTACGAAATTATTCAATGCCTGATTTTTAAACTGACTATTCATAGTTTTTTTTAATGAAACAAATATACAAATAAATTTTTAAACTGGCAAAAACCATTCAGGTGTTTCGCGATTTTTCCAATCACAAAAGGATTTTTTGTGAATTCGATAATATTCACGATATGAAGAAACTGCATCACCAATTTTGCATTCGTCTGGCATAGCCAAAGCAAATGGCGTGATATTACCATATTCAGGTAACTCAGGTAAATTAATCATGCACCATTCAAGAATGTCTTGGCTTTTGTGTCTTTTACCATATCGATATGTGTACTCTTTACAAAGAGCAAGTCCTAAATCACAAAGCCAAACATAATTTTCAATACAGGTTCTTGCCCATATACTACATGGATGATTCTTATGCGATAAACCATATGGTGCCGCACCGCCAGTCATCCAATGGACACCACACAAAATTTGGCTTGTTTCCAATATCATTTTTACGCAATGTTTGTCATTGTGATATTGCGCACATTTGGTTGTATCCAAATCCAATACAAAAATATTCATGCTTATTTTTTTTTAGTTAGTTAAACAAAAATAAGAATAATATTTTAAACAACCAAATTATTTTCCCAATATTTTGTCTCTGCTCCAGTTAACCCCACGTTCAAAGATTGCCGATTCTTTTAGATTTAACCCGCCAAATATTTGAGCCATTGAAACTTCCTTATCTGTTGGTAATTTGGCTTTTTCTGTTAATAGAACAATAATTTCGTCAGCAATGGTGTTTGCTAAATTATCATCTTGAATGTGATTTGTTAATATTGAAAGTAGTTCGTTTTTCATAATCAATTATTTTTTTCCGTACATTGCACTGTCTAAGTGCTTATTAAATGTTTTTGCCAAAGCAATTATTTCCCTAAGTTTAACACTATCAACTTCAGTACCGTCACGTTGCGCTTTAATTAAAAAACGGTTAACTCTAGCCCAAGCATTCTTAATATCATTAAGCGCCAACATCGCTGAATGTAATTCGGTCTTAACCCCATTGTTTTCAGCAATCAATGACTCGATTTTCGTCTTGCCAAACCACTTAGATTGTCTTTTTGCTTTAGCTTTTGGTTTGGTGTTATCATTGTCGATTGACAAATTATTATATGCATTTAATAAGTAATCATCGTTAAGAATTATTAAATCAAATACTTGATTAATAGATTGTAAAATATTTTCTGGTAAGGTCTTTGACCCAATCATGGACTTAACCATTACCAAATCATGTGACTTTGTAAATGAATTTTTTAATAATTCATTAGATTCGATAATAAATAAAACTTTATTTAAATCAAACTCAACGATATTTTCTTTTACTGAATCCATAGTTCACGTTTTAAAGTTATGATACAAATATAAGAAAAAAAAATCGATATTAACCAATTCCCAATATAGAGCGTATCTTAGCCAATTCTTCAATACTAAAAAGATATTGACCACCCTCGTCATTAGTTTCTTTATTTAATTTTTTTCTAAACAAAGAACGTTCAGTCGCTTGTTCACTAGGTGATAGATTATCGTAATTTGGGTTTAAAATTCTAATAACACCAGCTTGAGATGGGGCTGTTGGTTTCTTTTCTTTATTTAAATCGTTTTGAACATCAGTATACCATTTACTGAATTTTTTAGTGTCCTTCTCACCGATATCTTTTTTTTCATCTTCACCTATTAAATCCCTTATTGGCGTTTTAAGGTTCTTTTTTAAAGATTCGTAAAGGTGACTGATTTCAACGTCACAATTAACATTAATAGGTCGTAACCCCTCTTTTAAAATTTGAGCAATAAACTTCTTATCTTCCATAATAATATACCTTTACATATAAATATGTTGAGTTCTTAGTTATTGCTCATTATTTTGGCTAATGTTTCATCATCTAGATTTTTTGAGTTTAAATTAATATAAACATCCCCGTACCAACAGAATATTGTATCGCCAAAATATTTGTTTTTAAAGACTTTGCTAACAACTAATTCATCGATATTCACATTTGCCAATATCGGATATGACTCGTTTGGGAATGTTATTAAAATAGTTTTTCGCATAAGATTAACAAATTAATTCTTTAGATGTAATAGCTTTTAATTTTTTCAACACACCTTTCTCAATCTGTCTGATTCTCTCCCTTGTTAATGACATATCATCACACTCACTCACCTCTTTAAGTGTCATAGGTATGTTACCATCAAGACCATACCGTCTAACAATAATCGTCTTTTCGATTGGTTTCATGTTTTCCAATAAACCCATCAAATAATCACCATTATCCGAATTATCCAAATAATCTTCTGGTGTCAATTCATCCGAATCAAATAATATATCATGATAAGTCGAGCTATCTTCATCATTACTAATTGGTGAATCCATGGAAGTGAAGCCAAGTTCAACCAAATCAATCATTATTTTTAGATTTTCAATTTCCTTATCTGTTGATGCGGACTCAATTAGGTCATATACCGTTACAGGTCTACCCAATTCCTGTTCCAAATCAGATAGTTGTCGTTTGACATTTCTAATATTATCAACCTTATTGATTGGTAATCTTACTGTTCTTGAATTATTAGATATGAATTGTCGTATATTACGAACAATCCAATATACCGCATAAGTAAAAAACTTATTACCCATCGTAGGGTCAAATTTTTCAGCAGCCTCAATCAAACCAATATTACCCTCATTAATCAAATCCTCAATGTAAACACCTTCGGTCATATATGATTTAGCCACAGTTATAACAAATCGTAGATTTCTACGTATTAACTCATTTTTAGCATCTACATCACCAGCATATGCTTTATATGCACATTCAGCTTCAGCATCAGCACTTTCGAAAAGTTTAATGTTATATATATCTGAAAGATATTGTTTAAGTACACCATCACGATTAGTGATGCGTTTTTCTGTTGTATACAGGTTCGCCATATTAATTACGTTAATTGATTTTTAAATTATAAAACTAAGTTTGATTATGCAAATATACAAAAAATAAGCCCGAAAAGCAAGCCAATTACGAAGGTTTTTATCGAAAACTTCTTCTTGTCTTTAAACTCACCAGAAACTAATAACGCTCCCCAGATTCTTTTGCTGGCACTCCCAATGAGTACTTTGTTAATATCACCATGAGCGTCAATAGTTTGCCGCAACGCCCCATTGATTTTTTTTAACTCTAATTGTCGTACTCTTTTAAGTTTATCAATCGTATCTAAATTATCCTTTTCATATTCATCAACAAAGGACAATATATCAGCTATATTTTTTGTATCTCCAGAAAGTAATTCAGTCAATGAATCTTGTAACTTTGACCTTCTGGATTTAAAACGCTTCACCATATCAATAAATATGGTGAACTTATTGTTAACGTTTTAAGTTATGGAAGGTTTCCAAGAATATTTCTTTTGATTGTTTTTGTGTCCAACAATCAAAATTATCATTACCCAACATGACGCCATTGAACTCAATATTTAACATCTTTGAATCAACCTCTTTGACCGAGTTATTCAATGGGTACTCAAAACCATATTTTTCACTTATGGTTTTCATTAACCTATCCTCCATAACCTTATATTCTGGTAATAGATTCTTCAATGGTGTTGGTATATCCATAAGATACGCCTCAGAAGCATCGTGCAACAAAGCTTCCAACGCATATTTAGGTTCAATAATCTGAGAACATAAAACCGAATGTTGTGCAATACTGTAGAATCTTGGTAGATGACCGCCAAATCTACATTGCATACTCAATGAATGTGCAATATCCTCAATATCAATCATATCGACATCAGTATCGATGAAATTGAAATATTTCCCAGATGATGTCCTAATTGAATTAGGTACTAATAATAGTTTGTTCATTATTTATTTTTTGGTTTAATTACTACTATATATTTATTACCTTCAAAATTAGGTACATTTTCAGCAATACCATACTCTTCAACCTGAACGAGCAAATCCAATAGTATTTTTTGACCCTGTTCTTGATAATTCATTTCCCGACCCTTAAAGGTTACATAGGCTTTAACTTTATGACCTTTTTCGAGAAACTTTATGACATGATTTAACTTAAATTTAAGGTCATTCTCATCAGTATTTGGTGTATACCGCATTTCCTTTATAGGTTTAGGTTTACTCTTTGGTTTATTCTTTTCCTTATTATATTGGAATTTGCTGTAATCCATAATCTTACAGATAACGGGTTTTGTACTATCACTCATAAGTACAAGGTCCATACCCATATCTTCAGCTAATTGCATTGCCGATTCAATTGTCATTATACCATCTTTAGTACTATCAACATTGTCACCGACCAACCTAACGGTTTTAAATTTAATTTCTTCGTTTATCTTATTAGACATTATTTGATTTTTTTGTTCGATACAAATTTAAGAAAAAAATATTAACTGACAAAATTATTTTAGCGTTGTATATTCCAAACCATTGTCTGTCTGAAATAATACGATGTGTTGAAACTTTCCCAACCTATTAACAATACCATGAGCTTGTACCCATGTTGACGCTCCGCGCACATATCTTAAATTCAAATATGTGCTTGTACCAACACTTACAGCACCACCAACCCTACCAATAGTGTGTGAATGTCCAGTAACAGTCTTTGTAGCCAATTTACTGAATTGATTTATACTACCTCTGCTACCAGAAGCACCCAAATGACCATGATTTGACATCAAATAACCTTTAACTGAAATATTATCGTCATAACCTAAACATTTCATTTTAGGGTAATTTAAATTGATGATGTATGGTACGATACCATTTTTAGCTTTACCATTCAACTTAGCCAATGAATACTCCATATATGGAATCGCATTTTTAAATGTATTCATTTTACGCCAATCAGTTTCGTTGAGGAATTTATCAATATGTTCATCATGATTAGAACGAACAATATATGTATCAAAAGGTTCCAATGGTTTTAACCATTCAATCATTTCATTAATCTCTTCAGATAAATCATTTCTACCAGAAGCTTCAAGTTCATGCTGTAAAAACGGGTCTTTAAGATTATGGTGTGAAATACTTTCACTATCTATTATATCATGAATAAAAACCTTCTTAGGTGGTAGTTTTTTAAAAATGTCATTAAACGTTATATTTGTAACATTAGGGTCACAATTTCTAACATGAATGTCACCCAAAGCTATTGCCTCAACACCACTTTCCGCTGATACCACACCGTCTTTAACTCCATAAAACAAATCAATGAATTCACCAGTTCTATCATTTGCTGAAACTTGTCTAAAAAAGAAAGTGTTATCATCCTTTATTTCAACAATGGCAAAACCATATGTGTGATGAAATTCACCCTTCTTACCAGCTTTTGAATCAGTATAGTTTGGTTTCGTTACAGCACCAGTTGTAAACATTATTTTTGGTTTGGTCGTATCCATTACTGGAACAGTTTTTAGTTCCAATCTCGGATGTCCAACAACACAAGAATGGTCACCTGTCATACCCTCAAGCCCTTGAAGTGGTTGTGAAGCTGTGGGTTGAATCTTAACATCTGATAATACCGAAACCCTATTATTTAAATCGTGTCGATTTAACGTTAAATATTTAGTTATTGATGAATCCCACCAATCATCAGCCTCTTGATTAATTGTGAATACGCTGGTCGGATTCTTATATCTAAACGGTATAACTAAAATTTCAGCATCTAAAAATTCAGCATACGATTCCATATTGGTTAAGAATTGTCTATGAACCTTTGTAGCGTTTTGTGCCGAAGTAATTAGAAATATCTTTTTTGATTGGTCATGTTCACGCTTTTTGGCCATCGAAAGTACTTCAGGTTCAACAACCGTTGGTGTTTTGGATAAACCTAATTTAATTAACCATTTTCTAGTGGTTCTTTCACTTATACCAGCAAAAGTCTTAATCTTATCAATTCTATCATCCCACGACATGTCTTTATTGAGAAAAATGTCTTTGATGTTATCGATATCATTATCTGTTAAGTCTTTAAATTTCATGCAATTTTTTTTCCTTATTTGTTATTTTGAATACGGCTTAAACTAATTCCGTAATCGTTTGCAAGTATCGCTTTACCAATTTCTGACGCAACACTTATTGTCCTTAATTTATTATGCTTTACCACATTCAATGAATTTGAACCCATCACATACGTTAATGAAGATTTTTCAATTCTATCAACGGCATTACCACTTAAAATCAAATGAGTTGTCACAGCGGATACGCTTTTCGCGCCCAATTCAATCATTTTGTCAGCGTTGGCACATAAGGTTCCAGCCGTATCACACATATCATCCAATAAGATTACATTTTTATCCTTAACATCACCAATTATTATAACCTCATCAACTTTATTGTCCTCAACTCTGTTCTTATGCGCGAATACAAATGGTAAATTAACACCGTATTTATCCCTAATGCGATTCTGCATTTTAACAACACGTTTACCACCACCAGCATCAGTAGCAGCCAATACAACATCACCTAATCTGGCGTGTTCATTATGAATGAATTCAGTAAACAAATATTGACCCTTGATGTTTGTAACTGGAATATCAAAAAAACCTTCAATCTGGTCGGCATGTAACTCCATCGTAATTATACCTGTTGCACCCAACATCTCTAATTTCTTAGCCAATACCTTAGCACCAATTGAACCTCTGTGTTGGTCTCTTTTATCTTGACGTGAGTATGGAAAATACGGTAATATCGGTATAATCTCATGCGCTGATGCTCGTCTTGCAGCATCAATGGCAAACTCCAACTTAATTATTTCATCAGAATTAATCGGTGTTGTTAATAGATAAACCTTTTTACCTCGTATTGACTTATTAAAATCAACGTTCAATTCCCCATCAGAGAATTTTCTATTGGTCATTTCACCAACAGAAATCGGTTCTGTGAAACCATTACCAGTAAAGTCAACAATTTCTCTCAATAGGTCAAGCCTACCATCGACAGAGAATATAATAGAATTAGTCTTTTCCATGTATTTTTTTAACAGTATATTTCCAACCAGAGTCCGAATTGACTTCGAATAATTGAGCCATCTTATTGGCTGATTCATAATCATCGAACTCCATCACTTCACTTAAACCATCCAATAAGATAATTGGTACTGTAACGCCAAATTGATTCTTAGTGTTCTTGATAATAATATAACTTTCCTTCATCCTACAAATTAACAAATTATTTTAATAGTTTACAACTGTTACCTTAATATTTTTTTCGCTGGCTAAATTAATCATATGGTTTGTTCCCTTTGATTTTTCATCCCAGAACGCTATCAGTGCATCAGCATAATCAGCCATTTCAGCATTCCGCTTATAACCTGCACTTTTACCGAATTTATCCCATTGTGCCGCAAACTCTTTAACTGGGTATCCTCGTTCCTTAGCATATCTAAGACCTAACGAATCCGCACCTTTGGCTAAACCAGAGACAATCTCAATCTCTGATTGTTGCGATAACATATGGTCACAGGTTTTGCAGAGTAATTCGTAATTATCGAAATCTCTACCACCAGCAATAATAACTTTAAACATTACTTCGGACTATAAGGTTTCCAACCTAATCTATCGTGATACTTTCTCTTATAGTGTCCAGTTTCAAAAGTACCTAAAGATAATACAATCTCCAGAGCATTAGGTAACTCTTTGAATAACTCAAAGTATTCTTCTTCCTTAGCTTCACTCAATGGTTTATATTCGCCCATTGGGTCAAAATCTTCTGGCTTACCGTTTAAAATTATATCGATATCCTCATAAAGATTACTACCACCAAACGGTGAATTAAAACCATATTCATCCGTTACAGTAATATTATAATCCCTATCCATTCTAAACCTCAAAGCTTTCATAAGCTTTATATGCTCATCCTTCAATTCAAATTTTATTACACTCATATTAATCGTTTTTTTAAAAAATTATTTAATTCAGTCCAATCAGTTTCAGCATCAAAACCAGCTTTATCATCCATCAGGACATTATAATATGGTTTCTTATCATAACAACCATAACCATTTAGATTGGTCGTTACTTCAGAATTTTCGTTTATATAGTCCCATTTAATTCCCAAACCATCAAAAAACCTAATGTATTCATCAATCTCATGTGGATGACTACAGGTATACATTATTATTTTAACATCCTTAGCTTCTTGAAGCATTTTAAGCCCCTCTAACGCACCATCATACATTTCTGTTGGTATGTTACCATATTGGTAGTTTGGTTTAATTAACGTTGAATGTAGGTCAATAAACACATAAATATATGGCCATTGTTTGCGTTCCATTTCTTTGAACGCATTAATAAATGCTTTAACGACTGCTATCATAATTTCTCTTCTATTACCTTTTTAATAACATCACCATGACAATCTTTTGGCTTGCAAAAACAAACCAAATTAACATCACCAAGTTTAGCCATTTTGTGAATCTTATTCAATTCTTGACAAATATAGTTATTTTTATTTGAAATTGCAAGCCTTAAATAATTTTCGTAACTTTCGATAGCTTCTTCACGAGAAGCGCATTGAAATTCAGCCTTTGTCGCTTCAAGTTTTTTAGAACCTGTGAATGGATTACCTAAAGGTGAACCTCTACCAATGTATACATCGTTATCAGTCGGTTGATGTTTGTACTTGTTAACTACATTAATCATTATGGTTTTTTGTTACCTTTGATTCAAGTTCATCGTTAATCTTTTTAGACATTGAACGAAGAGCTTCTGCTATGTCATTATCCGACATATGTTCAATTAAATGTTCAGCCTTAACTTCTTTAATTAGGTCTTTGTATTGTTGGACTAACCGATTATCACTCATGACAGTTCAAACTCACTAACAACTAATTTAGCGTTTTCACGCACTTGTTCAAAAGTATAATTTTTAAGTATTTTACCATTTTCGAAAACTGGCACCAATTCATCGGTGGCTTCTTCAAAACCCTCATCATTTGATGTTAGGGTATAGTAAGAACCGTCTTGGTCTTTAACCAACTTCAATTGTCCAGACTTAGATTTCTTAAACGATTGTACTTCGTTGAAGTTTTCGTCAATCTCGATAGGACTTTTTGCAACATCAATTTCCTTACCATCAATAATACTAAAACAACATTTCGTGGCGAAATTTTGAGTATCTCGGTCTATACCAGCTTGCAGCAGTTTACCACCCATCCCAAATACAATATTTTCCGCTGAAATTTTCCTTTCTTTCATCATTTCATATACACCAGCAATGCTATCAATATTAACACCATCCCCTTGAATTATTCGCACTTGTGGTGGTAACACCTTAAATCCTTTACTGTTTGTTGTATATCCGAAAGTTTCAAATAACGAATCGAACACCATAATCAATGTGTTAATTACATGACCACTATCAGGTCTTATAACCAATTGATTAGCTGGTTCATTTGGTCTACTCAAAATTTCAGCTTTTAGCTCTTTACCCCATAGATTCTTAACAGCATTCATAATACCAAAGGTATCAGAGACACAAGCAACAATACCAGTTGGGTATTTTTCTAACACTCTTCGCATCATATCGACTTCACCTTCTTTACCAAGCAACGTCATAATAGAATGCTCTGTGGCTGGAACTGATTGCCCATAAACAGTATCCGTATCATAATACTCGCATATTAATCTAGATGCTGCCGTAGTATCTGAACCCCTAAAGTTAACAAGGTGTGCGGACCCACCAATTTCTGCTGACTGTACGCTTGAAACACCTCTAAAACCAAAGTCATTCAGTACATATTCCATTAAGAATTCTTTGGTTTCGGAATCAAAATCCGTTGTTTCATCCCAAGCATTATTAACAATCTTTTTAACTTCCCTTGATAAAGTTGCGACTGTAATTGGATACCAAACCTGCAAAATCAAAGTCTCCAAGAAATTTGTTAACCATGAACATTTTGGGTCAGTATTCTCAATATATAAAAGCACATTCTTAACCCCAACAACTGAACCTTCGGGAACTGCCTTTATTTTAATTGGTAATCTACCACCATGATGTTCAACAATATAATCAAATTTGGTTCTATCAAAAACATCTTCTCTACCAAACACACCATGTACAGTACCCAAATAATCATAAGCCTCATCGACATCTTCTCTTGTTATCGCAACACCCTCAAGATATTGTTTCATAAACCATTGGAGTCCGTAGAATACCGTTTCATTGAATTTACCACCCCTTGATTCCAGATATGAACCCATTTTTGTCATACCATCTGGATAAAACTTATGGTGTGAATATTTATAAGCATCACCCAATAATACTAAATTATGTGGTTTATCTAAATATTTCTGTAACATGTCATTAAGTTCCAACATGTCACCATAATTACCTGATTTTAACGCTTGTTTAAGCTGTCTTTTAATTTCTCTTTTTAAACTCATAATGTATTTTTTTTTAATTGTGAAATCTAGTTGATGTGAAAAACGCATCCAAAAATTTAATATGTTCTGGTACAATTATATCTCTACGATAATCATAAGTTAATTCATCGGTTGTGAACCATTTAACAGCATGAATATCGTCATTTGGTTTTGGTGTGCCGAATACATATTTGCATTTGAATACCGTGGTCATAATTCCATCCTCACACCCATTATATCTCCAATCGTCAACTTGACCACTGGTGACATATTCCATGTTACCAACTTCAATTTGACCAACCTCTTCAAACAATTCCCTTTTAGCCGCAGCTTCCCAATTACTATCTGTTCGGTCAACAAAACCACCCACCATTCGCCATTTGGTTTCGTTTGGTTTTTGCGCCAATAAGATTTTACCACCGCCTTCGGGGTTAATTTGATATGGTATAATGTCAACTGTAGGGTAAGTCACTGGATATCTATCATAAGTGGCATGAATCACGCCAGCCCTCCAATCCTCAGAAGCCCCAATCTCTTCAGAAATTAATTTCCTTGCTTGAGTACCTGAGTAAAATATATCAGTAATTAATTCTGTGGTGTCAAATCTACCAGAATAATGACTTATAAATGAGTCTCTTGAACCATAAAGAAGGAACTTTTGATTACCGTATGGTTGTGTAACTAGATTGTCAAGTTGCTTACTCCAATCGGAATCACTTCGCATATCCTGTAATGGCAGTATTACAATATTAGGATATTCTTCTTGAATCATCAACTTCCTTGCAGCAAACGGTAATGGATTGCTTTTTGAACCAGATTTTCTAGGTACACCAAGAAAGATAACCACTTTTTTATGATGACTAACAACCTTATCAATTAAGGCTCTATGACCGTCATGAAGCTTCGCAACTTGAAATCTACCAACTAAAACGCCACAGGTATATTCTTCTGGATTGACTACAGTTTTTATTTGCATATTTTTATTTTTTTTTACAAATATAGTAATTTTTTCTTTAACTCACAAGGGCAAACCATCATCATTGTGATTTTGAACAAATCCAATTCTTTTTGCTCGATTAACCTGACTCGAATAGAATCCCTTATATGAAGACCTAATTAAACCTAATGTATGTGCCATTGTCCACTCTTCACCATCCTCTTCAGCATCCAAATACATTTCATTTAGGTTGTTAGCTAAATTAGCTATAAATGCACCAGTTATCTTAGCCTTTTTACCATCAATATTACCTGTAAGAGCATCAAAAACTTCTTTTACTTGCCATCTTTCATTCAAATGTATCTTGCAGACCTTTATAACCGCTTCATCGGAAAGATAATCAAAATCAATTATGGCATTAAATCTACCTGGTCTCTCAGCCGCCTCATCAACTAATGACTTGTCATTTGTTGAGGCAAGAATACTTATCTGTCGTTTCTTTACACCATCAAAGAAGTTTAGAAATTCACCAAGTACGTTGGTGTAATTGCCCTTTTGTCGTGAACCAATGAATAAATCAATGTCATCCATGATAATCGTACCATTATCAAAAATTTCACAAGACGTCAATATGGTTCTAAGGTCATCGATATTATTGAATCTTGGTATAACAAAGGTCACTTGAGGTGTCAATTCTGATATTACCTTTCTAATCAATTCAGTTTTACCAGTACCTGGCACACCATTTAATAGAATCCGCATGTTACGACCACGTTTTAGTCGTTTAATAAAATGCTTCATAAAGGTTTCTTGGGCTTCACTTAAAATCAATTCGTTAACGACATCTTTAACCTCTACAATCTTTACACCCTCAAACATGCCGTTGCGAATTTCAACCTCCAAACACTTACCCTTGAATCTTGAATTATTAAAGGCGACTTTCTTTATATTCTCAACCATATCTTCCAATTTGTTAATTGGTATGGTTTTTTTACATGTAAATGAAATTTCAGTTATATATCGGTCATTTCGGTCGAAATAAGCGCCTGTTTGAAAATACATCTGGTTATCTGGTTCGGAATCAAGCTTAACTTGAAACCACCAGCCTCTACTATTATCAAAAGTTCCGTTCATGAAGAATTTTTTATTATAAAGCCCACCATAAGCTTCAACCGTTACCCCGTTATTTGGCCCATTCTTATATGTGTCAAAAAGGTATTGATTAATAATGCCCAACTCAACTGGACTTATAACCCTCTCCATAAAATTATCCAAATCATATATCATATCAGGATAATCTTCAGGATATTCATCAAATTCATCCAACTCGTAATTTTCAATTTCACTTTTAATTCCGTCTAACCGTTTCAATAAAATGGCAGCACCTTCCACGCTTAATTCATTTTCTTTTTCTAAACTCATCACATTAAACTTTTAATAATTAAACTTAATTCCTTACCGTCATATTGACCAGCATAATTCACTTTAAAATAATTCATTATTGCACCAATGTTTACGTTACCAGCACTTTCTTCAGATAACACAAATTCCTTTACTATTTCAATCAACTCAAAATTTGATAATTGTTTGGGTAGATATCCTTCCAAAACCGTAATTTCAAACTCATCATTAGTGGTCTCTTTAACGCCTTGAATCGATTTCTTAACCAATGCAACAATATCATTATCTGATAATTCAACCTTACCCTTAGATGTTTGTTCATTACGTTCAATCTCACCTTTCAATACTCGAAGTACCCCCAACTTTTGAGATTCTTTGTTTTTCATGGCATTTTTTATATCACCATTAATTTTATTTTTTAATGTCATTTTAATATATTTTTTTTCTTTTTTGTGAATAATAATAGAACGATAACGCAAATAATAATAAAGAAATTAAGAATGGTAGTGCTGAAACTAAAGTTATCAAACAAAATATGCCAGTAATAAACATCGGCAACATATGTATATTAAACTTAAAATTAGACAACTTCCTTTCTTTTAAAAAATGGTTTAGATATTTTCCCACACCCACATGTCACGATAAAAAAATCACCATAAGTATTCCCACCAATCCATTGATTATCACCTTTAAAATTATTTCTCTCCGCACAACTTAATACTTCTTTTGGGAAATTATTAACAATGGTTCTTAAACCACAATTTTTGTCATTATTAACATTAACTGACTCATCGAAATTAGTTGTCATGGCATCAAATTTAAGCGTTGAACCATCTTATCACCAAGAAAAGACTCCAATTCTCTGGTTGATGTAAAGTACTTAAATAGCTTTGTTAATAGCTTTACCCTATATTCATCATCCAAAGTCTTAATAGATTCACCTTTAAAACCCTCTTCAAAACCATATTCAGCAAATAAATTACGTAAGTTACTTTCAGACATATAATCTAAATAATCAGTGACATCCGAATATGACATATTATCACGAATATAGTCATACTCAATAAAGTCTTCTTCTGAGAAATGATATGAATCTTGAATCACATCATGTAAATCCCAATATTGTTTATGTGTGAAATCTGACGTGTTTCTAATATCTCTTAACTTAGCGATTGTTTCATCAATCTCTTCCTGTGAATAAAATTTTTCTTCTTTCATATCAATTATTATTTAAGTGCATCAATTAATTCTTCAATTTCTAAGGTTGCTTCACGTATTTTTTGCCACTCATCAAATAAATCACCGCTATTATTATGTGTTTCGTTATAGAGTATTTCGTCAACCTCACAAAGATTTTCGTTTATATTAGTTAGTTTTTCAACTAAAATTTTCACAAAAAACTCTCTTGTTATTTCTATTTTATCTGACATTATTTATTAATTTTTACGATTGGAATTGGTGAACCATCAGCATCGATTCTAACAAACGTAATATTTGTTTTGCAAACCAATGATTCTTTATCATTATGGGGATTGTAAACCCTAGCTTCAATTGCCACCGTTATTGACGTGTTACCTAATTTAACTGTATCACCATATATCTTAACCATTCTACCTAACTTCACTGGTTTGATGAATTCAACCTTATCCATCGCAACAGTTACCATGTTAGTGGAACATGCCTCTTCAGATGCATATACAGCACCAGCCTCATCTATCCATGACAAAATTGTACCACCGAATAGATTTCCATGAACACCCAAATTAAAATTCTTAACAACATGCGTTGCTATTAATTTCATAGTTTCACCCTTTTGTCTTGTTTTTTCAACCATGATACAAATGTAGCAATTTTTTTGCTTAGTTGCAACAATTCTTTCGAATAATATTCTCTAGCTAAAGTGATGTGGTCAAAAAACTTGTGAATCGCCCTATGACAATCATCACAAACAAATATACCAGAATTATGCATAACTTCTTTGCTATGCATTTTTTTCACCGATTTTCTGGAATGTACTTTCTTGGGAATCAAGTGATGAAAGGTTAGTTCCCTTTCCCTATCACAAAGTTCACAATTATTTATCGGCATTTGGGTCGAGATTTAAGTGTTTGATTACAGCATCAATCAAGATTTCTTTCTTATGAAAACCATTCAAATCTGATAACCTAATCAACTGAGCCAAACCTTCGGTTAAAGTCTTAATATCCTCAAATAATTGTGCCTTGCGCTCATTAACATCCTCTGATAAAACAAAATCCTCCGTCTTACCAACAATCAATGGTTTATCCTTTCTATCCGTATCAATATCTACTACTACTATATTTTTCATGTCACAAATATATAAATCAAATTTGAATAATACAACTATTTTTTCAAATCAGATTCGATTAAGCCTCTGATATAATCCGATAATGTTAAATCGTTATTCATTAAATGAACGGCAATCGAAGTATACATATCAGCATCGACCCTAACTTGAAGTGTTTTGTCTTTTGTTGACTTATTAACTTGTTTAACTTTAGTACCCCCATATGTTGGCGATAGATTATTAAATTCCGCGTCAAAAGCGTCCTCACCTATACTTTTAATCCTATCTTTACGCCACTTAGAATCAAAAAATTCAATCTCAGACCAATGTATGGTCTTTAATTTAAAAACCCCCAGATATTCTGGTGTTTTACCACATATTATCACTCTGGATTCTGGAACGTTTGAAATTAAACCGATAATATCATGATAATGTTTATCAGCACCCTTAATGAATTCAAAATTGTCAAAAATAATACCATAAAGAGAGTCTCTTTTGACACCAACATCAGAATATAATCTTAACGAATTACCATTAACAATAATTTCCGATAACTTATCCGTGGTTACAAAATCGCCATAAACCTGTTCACCATAATATTTTTTGAGCTTTTCGCTTATACCTTTAAAAAAAAATTTAGACGCAATCATATTTGGATGTGCAATATATAGTACATTACGACTTGAATTATTGTTAACCAAAAAATTAACACAATAGTTACTCAATATATTCGTAGCACCAACATGCCTACTACTAACTATCTGAACAAAACGATGAGCTTCCAAAATGTCATAAACATCATTATGCGCTTCATAAACTTTATTTGACTTATCAATAAAACCAACACCATTAACCTTTTTTGCGAATTCTTTTAACTTCATAATCTTTATTTTTGTAATACAGTGTAATACAAAACGATTAAAAGTAAATTATGTTGCAAAAAAAAAAGATTGGATTTTCCAATCTTTTTTGTTATGTTCTTTTGGTGGTTTTTTTTTCTTTCCTATATTTTTTTCTATTACTGGATTTACTACCACCACCTCTACATTCTCTATCAGCGGCTTTGGTTGCCACTTGAACCATGTATTTAGTATTGTCGTCTTCCCAATCAAGTTTAATATTCGCTTTCAAACCCATTGATTCAGCCCAACCTTTGGTTGCCGCAACAAGCATGTTGCTTTTTGCATTAGGTTTAACATTATAATCCAAATCTATTGTTATATCACATAAAGGGAATTCTTTTTGAAACCATTCAGCAATTTCCATGGTATATTCGGTTTCCTTATATAACCTTGAAAATGTATCCCTTAATCTTGCGATGTTTTCTTTGGTATATATATAATGAACACCATAACCATTAAATTCAAATTCACCTTTTTTAACCTCAACGTCATTACCGTACCAATAACAAATACAGGTCGCGTAAGTTGATTTACTGCCCTTGTCCTGTGAGTCTGTACCGATGAAAATTTTAACTTTGTTACCAATAGCTTTTTGACCAGCTAAAATGTCCTTTGTGTGTTGAATAACGTCAACAATTTCACCTTGCTTTGTTTTAAAAACTCTTTCCATTTTAATTTAACATTTACCGTTATTAATAATTATTCGTTTGTAACGGCAACCATTAAATTAATTTTAGCTTGCCGCTACATGATGGTCAATTTCCTTCGAGACTCTTTGACTGAGAATACCATCAATCTCATCAAAAGTGAATGGTCTATATTCGCCTAATATTCTGGCAGCACTATCAATACCAACGTCCATGCTTTTCCCCCATTGTTCATATTCCAATGAGTCATGTGAGTGTCCATAAAGGTGGTATGAACCGTGATGTGACTTATTCCAGACTCTCATGGCATAATGACACATTACAATCATATTACGTTTACCATTGTATTCATACTTTAACTCGTAGTAATCCTTAATCCATTCAAATCTATCACGATTTTCTTTGCTGGACATAACGCTCTTCTCATGGTTACCTTTAATCAGATATAACCTACCGTTAAGTCTGTTAAGAATCTTATTGGTTTCTTCTTGATTTGTCAAACTGACATCACCAAGAATATATACCTCATCATTCGGCTTAATAAGATTATTCCAGTTTTTGATTATGGTTTCATTCATATTATCAACAGACTCAAATGGTCTATTAGCGTATTTAATAATATTTTTGTGCCCGAAATGCGGGTCTGAAATAAAATAAGTATTTTTCATTTGTTTGTTGTTTAATTATTTATTATTGTTTTTGATTTCTTCTAAATCCTTTTCAAGTTGCTGAACGATGAACTCAACTTCATAGCTTATCTGTTCCATCTTACTCCCCTCACCTTCATAGTACGTAAACGAATGTTTGGTTTTTGGATGATATAGTTTTCGTATGGCGTTTAGTGCCGTAGCCTTTTTGTACTGTATCAATTCTGTTTTTGTCATAAAAGTAGTTTTAGTTAACAATACAAAAATAACATTTTTTTTTTGACTACGTGACAGTTAAATTCAGTTAATCTTTTGGTCTGATATATTTGTAAGTAACATTAAAAATATTAATTTTGTCTAAGGGTTGGTTAGTTCCCCCGAATCTTATTACACCGACTTCTTCTTCCCTAAAATCTATTAAAACATGAAATACGCCATTAATTCCTATATTTCTAGTCCCAGCATCTAACAGTACAATGTTTGCTATGCTGGATGGGTCGGTAGGTTGCCAAACTTCTTCACTGAAAATAATTCGGGCCTCTCTGTCGTGAAAGATACTGTTTAACCAATTGGTCATGAATTCCATTTTCCGTTCCTTAGTCATTTTACGACCATAGAAAAAGGATTGGCAACGATAAGTGAATTCTTGTATCTTTTGTATTGTCTCCGCGACATCGGCACTATATTGTAATTGAATGTTAATTAAATCTTTCATAGAGCAAATATATAAATTATTTTATTAATAAACAAATTTTTGTTCCCCCAGCTGGACTCGAACCAGCACCCCTTAATTAAAAGTTAAGTAGTCTAAACCAATTGAACCTATGAGGGAATTTAAAATGGAGCCGCATGAGAGAGTCGAACTCTCGCCTTCTGATTGGAAGTCAGATGTGCTGCCGTAACACCTATGCGGCAAAAAAAATCAACTGAGCACCCACTCAGGCTTGAACTGAGGACTGAAGATTACAAATCTACCGTTTTCCCAACTAAACTATGGGTGCATTAATTGTGGGGAACAATAGACTCGAACTATATTGCGGTTCGCTTTTACAGAGCGTCCGACCAACCCTGGGCGATTCCCCTATTTTGTATTATTTTTATAATTAGAGCCTGTGCGTTATCTATAATATGACATCACGCTTTATCTCTAAAGTCAAGTTGCCCCGCTAGGTCTCGAACCTAGACTCTTCTGCTTCAAAAACAGACGTGTTCCCAATTACACCACAGGGCAATTTAATTATTATCCCGACAATTTGTCGGGATTAATGTCGGGAGAGTGGGATTCGAACCCACGAACCGATACGTCCAAGGTACCGTTGTATAGCCATCTGCATAACCTCCCGTTATACTATCCCATTATTTTTCCCAGCAGCCGACTGAGGCTTCCAATGCCCCCGCGCCTAGTTTTATTTTTTTTTCATTACCACGATGTCAAAGAACACGAATTTTATTTTTTATGTTGTTAAAATTCAAGCAACAAAAAAGCCCAGAAGGTTTTTAATCCTCTGGGCTTGCCTTATCGTTATTATACTTTTATCCTATCATAAGAAGAACAATGAGTTTAGATACGACATGCCCAGTTCGCTCGGCTTCGTGCCTTGCGGATACTGTTTTCCTTGATATGTCGTATAAGTTTTCATTACTTCTTTTAATTAAATATGGTTAAGTTTTAAAAAGTTTATTTTTTTGTAAATAAAACAGATTCAGTTTCTTTTATCCAAATATAAAGTTTAAAATTTGCTGAAGTGAATCTTCAAATCATTTACAGAACAAATATATAACATGTTTTCTAATAATGCAAGTCTTTTGAAAAAAAAAAATTAATTTTCTAACCATAACCATATTAATCTTTTCAATTTTGACCAATAACTTCTTGGTTTCCAATCACTTATATTACAGTTATAACAATGATTTATGTTAAAAATATCTCTACTGGTATAATACAAGTAGAATGGTGTTTTTTGACATATCTCACATTTTTGTGCGGTTCCGATTGGTTGACTGTCATAATCTTCAAAATATTTATGGTCAAACTTGTTTTTGGTACTCATATGGATTATGTTCTAATTTAGTTACATCTATAGCTTCACCTGAATCAATTAAACCAAATATATCAATTTTTTCTGATAATAGTTCTCTGAAAACAAAAAATGGTGCATGAAATAACATGGTACCATGAGTTGGATTATCGATAAAGGTTTCTAACCACTCACGATGAGCATCACAGCAATTACTATTTCCTTCAACCATAAAATATATTCGATGATTAGTCTCACCATTAACAGTTATTTCATCCAACAAATAACTTTTTGGTAATAGTAATGGTTTAACCTCAAACTTAGCGTAATTATTCTCACCGTCCCACGCAAAATAATTACCAACAGGTGATTTAAATGTATCAATATTTAATACATCAATGTATGTAGTTTCAAATTCTGATTTGGCTAACCCAGTTAATAGCTGTATGTTTTCAAAACTATCATAAGGGCACTCCACTAATAACCCAAACGGTAAATAAAAACTTAATTCTTCTATTTTCATGTTTTTAATTTTAAAAATTGTCTGATACATTATTAATTGCCCATCTTTCTGGATTAGCTTCCCATGGGCTTAAGTAATGTCTTCTTTTTCGATATTTAAATTGCTTTAGATTTTCTCTAGCATATTTTTTATATGTATCAAAATGATTGTATCTAATGATATATGCAGCATAATTATGTTCAAAAACCTTTTCAAATTTAGGGTTTATCGTTCTTACAAATTCTCGGCTACTGTCTTGAACGTTGATACCTATTGAACAACCAAACGACCAAACGGGATTAGCTAATTTTTTATGTATAATTCTTAATTTAGGTTTATGTATAAGATTGAAAGCCCAGTCTTTTACGAATTCATCAAAAATTACTTGATAATCATCTAAATTAACTTTTCGGTTTAATTTACGACTGGCCGCGTATTTTGCTAAATTATTGTAAGATTTAGAATAAAACTTTAACATATTTAATGGGTCTTTTGGTTTAGACCTAATTATGTCATTATGATTTGGATTATTGAAGCTCATGTTAATATTTACCAACGAATTTTTCTAAATCTTTATCGATTTTATATTGCTCGTATTTTTCATGTAGCCGTTCCCATTCCTTATCTCTATCGATATTATCACCTAAGTGACTTAAAATTAATCTTGTCATTTCTTCGGTCAGCCCAAAGTAGGTTATTGCCATCTCAAAACTATCCTCAGAACCAGATAATAGTCCTGTCAATTCTTCTTCGGTAACGTATACGACCATCATTCGGTCACGATTGAATAATGCATCAAATGCAATTTTTAATCTTGCTAATAGTTTGTTCATTAATTATGTTTTTTTTTTTCAGTTCGTTTACCTTTGGCTAAAAAACCCATATTAAATTAATTTTGTGGTTGTGGTGGCTACGAACCACTTGAGGCTTCTCACCTCTGATTAAACGGATTTGCACCGTTTACGGCCCATTGCGTCCGCACAACCAATATTATTAAAAACCAAACCGTGGGATTCGAACCCCAAAGGCCTTACGTATTGGCCACCCTCCTGTCCGTCCTTTCCACAAGTAACTTTCCTAATTTGGTTTTTATAATTCAATAGGGCGGTTACGAACCGCTAGGACAGGTACTCCTATCGAACATTTTTTCTTTAATCACCTTACAAATATAGTAATTTTTTTGATTTCACAACAGTAGCATTAAGGTTAAAAACAATTGTACATAATGTAATACTTGGTCAAAACCAACGCTAACAAAAAAATTATGCACGTCACCTTTTGCCCACAACCTTGAGTTTAGTCTGCTAGTAAAATAATCAGTAACTGTATGTGATATAAATGTGATTAAGGTGAACATTATTGAATTCAATACGTACCAATTAGTTGTGTGTCCACCTGACATTAAACCAAAAAGTATACAACTAACAAGTAACCATACCGAACTATATGTACTGGTATGCGCTAATAAGTCACGCCAATTATTACTTTTACCTTTAGCTTGTTTATCAGTTTGTAACACAAAATCAGCAAACCAATGGGTTATAAGAACTAAAAAAACTACGGTTAATGTCATATTATCTTTTTTATGTTTTTAAATTTTAAAATTAAATTTAGATTGGGGTGGGAGTCGAACCCACCTATGCCAACCAATCTTGAAGGATTCGAACCCCCGTAAAACAAAGCGGAACCGAAAACTGACAACCATTCAGTTTTAGTTTTAAGCTCGTAGTCAGGACAGGATTCGAACCTATATGAAGTATCATCTAATGACCTTATTCTTTTACCCACAATGTAGGGTATTATGCGTCTACCAATTCCGCCACCTGACTATATTCGGGACGGGAGTAAGCCGCTCCCGTTTGTCCCTACTTCTTTACTGTCGTTTGAGTTTTGAGTTTAGGTCTGAAAACTCCTTCGGTAAGGAAAAGGACCACAGTTTTCTGGAAAACTTACCTAAACCCCTTTATACAACATTTGTTTCATCTCGTTAAACAATAGTCTCATAGGACGAGGACTAAAAAACGGCTTGTGGTCAGTAAAGGATTCGAACCTTTATAAGATGAGGTGTGTTTTTCTCTCAGGGCTTATTACGCGTTACTCACCCGTCTTGATTACCGACACTTGTTACCAATCTGTGTTTCGCCAATACACCGACTGACCGTTTAAAAAATTCAATGAGGGTTTCCATTTCCTCTCCGATAACTGTTGTCAATGTGATTTGTGTTAGTGTACCTCTAACTTAGACACATCGGTGACTCCCATTGTATATGGTTTTAACGTCAATTGAATTGTAGTCAGGACAGGATTCGAACCTGTACAGTGTAGTTATATTTTCCCGATACCTTTGGAAACTTAATTCCTCAATCTTGTGTAATCTACACCATTATCTTTTTTAGCGTCTACCAATTCCGCCACCTGACTATGAAATTATCATCTGCCTCCCACCACAGGAGGATGCAGTTAATCTGAATCCCTTTCACAGTAATCATATTACTAGGTGTACCAGATGCCATTTTGAGTTAATGGTAACCACACTTTCAAACAGACAACGCCCTTTGGTGTCGGGCTATACTTTGATGGCAGCTCCAGACCATCTCTTTTCGGAACTTCATAACTGAAAGTACTGTCTGCTGAAACAGATGAATTTTAATATTATAAAACCAATTGGATGAGTCAAAATATGTTACGGTTGATGGCCTCGGTGAAATTTTTAGTTTTCATAAAAGCAATTTCAACTTAACTTGTACCAAACAACCATAATTCTAAATAGGTGGCCTACACACTCAGCACCAGTTGCATGGTGGCAACCTGAAATGTGGACGATGCTGCCTCGCCATTAAACTGCTATCGGCCTACCTTTATAATATTGTCAAAGAACGATGATACAAATATAGTGATTATTTTTCATATCACCAAATTATTTTTCACTTTTTTCTGAATTTTTTTCTTCTTTAAGTTCAGCTATCATATCTCTAAGTCTAGCAGCTCTTTCATAGTTTTCGGTATCAACACAATACTGCAACTTGGTAGTCAATAGGTCAAGTTTTTCTTCTTTGGTTATTTCTCGATTTTTAAAAGGTTTCCTATTAGCCGAACCCATCCCGCTAACAAATGAAAAGAAGTCTTCAATATCATTCATATTAATACCCAATGAATCATAATCTGTTATACTTTCAATATCAAAATCATCATTCTCAATGTTAATGTTGGTTGACTCAATGATTTTAACTTTACCTGTTGGTGTATTCCATATTTTTTCAATAAAAGTGTGACCATCTTGTTTAAACTCCCTTACTGAATCTGGTTCACCCAAATCTTCTTTGTCGTTGAAGTGGTGTTCCCTAAACCCTTTAAGGAATGAACCGAAACCACCAAAACCTCTTATAAAATCATCATCAAATCCGTCACCGAACATATCACCAAAGAAATCGTCATCGTTTTTTTTCATAGTATTTTTATTTTTTACAAATATACACAAATTTTAAACCATATAGGTTTTCCTGTCAAATTGACATTTAAAGTATCTTTTTAATCGTATTCAAAGTATTTCTTAGTTTTTCTCTAAAATATAATAAAGGGTTTATTTTAGAGAAATAGAAAAATAAGCCAAAGAACAGAGCCGATAGGCAATAGAAAATTAAAGTTGTAGTCCAATAATCCCCTGTCCAACTCATTATCGATGCAAACGCCACATCGAACCCGAATGGGTTTGTCCAAGTCGCTAGAATTAGACAAATCGTTGCTATCTTTCTGTTTACTGTCACCATCAGTATTTTCCATGAATTATTATTTAATATCAATTCGATTTAATCATCTAATATATGATACTATCGAATTCTTATTTATTATAAATATGTTAAAAAAAAAAGAAGGGGAGCCATTACGGTCTTTCTTGTGATTCAATGCGCAATCACCACAATAACAATCGGTCTTCGAGAGGTCGGTGAACTACCCACCCACGCCAGAGGCGATGGGTTGGGCTTCATGAGTCAGCACTCCCACTAACGTGGGCAGTTCGTCATGATTTTTTCTGTCAGTTCCTGACAAAATATTTCTTAAACTAAAATTTTTAATATTAATTGCCGCATTTATATCCCTATCATGTTCAGTATTACAGTTAACACAAGTCCATTCTCTATCTTTTAACGTTAGTTCTTTATTAATATAACCACAGTTAGAACATGTCTTTGATGATGGTTCAAATCTACCTATCTTAAGTATATTTGTTCCATACCATTCAGACTTATATTCTAACATATTAACAAAAGTTGACCAACTTACATCTGATATTGCTTGTGCTAAATTATGATTTTTAATCATATTACTTACAGCAAGATTTTCTAAACTGATTGTTTGGTTCTCACGAACCAGTTTAGAAGATATTTTATGCAAATAATCTTTTCTTTTATTTGTTACTTTTTCATGTAACTTTGCTAATTTTTGTTTTGTTCTTTTTCCTTTATTTTTACTATACTTACTCTGTATGTATTTTAATTTAGATTGTGCTTTACGTAAGTGCTTAGGGTTATCAAATACTTCACCATCTGATGTTATTACGAAATCTTTAATTCCTAAGTCTATACCAATAGTAGTTTCTTCTTTTATCTTAGATTTAGGTTTACATTGTTCACCAGTTTCACAAAGAATGGAAACAAAATACTTACCTGTGGGTGTTTTAGATATTGTTGCTTGTCTTATTTCACCTTTAAGTGGTCTATGTAATATAATATCTAACCCATTTTTCTTTGTGAATTTAGGTATAATTAATTTATTATTTTCTACTTTTACTCTTTGTGGTATGTTAAAACTACCACCATTAGATTTCTTTTTATACTTAGGAAATGAATTTTGACCTTTAAAAAAAGCGGTATATGCTTTATCTAAATTAGTTATACTTTGCTGTAATGATTGTGAATTAATTTCCTTTAACCAAGACAATTCTTCTTTCAATTCTTTTAGTTGTGAATGCAGTTCAAAACAAGAAAGATTATGTTTATTGCCAGCATAAGCTATTTGTTTGGTTTCCAACGCTAAATTATATATAAACCTAGAAGCACCAATATGCTTATTCAGAAGAACTTTTTGTTCTTCAGTCGGATTAAGTCTATATTTAAAAGCTTTCAACATCATATATAAATATGTAGAAAAATTAAAAAGTTTAAAGAAAATATAAAATTTATTTACATTTATTGAATTAATGTTGTTATTGTCGCTTTCATCCCACCCACTTTCTATGTAAGTTTCAGGTTCACGTTTCTAACTGCTTCAAAGAAAAAATTTGATGTTAATACGAATTTGCTGAAATGAACCTTTAATGTTTTAATTTCAAAGAACAATACAAATATACAAATTATATTTTAATTGTGCAAATTTATTCATAAAAAGTTACCATTCTTTGTTGCGGTCTAACTTCACGGCAAGAACCCCAACCGTCAAATTCAGTACCATGGTATGATTGATACCAACCATCAACTCTGACATAAACATCATGGTCAACAAAATGGTATACAATGTACCATTCTTCACCTTCACCTTCACCACCGTGTTGGTCAACAACATTTACGGTACCAAATTTAGTCGTTTTAAGATATTCCTCTCTTCGTTGCTTTCTAGACTCATAGTCACTATCAAGTTCTGGCATGAAATCATTTGGTACCGTGATGTAGTAAAAACCATCATGAGCAAATTCTGAAACGTCACCAAAGGTAGCTTCAATTTCCGTCATTAATTCTGAGAATGTTAATTTTTCCATTTTTTTTCTAATTTTAAAGTGATTCAAATTTTGTTATTTTAACTTCCGTTGGTTCAACGAACTGTATACCAATCAATTCCTTATATCCATAGGAATCTCTGTAGTAGTCTAATTTAATATATAATTTATCAGATAATTTTTTAACCTCATAACATGATTGGTCATCGTCATAATCATAAGGTGTTCTGGACTCAGCTATTTCGAGTCCGTTAACATTATGTAATAATTTGTTAATTTCAGTTAAGTTCATAGTTTAATTGATTTTTAATTAAGTTAATAAAATTGATTTCGGCTCTATTGATTTTTAAATAATTTTCAACAACAAATGGGAACATCCATATTGGCGCATGTTGCATGATGAACTTCTTTAACATCTTTGAATATGCAATCAAATAATGTTTATTCTTATACCGTTCATAAGCCATAACATACACTTCTTCCCTAATAACATCAAGTTTCTCATTTAATGATAACCCATTGAATTTATCTTCAGATATTTCAACGTCCTTACCGTCAACCAATATTTTTTGATATGTTGGTTCTGGATTGATTAATGTATGTAAATGGTCATGCTCATGTTCATCATAATTGATAGCGTTAGTGAAAAATTCATCCTTTGTCATATTAAGATTGCTCCTTCTATGTCTTGGGTGAAAATCTTTCCAATAATCATATAACTCCAATAACAGATTATAATCATATTGACAACCCTTTTTCAATAAGAACTGCACATCCCACATATGTTTATCCCAATTGATGTTGAAAAATAAATGAGACATCTTAAGTGTCAATAACATATTCGGGTCAATATACTTCTGACCATCTGAGATATGCTTGAATAAAATTGGATTTTCCAAATACTCAACCTCTCTGGTGGTTTTAAGACCTTCAGTTGATTCAACAGCAATGTCGATATCTTTTGGTTCCCTATTAAAGTCAGGGAAATGATACCTCATTGCTGTTGAACCTATTATCAACTCTTTATTGATTGTCTCATTTTGCATGGTACAAATATACAAAATATTTTTAACTATGCAAATCTATTTTCTTTTACGTTTATTTTTCCTAGATGTTTTTTTCTTAATCTTGTTAGATTTACTTTTGTTTTTAGACTTATGGTTCTTAATTCTATATCGATTTTTTCGTTTCTTTGATTTAGCTAATGTTCTTGATTCTTTGCTTGACATGTAACCACCATCACCACCTTCTTTGAGGTTTAAACATTTGGAATCTTTTAATATATCACCAGTTACAATAGTTTTTTCGATTTCAGATAATATTTTTCGATTATCAGCAAAAGCTAATATTTCATTGACATGATTTTCAACACCATATTTCTTCACCGAATGTTTCAACAAAACACCTGAACCAATATACCCATCGTTAAGGTCACTGGTTGAATGTATACCAATATAATATTTACCAGTTACCTGACAGGTTGTTTTGTATATATAATGATATTTTTTATTATTGTTCGCCACAATAATAAATATTTTAAAGTGTAGCGTATCGGCCTCGAACCGATGACTCCGCCTTGCAAGGGCAGTATTATAGCCAGCTTAACTAACACCACAATAAGTGCCAAAAATATGTCTAGGCGGACGCCACGGGGGTTGAACCCGCAATCTCAGCCGTGACAGGGCCGTATGTTACCAACAACACCTCGCGTCCGTTAATATCCGTCTTTCCAGATTGTCAAAAGGCTTTAAAACTCTATATTTTCAGTAGTCCGTATGGGATTTGAACCCATGACTCCGCTGTGAAAGAGCGGTGACTTAAACCACTTGTCGAACGGACCGTTTTGTGTGATGGGTTGGAATCGAACCAACATTATCGCTTTTTCAGAGCGACACCTTGACCAACTTGGTAACCACCACATACATCAAAAAAAAAACCCTTCGGATATCCGAAGGGTTTCTTATCGTTTTTTATTTGACTTTTAGTTACGACAAATCCTTCGGATTGTAAACACAATCATCCTCCTCCGCTGCGAATGCGGCAAAGTTGAAAGCAAATATGTCGTTAAAAGTTTTCATAGTTTTTTCTCTTATTAATTAAATATGGTGCAAATATACAAAAGACTTATTAACTATGCAAGTTTTTTCAAAAAAAAAATGAAATTAGTTTTTTGTCCCGTAGAAAGATGGTTTTGGACCACCTAATTTGATGTCCTGTAATAACTGATATTGTCTTTGCGTTAGAAATATGAACTCATCCTTACCAGCTTTATTAATCCAACCACTTAAAACCTTTTCACCACTTCTATTGGTTGTGTTCTTTTTTAAACCTTTTAGATAACCAACAGATATTCGTTTCTTTTCATCGTTTTCAGTTATGGTGACTGATTTATCGTATGCTTGAGTTTGTATATCATTCAATTTACCCATAAATTCATTTCGTCTTAAAAGTTTAAACACAATGTTTGTTGGTGAAAACTCACCACCAGTTTCTAAACCAGATTTTCGCATTTTTCTGATTCGTTCTTTCAGTTTGGTAATATCATCAATTACACCGTCTAAGTCATCACCTTTTTTAAAATCCTTTTCGATGTCTTCAATACGTTTGATTATTGTATCGTATTTTTTCTCGATTGTTGGTCTATCCAATTCAACTATGTCTTTTATTGGTTCTTTAACCCAAGCATTATCAGTAATTGAGTAGACACCTGTTGAATGATGTGGTTCGTCTTTATCCTGTAGATAAAGTTCGACATCAAAACCTTTAACCGTTATGTCATGGTCAGAATTCCATTTTCTGGTTTTGGTATCCAATAAATCTTTAATCAATTCAGGGTCACCTTCAAGTTGGTTCACATCAAATACTATATGTAGGTCAATATCTGAATACTTTGACCAATTATAATTCGCCAAACTACCAGTCATTGTTACATCATCATATGTGAAACCAAGTTCCAATGAATCCCAATAATCGTTTGCGATTTTTAATAATACTTTACGTATGTCTTCTTTAATTTTACCACCATCCCATATTTCAGAATTAAGGGTGTCGTTCATTTTGAATGTGGATAGGTCAACCTCATTCAATATTTCTTCTAAGTGTTTAGCTTTATTGATTTCAATCGCGGCCAGCTGTTTAAGTGCTTTCTCTTTAGTGTCGTGAGTACCTAATCGTTTACCACCCTTTTTTGGATATACAACATACTTACCATTTTGTTTTTTAATGGTTTCGTTAAGTTGTTCACGTAAAGATTTTCTAATATCTTGCCTCATAACAATAAATATGGTCAGAAGTAGACAACATTCCAATTACCATCAAAATCTTCAACCAAACAAGAAAGGTTTTCCACCCAATCACCACTATTCAGATATTCAATATCATTAATGTTCTTTTTCTCTGGTTGATGTATATGTCCACAGATAACACCATCATAACCTTTTTTCTTAGCGACTGACGTTATATAATTTTCAAAATCCGTTACAAATTTAACTGCTTGCTTAACACTATCTTTAATCATTTTACTCACAGACAAATACGGCAAACCTCTCCACTTTCTCCATTCATTGTACCAATAGTTGAACCATAGTGCCAAATCATAACCTATTGAACCTATTTTGGCTAACCAACCCATTTTAGTTATGAAAACATCAAAGATGTCACCATGTGTAATCAAATAGCGGTTCCCGTTTGCACCGATATAATCCATTTCCTTTAAAACCGTTATACCATTGATTTTTGACTCAAACGGTAAAAAATCATCTAAAAAGTCATCATGGTTACCTCTAACCCAATAAACCTCACTTTCTTTTTGTGCTAACCTGAAAAACTTCTTAATGCACTTGGTGTGCTTATCCTTCCATTTACTTCCCCGTTTTAAAGCCCAACCATCGATTATATCGCCATTCAATATTAATGTCTCAGCTTTATTTTGATTTAAAAATTTTACAACTTCTTCCGCTTTTGATTCTCTAATACCTAAGTGAATGTCACTTAAAACTATTGTTCTCCATTCAGTGGTTTTTTTACTCATGACCAATAACCAATATCTTTTCTAAACTCGTCATCATTCTTATATCTGTTTCGCATTATGCGAATGAATTCTTTCATTAAACCAAAATAACCCATCTTTTGGAAACGCCTATCATCAGTATATACACCCGTTTTAATTAGAATCCAAAACTTGCGTCTTTTAATCTTTCGTGATAAATGATAATCCTCGGCAAAATGCAAAGTCTCATCAAACCCACCCAACTCAAAGAACTTCTTTTTATCCACAGCCATAAAACAACCTGTGGAAAATGGCATACCTTCAACAACCGAAAATAGTTGTATGAAATTACACACTTTATAAATATTATGAGCAATTGTGTTATTACGACATTTAAGTTTCGTTGTAACCATATGATAACCTTTTTTTAACTTCTTAACAGCCTTGTTAATCAATTTTTTATCATCAAAGGTTATATCCGCATCAATGAATATAATATAATCACCCTTTGCCTTTTTCGCACCATTGTTCCTAGCTTGAGAAACATTACCACCTTTAACAATCTTAACATCAGGATAATGGTTTTTGATTATCTGTCTAGTATTATCTGTTGATGAGTCTGCAACAATAACCTCAAATGGATATTTGATGTCGGAATTGTATATTGAATCTAAAATACCATCTATGTAATTCTCCTCATTATATGATGGTATCACTATTGAAACTTTGGTCATTTGCGAACTTTATAATAAATAGTTTAGTAATTCTACAAATGTACTAAAATTTAATTAATGTGGGCAAGACGGGAATCGAACCCGTATATCCTTTACTTTTGAGGTAAAGAGGCTTCACCAGCTTTCCATCACTCGCCCAAATTTTTAGTAGGGAAGACGGGAGTCGAACCCGTATATCCTTTGATTTTAAGTCAAAGAGGCTTCACCAGCTTTCCATCACTTCCCCTTAACTACCTTATCAAAAAAGCCTTTTGGCATATTAGCGTTCATCGTCATAAACTCTTCTTCTGTTTGAATACCTTCGTTCGCTTCCCACATACTTTTACAGTATTCTATAAAGGCATTACCATGGTTTTTGGTCATGTATTTGAAGTCATACTTGAAGTTGTTTACGTCAGAATCATAATCCATTGTTTCAATGAACTTATCCCATGCAACTTTTTTAATTTCACGCATAATTAATTTATTAACTCATTATCTGTACGGGTAGAGGGAGTCGAACCCCCAAATCAGCAGTTCCTAAGACTGCTCGGCTTCACCAAACTTTCCGCATACCCGCATTTTTTTGTACCCCAGACTGGAATCGAACCAGTTCTCCCGCCATGTAAAAACGGAGCGCTAACCATTACACCACTGGGGCTTACTTGAGAAGATGGTCAGATTCGAACTGACGTAAACATGATTTGCAGTCATGTGGCTAATTCCAACTCACCCACACCTTCAATTATTTTATTTCAAAGAACCGATAAAAAACAAAAAACCCGACTCATATTGCTATGGTCGGGTTACCCTTTTTGTGTTATTAACAATTCATCAGTTAACACAATAGTCCGACCATCTCGGTTCCACGACCAAGAGACATAGGTTTAAGACTAAAGTGTTTACTACTGTATTCATAGTTTTTTCTATTATTAATTAAATAGTTGTTAATTTACAAAAAGTTATTCTTTATATTAAAAATGTAAATGAAACAGATTCTGATAACTTCAGGTTATCACTCTTTGATTTGGTCAGTGTGACTGGCACACCCCAAATCTCTCCTTTCATAAATAAAAATTTGTTGCTGTAACGAATCTTTATTCATTTACAGTACAAATATATAACATGTTTTCTAATAATGCAAGTCTTTTTGAAAAAAAATTCACTTTTAATCAGCTGTAATTATAATTGATATATGGGAACAGTATATCTTTTAGGTGAGTTTGTGGATAATCCGAGATACAAAATTGGAATAACAAAAAACAATGTTAATTCCCGTTTGAAGGAATTGCAAACAGGTAATCCAAATGAAATAATCCTAATTAACCAATACGAATCTGAGAATTATAGAAAGATTGAGGGGATGCTACATAGAAAATTCTTTATGAATCGAGCTAAAGGTGAATGGTTTGATTTAACCAATGAACAAGTTTTTTCGTTTCTTGATGAAGCAAAAAAAGCTGATGAACTCATCAGCTTTTTAAAGGAGAACAATTGTTTCTACGACTAATCTTTGTTAACCACGCAAGTTCCGTTATAATAATAGTCAAACTCTTCTAACATATTATCAGTACCAAACTTTATTGTGATTTCTGTGAAATCGCCAAATTGGTCATTAATATAGTCTTTAAAACCACCAATTGCCTGACCCAATTCTTTACCTTCAAGACCAAATTTATCGATGATGTGCTTACCGTTGAATAATACGGATGCATATTTGCTTTTTGACACCTCATATTCAATTCTAGCGATTTCATCAAAGATTTTTGCGTCTGGAAAGAAATAATCGATTCTTCTATATAGTTCAATATCAGAAAGATTATGTTCGTACTTATGGTTATCATCAGCAACATTCTTATCAATCCAATCTAAAAACGCCATATAGGATACTCTTTTAAGGTTTCTTTCGCGATTAATTCGATTAAGTTCATCCAACTGGAATTTGGTCCAATTGAAATATGGTGATTCAGAAATGAATTGAAATATCTCATCCAAAGTTTCAAAACCTTTTAACCATCTGTTAAAATCCAACCCTAAGAACTCATAAATCTTTTCTTGGTCTTTGCTGACCATTATCTTATGTTTGGTGTCCTTATAGTAATATGTTATCCAAAAACCTTCAGCACCATATCTACCACCCATATGATGAGCCAATCTTCCCAGATAATTGCCGAGGTCGTTGAATGAAAGGTAGCTTAAGTATGAATCAAAATGGTCTTCAGAAGTGGTTATAAGGTCAATCTGAAATTCTTTATAATCAAATGACCAACAGTTACCATTGTGATATATCTCATTTGGTTTAAACTGTTCGGTTATCAATTCTCTTATATTACCAGAATAACCTTTCATTGAAACCAAAATATCCATATCACCAAAACTTTCTTTTGTATGATAATATCTTGGTATTTCGGCTTTGTAAAAAAACCTTCGGATTTTCCTAAGAACCTCAGAAGTGAGTTTGATATACTCTTCCTTTTGGTAACGTCTTGTATACGCTGTCTTTATTGCTCTGCCACCCATTTTTAAAAATTGAATTGGTTATCGGTTGCAAATTTAATCAAAAATTTTCTAAGATTCAAAACCGCTTCATTAAAATCTACCCTATCGGTTTCTTTGAATCTTATAGCTTCTTCGTCCTCTTGAATTGTTTTGTTAATGCTGTGATATATATCACGAACGACTTCAGCTAATTTGTTTTCCATAGTGCTAACGTCAGATTGTCTTAGTTCAACAACCTCATCTTCAAGTTCTTTGCAATAATCAACCAATTCTTGAACCTCTGGTTCATCCAATAAGGCGGTATTATATCGGAATATTTGATTAATGGATTTCAAATTAATCTAATTCAATATTAAACAATGTTTGACTATAGAAGTCTAACATTAAACCAACGGACATAACCATTTCAAACTCTTTTTGGTTTTTGTCAGCACCTTCTTTGTTAATCATCTCTAAAGTAGAGATGATGTAATCAGCCGTGAATTGTAATATAGATTTTAACATATTATATTTCTTTAAATGCGGTGAGGGCAGGATTCGAACGCTGCGACCACGAAGTTAACATAACTATTAAAGATTAGTACAATCATTATTTTGTAATTTTAAAAACTTGTATTTATACCAATTTTGTTCGGTTGCTGTTTTAATTCTATGACAATTAGCACATCGACATTCACACTTATCAATTTCTTTTAATATATTTTCCCAAGAATAACCATCATGAACCATTTTACTTAACCCATGTATTTTACCATCAGTATCTACGTGGTCAAATTCTAAAACCAGTGGATTCGTGTTTCCACAATCAATACAAGAGGACTCACATAAGATGTTATAAAATTTCTCCCGATGTTCGTTTACTCTCTTGTCTCTAGCCAAATTAACCTGCTCTATTATTTTAGTTTTGTTTTTTTCATAATGTTTTTTTGAGCGAACTTTACCACATTCTCGACACTCACTTTGTAAACCATCTTTTCTACCAGCATTTTTATTAAAATCCGTTAATTTTTTTTCTTCTTTACATACAGTACATTTCTTTTTCATATTTATCCTTTTATAATAAATATGTTAAGAATTAGTAAAGTGCTTAAGAGGCTAATATTAAATTTGCTGAATGTAATCTTTTCAATCAGATTAACCAAATTACGTGCTCTACCACTGAGCTACCTCACCTTTTAATTATTACAATACAAATATATAAATTATCTTTTAACTATGCAAGTTTTTTATCTTTTAAAAATGACCTTAAAAACGCATTTTGTTGTCCACCAACTTTTTCAATCCATTTTTCATAATTTTCTCTTTCCATCTTCTCCCATTCCATATAAGTTGCCTCGTTTGGTTTATGGTTTTCTTTCCATGTGAATGGTGTTGGCTGAAAATCCTCATATGTATTTCTATCAAATACCCTTTCGTCCGTTATGAAACAAAACGCTGTCATTGAATCGTTCAAATCAGGTTCATTAAATTCTTGAACAAAGATACCATTATCCAATAACTCATTATAATATTTCTGCATCGTACCAGAATCAATATAACAATCATTTGTTGTTCCACCATTCAATACTATGCTGGTTTTCCATTTATCAGCCCAACGTTCATATTGTGGTCTTAAATCTTCTGGTACATGCCGTTCATATTCTGTAACAGCATGTTGAAATTGAATACCCTTTTGGATGCCGCTTAGTTGGTATATAACGAAGCCATACATTCTAAGTTCCAGAAATTCTTCCATTTTTCTAGCCCTAGAATTTCGTTTAACCTTACAACGTTTAATTCGCTCATCAAACTCTTTACGTGTATATGGCCTAACATGATAATCATATATGTTTGTTAATTCATCATCAGATGAATCAAACCAATCATCGATGTTTAGGATTCTAATATTATCTTCCAAGCACCAATCGTAAGCTGTTTTAGCTGTCCATGTACTACCACTGGCGTGTATCATCTTTGAATAGATTTTCGTTAGTAATTATCCAATTGTAAAATAGACTTTGCAATTCTCTAGGTACTGGAAATCCATTCATATAAACAACGTTCATAACAATTTCAAACTCTTGACCCTTTTTAAAATCAAAGTCTTTTCTAGGTTTCGCGTCTTGCGTTAATTTAAAAACTTTCGCTATTATCATCTTTAATATTATATTTTTCTTTTATTTCTTGTTCCGCTAATTTAATAGCCTCAATCGCTTTTTCGATATGGACATATATATCCCCTTCAAAAAATTGACCTCTTTTTTCAGGTTTGTTACTATAATGTTTTTGGTGTAAGAATAATTTCCTGTACCCCGAACTGGTTTCTAAACCTAAATCATTAGAAACGTTCACCCAATAATTATCACTGTTCTTTTCCATAATACAAATTAAACATATTTTTTTTGGAAAATCAACTATTTATTAAAAAAAATTATAAAATGGCAAAAAAAAGTTCTAATACCAATACTTCGCAACTTTTGGAAAAACCAAAAGTTAAACGACCAAATGTTCATTCAAAAAAGAAAAGTTCTAATCTTAAATCCTCGAAGAATTATAAGAAAAAATACGTTGGTCAAGGTCGGTGAAATCAAGAATAGAATGATTGGTACACGTCATGTGTTAAACCATAATCAATAATAACAACTCTATCCACGCCATTCTCGGTGACAACACCATAAGAATTTAACCTAGTCAAATCGCCAGCAGGTATACTGTAGTTTCCTATGAAATCAAAAATACCGTAAACGAATTCATCTTCCCACATAGCTTCAACGATTTTTGAGTCTATCTGTCTCTTTTGAGCGTATCTACCAGCGTTTCCAGATTCAACCCCATAGTTATGTACAGCAGTGGCAAAATCATCGAAATTAAACCCAGTTATCTGTTTAAAATTAGATTTTGTTAGTTTCTTAGCCAATTGCATTTCCAACCACAAATTATTCTCATCATAATCATAGACTTTGGCAACAATATTCTCTAAATAACCTTCATTACCATATTGTATTTCAACTTCGTTTTGAGCTAAACCTTTTTGGTTCTTGGCTAACTTCAAAACCTTTTCATTGTCAATCATGAAAACAACTCTAGATGAACCAGAGCTGATTCTTTTCAGATGTTTATTACAATAGTCAATACGTTTTTTAAATGAGTTTAATGTTTTGAATTCACCCATATCAAATGTTGATGGGTAATCCTCACCAATCATTTGTTCAATTAAGTCAAAAGTTAACTCTTCGGATAAACGAGTTTTAATTCTATTCATAATAATAAATATCACTAAAAAAAAGAATATGCCCTATGTTAGTAGGGCATATAGTTTTTTGTTATCCATTTGACGTAGATAATCTGGTATGGTTTTAACTTTACCATCGTTTAATCCGAAGAATAAACCAGTGAAAGATTTTAAATCATTTGAATCTGCTATATCAAAAACCTTATTAGCAAATAATTTTCTTTCTTCTTTGGTTATATCTTTTGGTCTAAATTGGTTTAAAGCTTCCCATGATGAGTATAACTTATCAGTTAATTCATTATAATTTTGATGTAATGACCTAACCTCGTCTTCTCTTTCACGGAATGTCGCAACATATTCTTCAATCTCATTAGTTTTTATGACTTCCATGATATGGTGGGCTTCTGTCCCATTTTTTAAATGGTGTACAGCGACATATGCTGGATTTTTAACCTTAACTCTGTTAAAATTACCATCAACAACAACATAACCTTCATTATCATAGGGCATCTGTTCGAATGTCTTTATAAGATAATCAAAATTACCTTTATTAAGTTCATGTTCTTCAACATATGGAACACCTAACCAATCAGCTATTTGAATCACATCATTCTTTGAGTATTCATCTAACGTTTTTAAATCCCTAACAGTTAACAACGTAACACTAGAAGTTGCATGTGGTGTTACTACTATGTTATACGGTGTTGTTAACTCAAACACATAGGTATTATCGACATCTAACGCTTCAGTGAAATTATCATAATCTGTAAAGTTATAAATGGTTTCCCAAAACAAATCGTTGAATGATGTGTTAAGTCTATTATTAACCTCACCTTCACCTTCAGCGGTACCAGTAGTGGCAGCAAACCAACGATTTTTATGCCAATCATAATATAAGTTAATGCAGGTACCATCCAACTTAGTTTGGATTCTGGCCGTTGACCAATCTATTGTAGCGGCATGACCTTCAGCTGAATTATAAAACTTGGTTAGACCAAGACACATGACCTTCCATGTATCTTTTTCTAATACAATACCTCTACACTCTTCAACCTCTCTATTACCAAATGGAGATTCAATCTGGTCATATTTAATACATATTTTTTTATCATACACACGAATCTTAAGTTTGAAGTCGTTTAACGCTTTACTTAATCCGTGTTCTTTTATGTATTTAACTATAGCTAATTCCATTGTATCTTTTAATTTAGGATACAAATATACGAAAAAAATTGAACTTACAAATATTAATGATGATTTGATTGGATGTGGTTCATAACGAAATCATTCAACCGACCATTCGCAACCAAATCATCACCCCATTTTTGAAACGTTGGTATATGTTCAGTTCTATCATCAAAAAGAGTTACGTCTTTAATATTAGGATTATTGGTTAAAATATCGTTCAGATAATCCAATTTTGCTGTTAAAGTATCACTTTTATTATTAAAAAGATACATATCAAACTTTAAACCTTTATCATCCAATATTTTTTTAACCTCATCTGATAAGTTTCCACGTCTACCAGTTAACATTACTTTCATGACATCAGGGTTATTTTTTACTGAATCATAAGCACTTTTTACCTCTGGAATCATTGGCATGTCAAAGGTATCCATATCCAAACTTTCTTTTCTACCCCACCAACCAGTTATTTTTTTGTTTTTTTCAACTTCATCAGCTGATTTTGATGGGAAATCAAATCCATACTTTTCTTTCCAGATACGTCTACCAACTTCTGGTAATGGTGTATCCACAAGAGTAGCGTCAAAATCAAACACATATAATTTAGTTGGACCTGTTACATCTTCCAATAACATTTTTCTTAAGTTTTTTTTGATTGTTGAGTTCATCATATTTTTATATTTAAATATTCTTTTAAACTCTTAAATCGTATGTATTATTAATTCCAACGCATCTAAATTCACATGTTTTATATTGTGTTATCTCATCAGCATGGAAATGACCATAAAAATGGTGAGTGATGTTATTATTGAACATCAACATATCACACATCTCAGCCATTTGTTCCCTTTCAATATATAGTTCAGTTATAAGATTAGGGTCATCTTGTGCAAAATGTCTAACCAAATCATTTATACCCAATGGAAATACGTAATTCGGTGCAGTATGAGTAACCACGATGTCTATATTACGGGCTTCGAAAGTTTTTTCTTTATCATATACGAAAACCTCATCATGCCAATAATATGGATTAACCTTTCTATCGATGCTAATAGCACCACCAACAAAGAACATCCTTTTACCTTCGATTTCTTTTATTGTATAATCTGGTAATAATTCGATATTATCATATATGTGATTCCCTTGCCAAAAATAAGGGTTATCATGATTACCACGAATCACATATAGTTTATTATTGTTCTCACCCAATAAGTTATTTAGACCCTCCAAGATGGTTTCCATGTTTTTGATATTATTATTCATACCAAAATCACCAACTTGGATAATAGGGCCTTTATTACCTATGGTTTTAATCAAATACCTTAGATAGTTAAAATTACCATGTATATCACCTAATATAAACATCACTCTAAAAACATTGCTAAACTTTCATTACTAAAACCATTGATGCCTGTTACTTCAGCTACAATAGCCTCTTCTAGTATCTCTGGTATTTGAAATGCGTGGTTTTCGCTTGGCAATTCAACCTCAGCCAATACCATCTTAATATTCACAAAATTATCAATTTGCCAAATTAAATCATCATTTTTAAATTCATAACGTAACTTAACAATCTGACTTACAGCTTTACTCTCAGCCAATTCATACTCTTCTTTGTTAACCTCACACTCTATCTCCTCACAGACCATATCACTTACATATTTTTTAAGCGTTTTAACATAAGTTACTTTGTCATTAGTGTCTGTGATATATCTGTATCTTACAGTATAACCATTCTCATCCTTTGGTAAGTATAATTGTGTTATCTGCAATAGATTATCAAACTCTCCCAAATTAAGTGGATTATATTTTAGTAAATATTTTCTTTCGATTTCTAACTGTTCAGTCATATTATTAATTTTGGTCAAAGATATAAAAATATTTTTGACTATTAAAAACAATCTTCACAAAAAATTGGTGTTTGCTCACCAACATAGGAACCTCTGACATTGAAATCAAAGTATTCTATTGCTTGTTCTAACAACATTTCATCATCTTCAACTAAGATATCTATACATTTTTCGACAGAATAAATCAATCGCATGCTTGATTCATCAACACCAATGATTGCCTCATTAAAACCATCAGCAACCAAAAACGTATCGTCAGGATACATTTCTAAAATTCTTTCTAACATTATTAATTAATTAATTTGCTTTAACTTCTGTTACGGTACCAGTAATATTGAAATTTTTAACTGGTTTCCAATTTGTAATTTGATTTGACATTACAGGTTTTCCACCCTCGTTAACATTAACAGCCATTGTTATATGTGGTATGTTATTGGTTGATGGGTATCCATCAACCTTAACGGCTATTGCCATATCAGAAATTCCCAACTCTTTAACTGTCAATGTAACGGTTTTACCTAAATCAGATTTCATGTCTTCTGGTAAACCTTTACCGAAAACTATCGTCATATGATGCGCAAAGGTTTTCCAACCTTCAGGTATGTCAAACTTAGCTAACAGCTCGTTTTTGGATTTTTCATCTAAAACAACAGCTGAATACAAAACCTTATCGGATTTATCTTTTTTGGTTTCTTTAAGAATATCATCAATCGTAATGTCTTTATTAGCGTTATACTTATCAATCATCGCTTTGATTTTATCCAATGGGACACCATGAGTATTCCTTTTCGCTAATTCTTCAGCTGAAGCACCACCAGTACCAACATTCACTATCTCTATATTCTTATCATCAAAACCCATTTCCAATGCGGCTTTGACATAAGCTTTAGATTCCCATGGCGCTAAATTAGTGTTATCTATAATGACTGGTGTTATACCATTCTTCATTGAGTTAATGGCATTTCTTAAATTTGTTTGGTGCGCCTTTTGTAAGTTTGAAAAATCTTTACGGGTTATCATATCAGCAAAAATATCATTATAATTACCCATAGAAGATATTACATCATCAGTTGAGTGAATTACACCGCTCCCGACCAATTCTTTTGCCCTAGTGCTTTTACCTGACCCTGAAATTCCTCTCATTATGGTGAGTTTTTGGTCTGGTCTTGTTACCATATATCCTAGACGATTTTTTTCCATAGCACAAATATATACACTTAAATGTAAATATACAAATTATTTTTCAAATTTAGATTTCTCTGGGAACCTTAAATATAATAACATTTTAACGTCATCACTTAAACCATCATCGTCATGGTTTAAGAATATTTTATCTCCTCACCCCTCGGCAATATCTTTTTTATCATATATTTTCTTCAAAGCTTCAATATCAGACCATGTAATTAATTGGTTGTCATGACCAAGAATACCTTCCTTACTGACTAAGATATTTTTTCCACCTTTTTCAAAAGAAAAATAGTCATATATATTACCGCCAAATTTAAGACCTTCCTTTAATTTCACTTTTAGATTTTGCATTTTTTCTGGATTTAAACCATGATGTAATTTGAATTATAGTTCTTCTTGTTGAGAATATTGGCCAAAAAATAATATTAAAAACTGGTTGTAATGGATTATCATATTTCGTTTTAAAATATGATACATCAACGATAACCCATACCACCCCTTTGATAAGGTAATATAAACCAAAACCGACTATAACCCAAAGATTCATCATAATAATAAATATACAAATAAATATACAAAAAAATAATCAAAAAAAAAAGTGACACTAAAAAGATTCGAACTTTTACACTCAATTTAGAAGATTGAGATGCTTCCATTTACATCATAGTGCCAGAAATGTGACGACAGAGGGATTCGAACCCACATCCTCCGCTCCGATTACGATTACGTAGTTCGTAGCTACGCTCGGCTATGTCGCCATTTTAATTTTAACGTTGCGAGTATCGGAATTGAACCGATTTGGCTTCCCTTATGAGAGGAGGCTCTTTACCATTAAGACTCGCAATGATTGCTCTGGTGGTGAATTACGATATCACGACCACTTGTTTAACAGACAAGTGCTCTGCCTCTGAGCTACACCAGAATTTTAATTTAATGTAGTGCGGATTGGATTCGAACCAATATTTGATGTTATCTCAACATGCCATTACGAGTATAGAAGATATAAGCTTCCATCGGTACCGCACCAAGAAAGATTTTTACCCTAGAGAATCTTGTAACTCTGTCTGACTACTAACTAGTTTTCATCAGATATCAAAAGTGTGCTTCAAAGAGAGGCATTGATGGTTGATGTCGACCTGATTGGATTCGAACCAATGTTTGATGTTATCTCAAGATACCAGCTACAGTTCTCAAACTTATCAGGTTTGGCTGCTACAGGTCGAATTTATGGCGGAGACGAAGAGAGTCCAACTCTTACATCAGCTCATCACTGACCTAGCCGTTTTCAAGACGGTGTACCTCTGTCAACTGGGCGCCTCCATTATATAATTTTATCGCGGTGAGGAAGGGAGTTGAACCCTTACGAGACTGGTTACTCCTAACTACCTAGCAAATAGCGGCCACCACCAATTGGCTTGCCTCACCATAAATTATTTGCACAGACATAAGGCCTCGAACCCTAACCAATTGATTTGGAGTCAATTATGCTTCCAATTACACCATGTCTGTGTGTTTAATATTAATATGTCAAAGAACATATTATCCGAAGATAATATTCTGGGTCTGGTATCGGACTCGAACCGATTGGGGTATTTCTACCACGGGGTCACAACCCGTTCCGCTAACCTGTTACGGGCTAACCAGACCATATAAAAACAAAAAACCCGACTGTTTAAGGTCGGGTTCTTCATTTCTTAGTTTTATAATTTAAATCAACTAAAGTTATGAGCATAACCGACCATGGTGGCGCTACTGCGTCTCCAATTAATCGAATTCATATGTATGCTCATAGTTTTCATAGCTTTTTATTAAATATGGTACAAATATATAAAAGTTTTAGATGTAATGCAAATTTTTTATTATTTTTTTTTTTCAATCAATTAGTTTAACAAAACCAAAATCTAACCATCGCATAATGAAGTCTGTCGAATATTCGTTATTTTCTGTCATAACCATCCCAGTGTTTCGATTGTTTGACGCTTTGATGATTAACTCTACTCTGTCTTTGAATTGTAATTTTTTCCCCTTTTTTAACATATTAATTTAATTTGTTTGTACAAATATAGTAATAATATTTGGTTATCACAAATCTTCCTTATGTTTTTCGAATATTGAGATTATTTTATTTACGGTTCTAGTAGTTATTATTTTTTCACCCTTAGTTAATGGTTTATCGAATTCAAAGAAATGTAAACCAACAAAATACAACGCAGTGTCACTTTCGGCTATTTTTCTCATCTTCGACCATTTAATTTTATCCAATATTAAATCTTTCTTTTTGTCACCATCAAATAATTCTTCAGTTATTATGGTTATTTCTTCACCAATATCCAACGGTTTTAGTTTGTCAACTATAGAATCCTCTATTAGTATCTCGCCACGTTTGACCGTTAACTTTTCAGTGCCATCATTATTGGTTTCATACACAACATCCATATATGGTGAATCCATATCGTGATGTAATTTCCATATACTCACTTTATCGATGTTGGTTTTTTCCACAATATAGTTTATGAGGTCATAAACCAAAGCTATATCTTTAACACAATTTAAGATAGGTGTACTTTTAGTTCTTTCTATAAAGTTTTTATATATGAACCAAGCATTGGCTATTATCAAAATGATAATAATAAAAATCGGTAACGTATTCATTTGTTTTTTATTCCTTCAAATATCACTCTTATTTTACTTACAGCAATTTCAATCTCGACCCTATCATTAGGTTCATCAAATCTATCATCATTATCGGTTGTCGCAAAACTAATGTAAAAGAAAGCATCATCAGTCTCACCAATATAATGAACTTCCGAATAAACAATCGTTTCTCTTTGGTATATCTTTTTTAAGATACCGTCTTTCATTCGACTTACCAATAATTTATTTGATGTGGTTGGACCTATATCGCTCAACATCTTAACATAAATATCATCAACCAGAAGTCTTTGATAATCATTTTTAACTGAATTTAAAGGGTGTTTATAACCTTCATATAATACACTGGCATATAAATGAGTACCTAATCTTGGTTTTCCACCACCGTCCTCGGTTTTCATTAATAATATTCTTTGAACACCAGTATCACTTAAAACCCTATCAATAGCTTCTTGAAACTCTGAAACATTTATAAAATCAGATGATATGGTCTGAGTAGTCTTTTGGCGTTTATTGCTGTTCAAATACCATAGTATTATATTGCCCAACAAACCTATTAAAGCAACACCAACACCACCAGTCAATAAACTATCTAATAAATCTCCCATAATTCCTGTATATTACTTTTATAAATATATAGGTTAATTGTAATAGACCGTTATTTAACTATTTTCGTTTTAATTGGCTACTGTGTCAAAAATAATCAAACATTTAACTATTTAAGTTATTAATAATCAATAACTTAACTTAGTTATATATTTAGGTTTGCATGTCAATATTTTCAATATTTGTCCTTTTAGACTTTAATTGAGTGTTTTTTTGAATTTTTCGACCTCAATTTGATTGATTACTTTACCGACCTCTGGTCCTTTGATATTGAATTGTTTCATAACATCTTGCCCACTTACCGATAACTTGAATTGCAATAATTTGTCAATTAGATTAGCATCCAAGTTCATTAGTGAAGCAAAAGTTTTAATCTGTTCATCAGATAAACTACTTAGTTGTAGTTTCTTTTTCATTGGTACAATTTCATCTGGTTCAAATTGAGTCAATAACATTAAAGCTGTTATATCACGTATTTCTTGTGTTGAGTATTTCAACGCATTTAATTTCTTTTCGATTTGAGATATGTCACTTATAGTTATAAGTGGTAACAATAAGCTGGCAATTACCAACTCTGAGTCATTACTCTCTATGAAATTCTTATTGATTTTAACGTTAGGAAATATAGCATTGAACAAATCATATTTATCCAACATCGATAAGAAATTAACAGTTGATTTGGATGTCTTGATTCCTTTGATGAATTCATCTCTAATGCGCTCACCAGAAATTGCTGATAAATCAATACCTTTACTTAGTAATTGGTCTATCTTCTCATCAACCTCACTACCGAATCTTGCGGCAAATCTAATAGCTCTTAACACTCTTAGCTTGTCCTCTTCAAATCGTTCAGATGGGTCACCAACCGTTCGAATAATACCTTTTTTAAGGTCTTCAATTCCACCAACAAGGTCAACAACCTCATTGGTATCCAAATCATAGAATAATGCGTTAACGGTTAAATCTCTTCGGGCAACATCTGTTGCTATATCAGTGAATTCAACACTTGAAGGTCTTCTAGAATCTTCGTATCCCGATTCAGACCTAAAAGTGGCAATCTCATACTCATCATTGTCAGTTAATGCGTTTATAACACCAAAAGATTTACCAGTTTCTATTATATTTGTTATAAATGGTTTTCCTTTAAGCATTTTAATAACCTCATCAGGTTTGGCTTCAGTTGCTAAATCATAATCCTTTATAGGTTTACCCAATAAAGCATCCCTAACAGAACCACCGACCAAATATAATTCTTTACCATTAGCTTTGAATACTTTCTGTATCTTCCTAATATCTTCAGGTATGTCCATTTTAAAGGGTATACGGACTTCTTCCGCTTCCAATAGTAATTGTTCTTTTATTAATTTTTTAAACATCAGTTCTTTTTAATTAAATAGTTCACAAATATAACAAAAAAAAGGCCAAACCTCATGGTTTGACCTTGAAAAAACTATGAATAGTTTTTTTCTATCTATGCGTAGCAACTGGCTACGGAAACCCCATGTTTAAACATAAATGCTCTAACTTTTTCGTTGAACACTTCAACATTGGCAATATCATTTTCAATAATATCGGTAAATTTATCATAATTATTTAAGGCTGTTTCAGATGGGTGATTTAAATCCCTATTACTTTTGGCTCTGACACCCATGGGGTCACCTGTAATTTTAATTAAGAGACCGCCTTGACTTAGAATGTAATCAGCTTCATTGGGGAATCTAACATCTGGTATCACTAATATATGGTCTTTAGCCAAAGCTTCTTTGCCAACAGAAGCGAATAATGACTTTACCCAAACGTCAGTATCAAAATTATCTCGTAAAGCTTCAGTACCGAGTTGTTGTAATATTTGACCAACGGTTTTACCCCACATATCCAAATATACATTTTTATCATCTTGTGTATAGTTATAAACTGGATTATAGAAGGGTTTGTTAGGTTCATGGGTCATGGTCATATCATAACCAGTCAACTGTTCAGTAATCAACCTTAATTTATCAGCAAACGCATGTCTTTCAACTGGTTTTGAACTAAACTCAGCCAGTGTTTCAGCAAAAAAATCCTTACCAGCACCTATGGTGCCATTTATACCTATAATCATTTTTTTTTAATTATTGTGCAAATATACAGAATTTTTTTTGTATATCAAAAGTTATTTTAGTTTTCTCTGAATAGTTTAGATAATTAAATTTCTTTTCACAAATCTTTAAAGTTGAACAGCCCTTTTCATTCATTTTGAACTTGATTTATTGTAATTGTTTATATATTCTAGTTGTGCGCAATTAAGGTAAATCAACCTCTGCCCATGAATCAACTGTAACGTCTGAAAAATTATACCTGAATCGCAACTGTCTTTCATCCGCCATTAACATTGAATGGCTTGGGTTTGCATACCAAAAACAATCTCTACTTGCGTCTTCATTAGTTGCGATAGGTTTGTCTTCTCTATACCCTAAGTATATGCTTCCTTTTTTTCGTTTAATCCAAATCAATTTGTTTGGTTCAGGCAAATTTTCTGATGTAAGTTTTTTAAACTCCATAATATAACTGCGCACAACAAAGTATATAAAACATGGCTGTTGTACGGCTTATTTGACCATGCACGGCATTTAATTTAGTTCAGTACGCTTCGACAAGTTCCGTGTTCTTATCAGCCACGTTTCATATACAAATACGTTAGCACACATAATTAATCCGTTGTTCTGTTGTTTATGTCTGCTATCATTGCCCAAAGTGGTCGCTCTCTTATTTTGTGTCTGTAAGCCAATAGTATTTCGCTCCATTGGTTTATATCTGTGATAATCTTGGTTTTACTTTCCAAAGATTTACGTGTGCTAACATCAAATAAAGAATATAGCTTATCAATCGCTTGGGCTTCGCTTATTTCCTTTCTAACTAATTCACCGAGTATTTTATCTATTTCGTCTCTCATATCGCTACTTTCTTTATTTGTGAACCGTTAGCGGTAATTCTTTACTGGTTTACTATTTGGGCATTTGTTGTTATCACAGTATCTTTCTCCAAACAACATTAAAAATCCACTTCTGGGCATTGTACTACCGCAATTTGTACAAAAATGCCCTACACCTTCTCGAATAACTCTATTTAGTGGTGGTTTGGGTGGTTCTGGAATAGAACTACCGCTAACACCACCTATATGTAATGCCTTATTCTCTTTTTTGTTCTTTTTCTTTTTACTCATTGCTTTAATCTTTTTAGTTAGTGTAGTAATTTATTCAAGGTCGGCACTACACATAGCCACTCCCATTATATTCAATTAAAATTTATTTTGATTTATATTTAAAAAGAAGTTCTATCAAACCCCAAGTTATCAGTGGAAATACTACTAATGAGAGTAAATAACCTACCCAATTATTATCTTTAATTATATTGACAAGTGTAAATCCAACCATCACAGTTAGAATTAAGTAGAGTTTTGATTTATTGATTTCTGTCATAACTTCTTTTTTTAAAAGTAAAAAAAATTTCAACTAAATATAACAAATGATAAACAACATTAAAACGATTGTTTATCATCAGACGTTATGTGCCATTATAAATAACCACCTTCAACAAACTTGACCAAGTGGTCTGCACACCATTGAGCCTTGTTTAGTGAGTCTAGGGATAGATAATTCTTTAACCAAGCGTCTTTGGTCATTCCGTGTTTCATTACAGCTTTAACTTGCTCAAATCGTTCATCTGTATAAAGGTCAAGTTTGCCTTGTTCTTTTAATATTTTTTTCGTTTCTGCTTTCATCTTGCGAATAATAACGGCACATAACAACGGCTAAAAAGCATAGCCAATAAAGTGTAGTGCCAATTTTGAAGCGTGATTGCATGGCTACGCTTCTTAGCCAAACCGTTAAATGAAAAGCTACATGAAATGCTCGCCACAGGCATCATCTTTCCAAATGCGCTTTTGTTCAGGCTTTGGTTCTTCATAAACACGATAACGGTTATTTTTTTCTCTACCACACAAAACACAAGCAGTAGTTTCAACTACATACCAATATTTTCGCCCTTCATTTAACACTGCATTGGTGCTATTTTGGCTGACGGAAGTAATCTGGTCTTGTTGCATATATATCTTTTAGTTGTTAATTTGAACTTTTAAGCCTTGATGCCCAAACAGACACCAATGCTTTAACGTTATGCATCATTGCCATAAAGCAATCGTTTTGCATTTGCAATAATCTGTTCAGTTTCGTAAGCACCGCTAAATGTGCCTGTACTTAAAACACATACACACCTACCATCGGAATCAAATATTCTTGGAGGCTCACTTCCATTCCAATCAAAATACCAAGCAGTAGGCAACGAATGCATAACATCAGATAAACCCAATAATCTTTGAGCTTCTTTGTTATGTTCGTCTTTAGTCATAGGTTTCTTTCTCTTTGCCATATTTCTGTTATTACTGGGTTTATCAATACCGTTGTTGCGGGAGAAAGAATCGCACTTTCACACCTTTACGGTTGGTAGCTTATGAGACTACCGAGGCATCACTACCAGCCTTCATTCCCGCGATATAATAATAAACAGAGAGACTTTTTTTACATCTCAATTGTATTGTCTAAATTTTGCTGAAATCTCTCTTTAATTTCTGTTTCTTAATTTCTGATACAAATATACATTAAATATTCAATATATGCAAATCAAAAATTACTTTTTTCTCTCATTTAATTCTTCAACAACAATATACGTGGTATTCAATAAGAATGTTTCCCGATGTATCACATTCAAAACAACATAGTATTTACCCGTATTCTCAATATAAACCATTTCGTTGGTTCTCGGTGTTTCAGATAACCTTAATCTGGTTATAACATCCCAATTACGAGTGATTATATTATACCTTTTTTTTAAGAACATTTTTAATTATTTACAAAACCTTTGATTTTCCTATATTTATATATAAATAACAATTTACAAAAAATCAACTAAAATGAAAGGATGTGGATGTAAACCAAAACCAAAACCAAGCAAATAATTAAAAAATATGTCATGGTACTACATTGAAATAATTTTACCATGACATATTTTTTAAGAACAAAAGTTCAGTGTGGATGTGGAGAGATTCGAACTCTCGTCTTACACGCATCAATAATACTTTCTACAAGCTTAGTCACATTTTCTAATCTGACGAAATATCAAATCTTTACAGGAATTTGAAAACCCGTTATTAAATTTTATTGACCTTAAAACTCAATAAACTAAAAAGGTTTTGTTAAGCTGTCTTAACTCGGCACCTATTATGCTGTTGGTGCAAACATCCCTTACACTAAAGCTTCTGCTTCAGTAGCAAAGAATCTTTCATAATTAACGAAATCTTCGCCTTTTATAATTCTCAAGTAAATTTTGTACTGCTATAACCTGAGTCGCAGTGCTTCCTTATATCAAAGAACATCATGCAATCAAATCCAGTCACACCCATTCATTTATAAATATACTGATTTATTTTTAATGCACCAAACAAAAAACGCCTCTTCATTAAAAACTGTTGGTTTTGTTACCAACCATTCTTTAAACCATTTTTCAGTCGTTACATAAATACTACTCGGCACATCCATTTTTGAATGTGGATTAACCTTTTTATATAACTTTTCAGCTATGCTAATATACATTATTGTTTATTCTTAATAATTGAATCAATAATACCATATTCAAGGGCTTCACCTGATGTAAGCCACAAATCTCGGTCAGCATCTTTTTTAACTTGTTCTGGGTCTTTATCACAGTATTCACCGAGCATTCTAAACAACTCTTCATTATATTTTTCAGCTTCCATATAAGAGATTTTCATTGACTGTATCTCACCTGACATACCTCCAGAAACTTGGTGTAGCATTACTTTTGAATGTGGTAAACTATATCGTTTCCCCTTTGTTCCAGCACCTAATAAAACTGAACCCATCGATGCTGCCATTCCAGTATTTATTGTTACAATATCAGAACTAACATAATTCATAACATCGACCATAGATAGCCCACTCTTGACGCTTCCACCAGGGGTGTCACAATGAATTACAATATCATCGTTACCTTGTGTGTCCAACCACATTAGCTGTGCTTGAACAATTGTTGACATCATATCATTTACAACGCCAGCAACCCAGATAATTCTCTCCATTTGCATTCTGGAGAAGATATCCATCTGAACGGCTCTTCTATCAGATTCTTCGGTAATATATGGTGTTAATGAAGCATTAGGTCCATATAGTTTATCTTGAAGTTTTTCCCAATAATGCAGTTGCATCGGGTTAATGTTCAAGTGCTTTATTGCATAATTGCTAAAATCGTTATTATAAGTCATCTTTATATCTATTTAAGGTTTCTAATGCGTCATCAGCTTCAGCCAAATTAACTAACGCTTCAATACAGTTATCATAAAAGTCTGTTGTTGAGTGGTCACCAATTCCAACGGGGTTGGACATTAGTAGTTTAAGACTTAACAACGACTTTTGTCGTCTGGAATGCATTTCAGATTCCAACATTTTAATTACACTACCTTTCATCACACTCTAACTTCTTCAGAATCTTCTTTTTGTGATGATAATTCTCTTAGAACATCTTTAAGTCTCTTGACTTCTTCAAAAGTGTATTTGCTAACCATTAAGCTGAATGCTGTGAAATCTGGTTTAACGATTGACAGTTTATCTTTTTCAAAATCAAAACTGATATGAGCAATTGCTTCCTCAGCGACCATAACTCTGTGGTTTTCTTCCAACATCTCAAAGACTTGCTCATTAACTGTGATTACAATATCTTCTTTTGTTAGGAAATTATATACACCAGTAACTTTTTTTGGTGGTTCATATACGTTCTTTTGGTTTTGACAACCAACAACCCTTAAATTAACAACCCGTTCAAGTCCAGCTTTGCTAAATGCTCTTGTAAAATAACCTTCTAGGTCTTCCATTAAATCAAAATACTTCGCCATTTTTTTATTTTTAAATTATTTTTGTTATTACTTTAGCAAACATATAATATTATTCCTTAGCTGTCAAGTGAATCGGTGATGTTTTTTAATTTATTCAATAAATCCTTTTCTTCTTCCGATATTTCATTAGGATATTTAACGTTTAATAATATGTGCATATCACCACGTTCATTTAAAACACCAAAACCTCTTTGTCGTTTTTTGAAACCTTGACCCTTAACTCTTAATACTTTACCATCATGTGATAGTTCTGGTACTTTTAATTTAATCTTTGAACCAGATATTGTTGGTACCATCTTCTCACAACCCAATACCACTTCTGGATATGTTAATTCCATAAAATAGGTAACGTCAAATGGGTTATCTGGATTTCGCATAAAGTCTTTGTCCTCGTTTACAAATACCTCCACAATCAATGCTCCGACCATACCGTTATTCAACTCATTACCATAGCCTTGATACGTTAATCTTTCACCATTCAAAATACTTGGTGGTATGGTTATTGAAACATTATTGGTTTTGCTTTTTTTACCAGTAGATGAACAATCGTTACATGGTTTTTTATATGTAGTGCCAGTACCATTACACGTTTGACACATTGTTTGCATAACCATAAACCCGTTATTGATTATTTGTGCCCCACTACCACCACAGGAAGAACATGTTTCAGGTTCATGACCACCATTACCATTACATGTCCCACATTTTGAAAATGAGTTATAATTAATAGGTACTGTCTTGCCGTTTAAGACATCTTTTAAATCTATGATAACCCTATGATAGATATTTGGTTGTATATCAGATTGTTGTCGTCTATTGGCTTGCCTGAAAAATTCTTCAAACCCCATAGACCTACCAAACGATGGTGGATTGTCATATTCTGCACGTTTCTTAGGGTCTGAAAGTGTTGAATATGCTTCAGCTATCTCTTTAAATTTTTCCTCATCACCACCTTTATCTGGATGATGTTCCTTACTTAATTTACGATAACTTTTTTTTATTTCCTCTTGAGTCGCTTCTTTTGAAACGCCCAATATATCATAGTAATTGGCCATATGTTCACTTTTTTGACAAATATATGTAAATTAAATTAAAAAAAACAATGGAATATCAGGTCATCTTAGTTGGTAACGGTAAGTACATTCGTAGGTTCTGCAAATATAAAACAAAGGAATTTGCATATGAAACTTATAACGAACTAAAAGCCGATACACTTAATGTCGCATTCCCAAAGAAATTCATAAATGACGGTAAGATTATGCCTGTTAGTTACGAATTATTTTTGGTTAAGGAGCCTGAATCGGATGACCAACCAAGATTATTAAGGGATAGATTCGGTAAACTATATGAAGAACCTTTATTATTTGATAAATGGAGACCCTTGCAGTCATCGCCATTTCAAATCGAAGAAACCTTTTGGCTGTATGGTTATCCATCTAAAAAGAACCGAAAAACAATACATGATATTGTTAAAATATTGTTCACAAAACCTAATTATAAAAATTTAAGACAAGCCATTGTTGTTCATAATAAATTAGTTATTCATAATGAAGAACGTTTTGATATGGTGGTCTGTAAAAATAAGGAAGAGGCTCAAAGATTACACCATAAACTTCACGATACATCAAAAAGTATAAAGACCAATGATATAATCTTTATGGGTACTTGTGCTGACCCAAACATAGGTATAATGTATCAAGTTATACATGAAAACACTGATTGGCCTATGACTAAGATTAGAAGAACCACAACTAAACCATGAATTCTTCTAATTTGGCTTTGACATGTCTCTCCTTGAACAGTTTATAGTTGGCCCAATCAACGCTTCTATATAACTCATCGAAGAACGGTAACTCATTTGAAATAGCCACGCACTTCGATATTTTAAAAGTTATTTGGTTTCTCAGATTTTTTGTTACTGAAAAATATAGTTCACCTTCCTTAAATTCTGAAACATCATTTATTTTTTTAACTTCGCCAGAATCTAAATAATGATATTTCTCAAAAACTATCATTCCTTTTCTTTCATGTCAAAGGCTGTTGCAATCTCATCCAATACTTTATAAACATGTTCCATATCTGGTTCACTTAAGTGTACTGGATTTAAACACTCAATATGTTCCTCACCATCAGTTGGTAGGAAAAATGCCATAACATCGTAACCTTTCTGTTTAATCATCATATCAACCGAATTTGCAAATTCTGTTGCTATCCGTTGGTTTTGTAATAATTCTCTGCAAAGATAAAACACGAGAACTAAAGGGTGTTTAGAATCATTCATTTTTTAAGTCTTTTATAAAATCTACGAATTTAACTTCTTCAAGTACATCTGAAAGTTTAACGTTTTCGTCTTTGAAGTATGTTAAAAACACTTTATTTATTGTTGAATCTCTATCTGTTGAGCCATAAACAGCTTCAGCATACATTGGTGAATTGTTATCATCCAAAACATAAACCAAGTACTCGTTAACTATTTTAGAATCGTGAATAGTACTCAACAATTTATCACTATTTTTTACTAATATTTTCATTTTTAATTCGTTTATATGTTAACACTAAACAAAAAAAACGAATTAGTAAAGGGGTTAACAAAAAAAGGTGGGAAATATTTCCCACCTTTTCAAAATAACTACGATAGTTGATTAAACCGTAACAGCATCATATCTTGATGAACTGATTACATTCATCATCATGCTGTATGGTGTCATGTCCTTACCTTCCAAAAGATTGGTAAGTAATGATGGACTAAATCCACTGACAAGTGCAGTTTGAGTTTCGTTGAAACTTACTGGGCTATCACTATTACCTGCATTCAAGTTCCAGTAAACCAACTTAGGCATCTCATAACCAGCATTCTCATACATTGACCTAATCATTTCTTGTGCAGTTGGATTCCAACTACTGACTCTACCGTAGCCTGTTGCGGCATCAAATTGCATGTCACTCAAAATAAGCACCATTGTTGGCATTTCTGATTGAGGAACATTACTTTGCTTTGCCTTATCCAAAATTAATTGGAACACAGCTTCAATATTGGTATTCATATCCCACTGGGCGCGATGTAACTGATTATACCTTTCATTAAGGTTACCCTTAAGGTATTGCAATTTTGGTTTGGCTGAGAAAGTTATGAAGGCGTCTTTAAATTCGCCAACATTTCTTTCTGAGATATAAAGACCCAAGCTGATTGCAACATCCATACATGTGATAGAACCTGAGCCACTAGCTGAACAACTCATGGAACCTGAAACGTCAACTACTGGTAATAGTCTTTCGTTATTACTTTCCATATAATTAGGAAGGTTGTCCCACATAGTGTTGGCACCAGCTTTGTTACCATTACGTAACATGTTCATCACGTTGTACGGATATACCGCACCAGTGTTAATCTTAACTTCGCCACGATTAACTGAGTTAAGATACTCAGTATATCTAGCACCGTCATTTCTTCCGAATGCTCTAGCGTAGTCAGACATTGCTTTAGATGGAACTTTAGAATAATCAATTGCTGAAAATTCTCTATTGCACATATTGGTTTCAACAACATTGGTTGCTGCAACCAACATTTTTCTATAAGCCTTTGGCGTAAGACCCATATACTTCATGATTTTATTTGCAATAGCACGATTCTTAAGGTTGGTACCATTTGGTCGTGGTGACCATTTTGCTGCGAGACCATCACCAGACTTCAACGCTGTTGAAATCATTTTTAAGGCCACTTCTTCAAGCTTGGTACCGAACAATGCGAATACGTCATCCCATCTACCATATTCTGAAATTAGATTGGCATTTTTAGCCATAACTTCAGTTCTGTTGTCGGCAAGATATCTTATGATTGTCTTGAAGATTTTTCTTTCTCCAGCACCACCTCTAATATCTCTAGCCCAGAAAAGAACTTTCATAGCTGTAAGAGCATCTTCCTCAAACGCTTTGACAAATAGATTAATCAAATCAGCATCTGATTGTGTTCTCATAGCACCTACTCTGGAGAATAGGTCAACACACATGTTCAATGTGGTTGAATTTGTCGCCATAGCGTTTTCGGTTGTCATATCCTTAGTTCTTAATGCGTCTACTAATCCCATAATTAAAGTTTTTAATGATTATTAATTTGAATCTGGGTACAAATATATAACGCATTTTTCGAAAATGCAAATTTTATTGAAAAAAAAAAATTAATTGTGTGTAATCACCACGTTGATTCCACCCATTTCAATCTCGATTATATCAGTATATTCATAATCTGAACCGTTAGGGTTTGTCTTGTAATATAAGGTTTCGTCCAACTTTTTATGGTTATGCGAATCTATAACATAATTTAATGTAAGACCTTCTTTATGTATCTTATCGTTATTGACAATCTCTGATATGGTCTCAACAATATCATTATATGTGAACATTTTAATTTTATTTTTCATAACCATTAGAATTTGAGAAAAAAGTCTTCGATACTTTCTTTTATTTTGGTCCAACGAGACTTCTCAACTCGCCTAACACCACGATTTTGTTTTATCTCTTCACCTAAACCATTTCTTATTTCTTGAATGAATAATTGTTTTTTTAGTTCAGAATTCTGCCTATCAGCCATGATTTCACGCATTACATTCTCTTCAGTCTCAACACGTTCAAATTTTTCCTCAGCTTCAAGTGTTTTTATAAAGTTCTTTGTCTGTTTATTTGTAATTTCCAATAATTCATCCAAACTTACTTCTTGTTTTTTTGACATAGCTCTTCAATTTTCTCCTTTGTTTTAGGGTATAGCGGTGTTGGTAGTTCATCAATGGCAAACCAACCATAGTCACTATTTTCATTGTCTAATGTACATTTAAATTCCGCATTTGTAAAGCCCTCGTAATAATAGAACATTTTATCACCCATGTCTTGTGAATATCGATATTTGATATCAATTTTGTCATCAGCATCAACTTTGATTTCTTCCATTATTTCACGTTTTAATGCTGCCATTCTTGTTTCACCTTCATCGATACCACCGCTTAATAGTGACCATTTTCCCTTATGGGGTTCACAATTTCTTTTTAATAACAAAACTTTATCAGTTTTTTTACATAAAACCAAAATACCGACAGCTTTTCGCTTTTCGTTTTCAAAAATCATTTCCCTAAATTTGTCTTTTATCATAATTTCTTGACTTATCCATATATTATAAATACATTTAAACAAAGATTAAAGAGATGGAATTAATATTTGTTTACAGTATAATAGCATACGGAATAACCAATATATTGGTATTCGGTAGTATCTTTCAGAATTGGAGAGATTTTTGGGATGCGCAAAGCCCAACGTTCTTTGGAAAACTTTTCAGTTGCCCTATGTGTCTTAGTGTTTGGGTTGGTTTTGGTCTATCGATGGTTTTTCAGAAGTTCAATATCAATACACCAATGACAGAGATTGGTATGTTCTTACCAATGAATTATGATATGTTATTATTCGTTGGTAAGATATTTTTGGATGGTATGTTTGCTGGTGGTATTGTATGGTTAATACACATAATACAGGAAGCCTTTGAACGGGCGTTCAATAATCAATAATCGATGCAAGATGGGCATGACTCACCATTTTTGCATTTGCATGGTGGTGCATTGAAATCTGCCAATACTGGTTTACCATTCTTCACAGGTTCTTCAACAACGACCTCATTGATTGGTTTATTTGATGCAGCTTCCTTTGGTTCAACAACCGTTTCTTTTTCATCGGATTCAACAACGGTTTCATCATCCAATTCATAATTGGTATCCAATTCAATAGAGTCTTCTGGGAAGGTAAATTTAAGACCTTTAAGTTTAGTCAATTGAGTTTTATTAAATAGATTTTTAAGTTCAGATACTTTCTCTTTGAAGAGTTCATTCTTCATTTCTCTTTCCTTATTCAACTTAATCGCTCGTTCGATAAAATCCAATAATGAGTCAACATTATGTTTTGGGTCTTCAGAATAAGCCACACACTGTAAGGTGTCTGATTCTTTAAGTTCGTTTACAGCTTTGAATTGTATCCCATCTGATTTTGGTACACCCCAACTGGATGGAAATTCAACTTCAACTATTGGTGTTTTACCATATCTTATTGTCGTAACATATGGGCTTAGTTCATCTAATCTTTCTTGTATCGCCATTTGTATTAAGTTTAAAAGGTAATACCCGTGAAAATAGATGTTATTATAAACGCTAATGAGATACCAAATATTAATAATTGTTTACTATCAATTGAATACCTGCTAGGTTCGCCTCGTCTGGTCATAATAAACGCTTGTATGAAAAAATACGAATGTCTTAATACGTTCAATACTGAAAGTACCAATAACATTATCAATATCTTATTTACCAATAGTAACATCACAATGATTTTCTTACTTGTGAAATATTCAATCTAATACTTTGGGCAAGTTTTTTAACTTCCTGTAAACCAACTCTGACTCTAATACCAGCTGATTTATTATCCTTATCATAAAACTTTTCGACATCCTCATCAATGGACGCTATGATTTCTTTTATTTTTGCAAATTCTGCTTTCATTTTATTTACTGTTTGTTTCTAAATTATTTTCTGGCTGTACCGCAGTTTTCTGAAGTTCTTGCCATTTTTGAATCTTCATTGTGTTGATAACTTGTTTTTCTAAAACATCATTTATCATTGAAACCAAATCATCGGTATGTAATGTCTTATTATTAACAAGACGTTCTAACTCGTTATCTAATTTAACTTGTTCATGGACAAGTCCACTTAAAACCATACTAAATATTCTCATGACCTAATTATAGTTTAATAGTTTGAAAAATCAAGTTTTGGACAAAGATTTTTGACCAATTGATTTTTCAAATAACTTATAAACTGATATCAGACAATCGATATCAGCCTTTGTTTTTGTCGTATTATAATCAAATAGCTGTTTCCAAAATAATGTGATATTATCAATTTTATCCTGACTATTTTCCTTATCTGGCATTGAGTAGTACACTTCAACCATAAAATCCCTATAATATTCCTTTAAGTCCTTTAAGTCACCTAATTTTATATTCTCAGCTTCAAATGCCTCAACAGTTCTTTTAAAACACCAATTATAATGATTTAATTGTTGTACCTCATTGGTTATATCATCACCCATATAAGTATCAAAACAGAATTTAAATAAAGTTAATACAAAGTCACCATATAATACCAATTTTTGGTGTATTATATCCTCGTTATTGAATATCATTAAGATGCTTTCTTTTGATATCGGTGTCTGTATATAATTGAAAAATTCGTTGAATTTATTCATGTCCATCATAATTTAATAATGAACTGAATGTATGCAATAAACCCAATTTGTAAACTTAAAATGCTTTTAACATTTCAATCATTTCTGGTTGGGGAAAAATATCAAATTTATCTTTTCTAACTGATGTGTGTGACCATACACCCCAATCACCATTCAGAGCGTGGTCATTTATTTCAAAACCTTTTCCGTTAGGTTCATCGGCATATTCAGCAAGACCACATCGTAAATCAATACCATATTTCTCACTCAAAAATATCATTAGTTCTTTAACTGCTTGTATCTGTTTATCGGTATACTTTTGATAATACTGAAATCCTCTGAAGTTAAAACCTAAATCACAAACCTGTGATTCATCAATTACTGAATTAACATAATTAAGGAATTTACCGTCCTTGGTCTTTGTTAACGGCCCATAATTACATATTTCGATACCTATGGACTGTTGATTAAGTTTTTTATTGTTACTGGTTTTAAGACCCAAATGGTAAGCCCAATAATCTTCATCAAAGGCTCGATAGATTTTACCATCCATACTGTCTTTATCGCTACCGTTTCTATCAAGACCACCAATAACAAATGATGTTGCTATACGTATTCTGCCCTTATTTGAGTCTCTATCTCTATTCCAACCATCAATGGTCCAATCGGCTCTGTGTGACCCAGCTGTTGCATGAAGATAAATGGTATTCTTTGTGGTTTTTTCTTTAACGTATTCCCCGTCCTCTAATATTCGGTCAATAATTTCCACAACTACTTTAAATCTGTATGCTCACCGCGATGCTCGACAGTCTTATTCTTATCATTAACGTATATAATAAAAGGATACTTACCGTATTGACTCATTGGTAGTTTATTGACATCTAAATCAACACCAATAGAATTTTTATAACCACTCATGATTAATTTACCTACTTCTTCAGCCCAATCATCAGTATTCAATATTACGATTGGTCTTTCACCTTCTTCAGAGTGTTTGGCAAACTTTTCTGGATACATCTTCATTTCAGCTAAACTATAAACTTTAGTTGCAGCTTTCAACCAATCATTTGACTCGTCATTCATACCAGCGACTATTTCGTTACCACCCATAGCAAATTTCCCGTTGTAAAACGAAAAATACTTATCACCATTTTCGGTTTTAATTGGTAAACTTAGTTGAAATAACCTATTTCTATTTAATTCTGGTTTACCTGTTATTACAACACCGTCTTCGAGTTTAACAGATATGTCTTTACCGTTTATGACTTTAACCATATCATCAATATTGGTGGTGTCAAAATTAACGTCTTCAGTTAAAACAGAAGATTCACCATTACCGATGAATCTTTGTTCCAACATCAAATTGGCTTTTAAGATACTTTTATATTTGCCGTTTCTTTTCATTATTCAGAATCTTTAATTGATTTATCAATTTCAACAGTTTCAACAATTTCCTCCTCAATAGTATCTTCTTCTTTAACTGGTTCTTCAGCGTCCTTTGCGGCATCTTTCATTGGTTCACTTTTATCACCGTCTTTATCCAAATCCAAAAAATCTGGTTTTGCTTCACCCTCGGTCATAAGAGTTCTGGTTTTTTTAAGCATATCAGCAAATACTTTGTTTTCCTCAATTCGTTGAGCACCTTTAAGATTACCCAAAGTTTCTTCAGATTTGAAACCCATAAGGTGTTTGATTTTATCCATTGATTCTTGAACCAAAGTCTTATCGTATGCGTTCAAAACAACAGGTGTACCTTCATTCAGTGAACCTTCCCAACGAATTTTATAATGTTCATTACCATCGGTCATTTCGAATACTTTGTTATCTACTTTGTATGATTCTGGAATCACTTTAAGTGCTGTCTCAATACCATTGAATGGTTTTTTGAATTTTAATCTTTTCATTTTAGTCGATTCTTTTATTTCTGATTTATTATTATTTTCGTTTAATTGTCTACCATCCTCAAAGCTGGCAACTGTAGTGTCAGCATCATAAAAATCTTCTATAACATAAACACCTTTTGATTTTTCATTTACATGTTGCGCACAACCGCAATCACGAGATTCTTGTTTAGCTTTGGCTTTAACACTTTCCAAACTATTACTACCTGAACCTTCTTCCATGAAACCATATGCTTCACCCTCTTCATCAATCATTTCTTGTGCGGTTTCTTTGGCTATGTTATATGCACCTTGTAAATCTTTCTCATCCAAAGCTTCCTCAACAGCATCTAAACCATTCATAAAAGTGCTTGAATCGCTAAGGTCTGAACTGGATAACCCAATCTTTTTACGCAAAATAGCATCAATCAATTTAATTCCAGCCCCTCTAGCGCCATTTTCATCAATCCATTTAGATACTAAAGCAATACCCTTTTCGGTTAAAGCTTCATTCAATTTAATTTTTTTAGATTCTTGTATTGCTACTGGTTTTTTTGTAACTTTTGGTTTATAAGCACTTTTGGTTTTATTCACACCCACATTCTTTTCTTCGATATCATCACCGAATTGGTCAAATGTTGGTGTTGCGGCATCGCGTTTCGCTTTTGAACGCTCAATCGTTTTAACCAATTTTTTACCGAATTCTGGACCTGTGAAACCTTGTTGTTCTGGAAACACATTTGCCCATTCTGGGTTATTGCCCATATTTGATGAACCCTCAATGGCTTCTTTCGCCCTTTGACTGAATTTTTCTGATGGTTTTCTATCATAATTCAACATTTCCATACCATTACGGATTTCCATGTCTTCATGATATTCAACCTCATCTTCATAATCATAATTGAACTTGGGTTCTTCTATTGCGTCAGGTATTGAAGAGGTGGACGCTTTCTCGTAGTCAGACATCTTTTTCTCAACTTCTTTATAATAAGTATCATTCTCTTTTTTGTCCTGAGCTTTCACTTTATCAGTGATGGCAAGTCCAACAGCTTTTACTTCTGAAAGAGTTGATTCCCTTAATACCTTTTTTAATTGTTCTTTATCCATTTTTTTTAAGTATATTTATAAATATGCTTTAATTAATTAAAGTGGTTTATTTTAACCTTTTTGGTTTGATATTATCGATTTTTTGGTTTTTCTTAATTTAACAACCCCAGTATCACCTTGACTACAACCACCATTTTCAGCTTTCTTATTATTATTCAATTTAACACAATCATCAAAGTCAACAAATTCACCATCTGGCCAAGAAGTTGCATCTAAGTTAGTTGTATTATCAACACCCTCATTCTTTGTTAGTTTATTTGTTTGGTATACATCGATATTCTGTTTATACGGTCCAATCTTTGTACCCTTCTTTGTTGGTGCAAAACCAGGCGCATCATATGTAGCGTTTGACGCTGCTCCAGTGGATTCCATTACGTCATCTTCGCTGAATTCTTCATCTGAATCAGATATGATTTCTTTCATTTCTTCACTAGGTGAGTTTTTAGACACTTTATTACTCATAGTCATCGGACCAACGTAAGCACCACTTGAAGCTGCGCCAGTAGATTCTGTGGTACCCCATTTATCTAACACACCCGCTTTATTTTTTATGTATTCGTCTCGCCATTCTAAGAATTTTGGGTTAACGACCTTTATATTGTTACCCTCGATTTGAAATACTGGTAGTTCACCGAATTTTTTGGCAAAGTTTTTAATATACCCCATCTCTTTAATCACTTTATCAGCACGAGTTTTAAATGTTCTACCAATAAAGAATTCTTTATCCCTAACAACAGTTTTCGCATCACCATCAGTTATGCTGTCAATTAAATATTTTGGGCCGTTCTGCCAATCAACTTCGTCCCTTGTATCTGGTAAATCATTTAAATGGCTTAACAGGTGATAATGTTTTATTTCTTCACCACCACCTTCATTAACGCTTGTTCTATTTAATAACTCATTAACAAATTCATCAATGATGGTTTTTTTAGTTTCTACTTCAGCCATTATGAATTCTTCAGTGGCGATGTCTTTAATATCGTCAATTGATATTCCTAAAGATTGTAGTATTGGTGGAATTTCTTTAACTTCTGAATCACTTAAAGACGACCTTAACAATTCAATAACAGCTTTTTTTAATTCATTAGCATTTACACTTTCAACCTCTTCTTTGAATTGATTGGGTGCCATACCAAATTTTGTTGCATTGTTTTTAAAATTATGCACAACACCTTCAGCCCCAAGTTTTGATTCACATAATCGGTTAAACTGTTCTGATGTCAGTTTTAGCTTTTTCTTTTTAGCACCCAATTTTTTTAATAGGATTGCTTGTGATTCGTTTATCTTAATTCGTTTCATTATGCTGATTTATTTGATAGTGAACTGGCCCAAAAATTTCTCTTAACCCAAAGGTTCTTATACAATTGAGTTAATACATTTCTGGTTATATCAACAACCTTATCTTCAAGTTCCTTGTTATTCTTCAACTTAGCCTTAATGATTTTTTCAATTTTATCCTCAAGGTCTTTAGAATTGATTACGTAGGTCTTGATTTCCGACTTATCGGTTTTAGTTATAGCCTCTGTTATTTTTTCGTTCGCCATGATACAATTATAATTATATCTGTAAATATGAATAATAAACAAAAAAACCTCACCAATCGGTGAGGTTTCTTTCTAATTATGTTATTTGTGTCATCTTAAATAAAAGACGGTGAAACCAACTACTATTCCGATACCTATACCACCAATACCAGAACCTATGAAACCTAATGTTTTCTTTAGCTTCTCCTTTTTTACCTGTTTCTCAACATTTTCTATTGTCAAATCTTTAAATGTACCTATTTCCTCTAAATTATTTAAGACACCTTTAAGTTTAAGATTCTGTTCTTCACATAATTCACTCTGTTTTTGTAGTTCAGTTATTTTCTGTATGTTTAATGTGATTGCTGACTTTTGTAATGAGTCTCTTTTTTCATATACTGGTAATATACTATCAACAATTAATTCATAATCCAATAAGTCCGTTAAGAATATCTTAGCGTCTTCAATGTGCATGTGAATGTATATATTACCGATAGAATCTTTTGTACCTAAAATCTCACCGCGTTTGATTTCTCCGTTGTAAATACTTTGTGAATTCACCAGCAATGGAGTCATTAGGAAGATTACTAACAAAAGGCTCTTTTTTATTCCTGTTTTTATTGAGTATATAAATTTCATAATTAACGGTTTTCAATTCTTTAGTTATATTATCTAACCCCTTATCAAGTTTTTCTGTTATTTTTTTTGATATCTCTTTTTCTTTTTGTATTTTATCAAAATCATTAATTAATTGCTCGTTTTTAGTTTTTAGTGTTGCTATTTCCGCTTGATATCTCTCAATTACTGGTGATTCATGAAATACCAAAAAATAAATTAACGTACCAACCAATAACAAGGCCATAACGCCATTCATTATTAATGATAATTTAGTATAATCAGTTTTTTCTACCATAACGTATAACGACTTAAGCGTTTTTATAGTCTGTTCTAAGTTTTTTGGCCCAATCTTCAGCCCAAACACTTGAATATTTTTTTAGTTTTTCAATTAACTCCATTTCTGGGTCATCAATTGGTGTTCCTTGAGTATTTAACACCAAATCATCATTTACTGATATTTGCCATTCAATTCCGTTTGTGAATTTACCAGACCAAACCGCATTATTCTCTTTTGGATATATATTAAGCTCATTAAAGTCCACTCGATTAGTACCTAAATAATCCGTGAATCTTTTTATTTCATCTTGTAAATTGGAACCTTCTATTGTTTGACCATCAGGACTTTGTGTGTTATCAATAGTTTCTTCCTGTTCACGAATTAATTTTGATTCGTTTATTTTTTGAATCATCATCTTTGTGATGTCGTATTCGTTAATCAATGATTTCATTTTCATTAGTTTTTTGTTCAATTATATTTTTGAATTCACCAAAATTCCAAGATGCTGATAAATCCAAGTAATACCTATCAAAATTACTTCGATACATTACACCATCAAGTGTATTTGCGTTTTCAAGTTTGATTCCATGTCCAACAACCTTTTTTGGGATATCGAATCTATTACATAAATATCTGACTAAATCGGAAACAGCATTAAATTGTTCTTTTGTATAGTTATCCCAAAAATCATAACCTCGCCATTTCTTAAATGTTATGTTGTCATCCGTATGAATATCGTTCAACCAATTAACTAAATTACCGTCATCAATCTTTAAACGTAAAAACCCAACATTTTCTAAAGTTATTGATATAATATCGTCATCTAATCGATTACCAATTAATTTAGTAGTATAATCAGTATCTAAGTGTTGATATACCTTACCATCTTTAGTGACAGTGAAGTGTGTTACTTTATCATACGAACCACAAATCCTATTTTGCCACCCATGGAAATGATTCATACCGTAATTGTATGAATTAACCATAACTATACGTTTTTTCTTAGTTTGACTTTTTTTAAAGTTGTCAACATTTAAAGCGTAACTGGTAGTGTCAATATCCATTTATTTTTTTTTTCTTTCTGGTACGTTAACTGAAAAACCTCTATTTAACCCTTCTTTTATCTGAGGAACATCCTCTTGTGTTATTTTACCTTTGGTGATAATTGGTTGTTTCTTTGGCTTTTGTTCTGACGGGTTGACCAACTTCTGTAACATCTTTTTACCAATATGACCCAAATTATTGGTTACATTTTCTTCTTTAGGTTCTTCTTTAATTGGTTCTGGTTCAACTATCGGGTCTTCATTTATTGGTTCTGGTTGAACGATTGGTAATACCACGTCAACAATCTCTTCTTCGTCCTCAAAGGTTTCGGTTTTAAGATTTTCAAATGTCACAGTGTCCTTTAACTCACCTTTTTTTATCTTTGGTTGTTTAGTGTTATTTTTAGTATCGAGTTCATCCAACTTATTAGCCAAAATAACTAAACTGATTGCCATTGGGTCAAATACGAACACAATAAGCATCATTAGAATATTTACAACTTTACCCATAGGTAAACCTGTAATATCACTCAAATATCTTAATGGACCAACTTCAGCAGTTATATCACTATTTGACCTAATTTCGTTAATTTTACCCTTATTTACTATGATTGAATCCGAAAGTGTCGTATTCGTTTCCAATAATTCATCGATTTCAATATTTAATTTATCAATCTTTTCCTTATTGTTTTCTATTATTTTTTGATTATTTTTTTGGTCTTTAGACAAGTAGTTATATTGGTTACCGTTTTCGGTTATCCCTTGACTGAACTGAAGGTTGTTTGATAATTCAGAATTTTCATTACTATACCCCAACCTAATTTCTTTCTTACCTTCAATATTTTCCTTATTAGTTCTTATTCTATCTTCAAATACTTTAATTCTATTCTCTATAAGTTCTACTTTACCATCCTCAACGGTCAATTTATCGGCAACACCTTGATAGTTACCACTAAAAAATCCATAGATACCCAAACTGGTTATTAACATCAAAATACCCACACCACCAATCAGATATGTTCTCAATGTTGTTGGTAATGCTGACCAGAATCTTTCAACAACCCCAGCAGTTATCAACTTGATACCTTCCATGGTACCAAATATGAAATATAGGATAATGCCGCCACCAAATAGTAACGCCAGACCTTTAACCGAAATAATGGCTGCACATGATGCCAATAATAAGGCACCCAACCACACCAAATACTTAATTTTCATGTTTATCTATTTATATATAAATATCTAAAAATCAAGAATTAATAATATCATGGAGTGTTTTGGCGTGGTGTCTTAGTTTAAGAATTGCACGTTCTTTGATTTGCCTTACCCTTTCTTTTGTTAAATCATATCTATCACCAATCGCTTCAAGTGTCATTGGTTCAAACTCACTGTCGATACCAAAATATAGTTTTAGAATTTCAGCTTCTCTATCGTCCAATTTAGATAAAACATTGGCCAATTCGGTCTTAAGCCGTTTATCTTCTTCTAAATCAAAGCTGGTTCTTTCCTCATCTGCACATAGTAAATCACCGAATTCCGTTGAGCTATCGTCATCATTTACACAGTCATTGAGGTATAATCTATACTGTGAGGTTTCAAAATCATAAACATCACCATCTTCACATAGAACTTCGCCAAAGACTGGTTCACGTTCATTTTCATGTTCAAACTTTTCGATTTGCGCTTTAAGTGTACTTATTTTATTAACAACGTTTGTTGGTAGTCTAACTATTCTTGAATTATCATTCAATGACTGTAATATCGATTGTTTAATCCACCAAACGGCATAAGATATGAATCTATAACCCTTTTCTGGCTCAAATTTGCTGGCAGCTTTCATCATACCATAATTACCCTCACTTATAAGGTCACTTAATGGTAGTCCATTACCTTGATATTCCTTTGCTATTCTTATCACAAACTTAAGATTGGATTCCATCAATTTTTTTAGTGATTTTTCATCACCATTTTTTATCTTATTGGTTAATTCAATCTCTTCTTCTTTCGTTAATAAATCATATTTTCTTATGTCTTTAAAATATGACGTTACCGCAGTTTCATTCCCATAGTGCATTCTTTTATCCATCTCCACATAATTTCTTCTATCAGATATAATTTATCGTTGATACGTTATCTGATTTTGTAATTGTTATTATTTTATCTGACCAATCTCTGGCCAAATCATCGTGTGTTATTATAAACACCTTATCATACATGTCTTTTATCTTATCAAATAATGGTTTCATATTTGGTATATTTTCATTCGCAACCTTATCCAACACCTCGTCAAAGGCTATGAAGTTTGGCATCGGTAATGTTGATACAACACCCAACACACATCTTAAAGCAACACCACTTACCGTTCGTTCAAAACCACTGGTTGATTTCAATAAACCTTCAACATCGTCTTTCAATATCATCAAATGTACATCATTTTTGTCATCCATCCTAACTTCAACATCAAAATCACATACACCTTCAAGTAATCTTTCAAGTTCTGAATTTATAATTGGTAGAACTGAACGTAAAACAATCTTTGAAACACCTTTTTTGCCCACCATCTCAATATAAAGTTTATACAACTTCTCAGCTTTTAATTCCTTTTCAATCTGTTTTACTAAAGCCGTATTGTTCTGAATGTTATTGGTTAGTGTTGTAACTTCATTTTTGATGTTTTCAATCTTTCTAACCAATTCCTCATGTTCATGTGTCTTAATTTGTATTTTTGAATTAACAAAACTGACATTTGCTTCAACCTTCTTATTGAATTCAATTGCTTTAGCATTGGAATCATATTCTTTCTTGAGATTATTCAGTTCTTTCAACTTATTTCTAAGTTCATCTAACTTTACATTGATTCTATCTCGTTCCAATTCAAGTCTTTGTTTCTTATTTAAAGATTCTTTAAACTCTTTCATCGAATCTATTTCACTTTTCAATTCGGAACGTCTTGTTTCAAAACCCTTTATGTCATTTTCAGCAGTTTTGATGTTGCTTTCAAGTTCTTTGATATTTTCAGTGTTGTCAACACCCTCCAAAGGTCTTTTACATGTACCACATATTTCAGAGTTTCTTAGAGATGATATATCTCTCTGATATTTTGTTATATCGTTTTGACGAATACCTATTTTTGTTATGATACTGTTCAGCTCGTCATTTAAACGTTTTTCTTTATATTCATCATAAAAGACCTCACCTATTTGTGAAATTGAATCAACTATCTCTTTAAGATTTTCCTTATACTTGATACCAAGTTTTGTTATCTCATCAATTTCATTGGTGACCTTATCTGGGTTACTCATTGATAACTTCTCATCAATTTTTTCCTTGCTATTAATCAAGTCAATCTTTTGCTGACCCAAATCATCCAATTCGGTCTTTGCTGACGCTTTAAGGGTTTCAGCTTGTACCAATAACTCCTGTGTCAATGAAAGTTTTTCAGTATCTGACTCAAGTTGCTCATTCAAATCAACAATGTTATACATGTTGGATTTCATTGTCTTCTGAAATTCATTATATAACTTTCTAACGATAGCTTCTTTATGCTCCATTATTTCAAGACCAATGAACTTTGTAAATATTTTCCCGTTTTCTGTGACAGAAAAATCAATTAATGAATCCAAATTCTTACCTGTTGCCAAAGTAACCAAATCAAAATCATCAACACTACCGACAGTTTCTTGTATTTTTTTGGTGGTCTGAACTGAATCCTCTTCATTCATCTTATCTTCCTCGCCATCTGGAAGTATCCTATAGTAATTAACAATATTTTTAACTAACCAACCACCATGTTTTTTACCGTTTCTCGTTAACATTCGTTCAATGATAAACTCATCTTCATTCTCAATACGCATTAAACCCCTAACGGTCAAACTATCCTTATCTCGATATCTATTGAATATCTGTTCGTTCTTATTGGTCTTACTGGTAGTGCCGAATAGTAAAAATTTAAACGCATCAATAATTAATGTCGATTTTCCACCCTGGTTGGGAGGGTTTGACGTAACTGTTGTTAACCCATTAAATTTATTGATTGGAAAATAATTATTATCGCCAAAAGATAAAAAGTTATCAACCATAACCCACTCAAATTCCCACTTCTTATTGTTACTTTGGATAACATCCACATCCAATTCGGAATTAACCTTATCATCCAAACGCATCAATTAGTCAAAATCAACATCTTTGTTTTCCCTTTCAAGCCACTCCTTGAATAATTGTCTTTGGTAGTTTATATCACCGATATTGTCAATCTTAACCCCATCCAACTTGACGAGATTACCCTTATTATCCATTTTAACGGGTCTATAAACCACTTTAACCTTATCTTTGTCAATACCATACTTTTTAGCAAACTTATTGCGTATGGTGTTTCTATTTGACCTAGAATAGTTTTCTGGTCTATCATTCCAATATACTTTTATTCTACCGTATGGTGATAATGTATTACTCATATCTCAATCTAATAAATTTGAACCCATTCGACCTTTAACTCTTTCACCATAAATGTCGGTTTGGGTTGTTTTATTCTTATTTGTTTCTAATTCAGTTATTTTTTCTTCCAAAGATTTAACCGTTTTATCATATTCTGACAATTCGGCACTATGTTTGTCTTTTAAGTCACTTATTTCCTTTAATAATTTATTAATTTCCTCATCATCAGACACTTTGACAATCTTTTCAACTGGAACTTCTTTTACCACTTCCTTTATAACCTCTTTGATTACTTCTTTCTCAACAACTTTTGTATCTACCTTACTGCCGTTGGGGTCATAACCATATTTTTCTATTGTAAACCCACTTTTAACCAAATCTATGATAAATTTGTTTATGTCAGTAATATCGTTAGCCATACAATACTGCCAAATTTGGTCTTTAAGGTCTTTCGGTAGTTCCATCTTTATGCGTTTTTTAAAACTTCAACGTCATTATCGATATCATCAATCGAATTGACCTCAAATAGATAGTACTTATATGGGTTATCAACTTCAATGGCTTCATATGTTTTAGTTTGAATATCCCATAGTAAGAAACCATGGTTTGATACCGATTCGCCAAAGTCCTGTTGCACGAGACTACCAACATAAACAACTGGTATATCGAAATCAAGTTTTTGTTGTTTATGAATATCACCTAATAGTACCATATCGCAACCTGAGAAAAAATCTACTCTCGTACCACTATCAAACGTATAACCCAAATCCGTTTTAGCGCCTATTATTGGAGCATGAAATAAGCCGACATAAGTTTTATCATCACCATATTCAGTTCTGGCAGATTCAATATCAGGTCTTTCATTATGTTCAAAGATTGAATAGTTACACCAAACAATGTTATCATCCAAATAACACTTCTTTTCTTTATAATATTTTATCTTATCGCTATCCAATAACTCAATTACTGGTGTGATACTATCTAATCTTTCAATATTGTTTTCTAATAAATCATGATTACCAGCAACAACAACTAATGGTGCTATTTCTGATAGTTTCCTAAAGAACTTGGAAACAACCAATAAAGATTCGTTTGATATCGTTATCTTTTGGTGTAAGATATCCCCAACGATTACGATTCTAACTTCATTATATTCGTAGTCTTTGGTTAGTTCTCTACATTTTTCATATAAATTCTCAAAAACCTCTTCATATTCGTCATGAAAACGATATGTTCTAACATGGATGTCCGCAAGATGGATTAAATATTTTACCATATGATATTAAATTATTTCATCAATTATATTAAGCTTTAAAGCTTCACTTGGTGTTATATACCAATCGATTTTTTCTGTATAGACTTGTTTTAATTTTTCTTTTGTAATATGTGTTTTATCTAATACCATCTTCTCAATCAATTTTTGTAATCTTCGTGCTTCGTCAACCCCGTCTTCTAAATATTTTAACTCACCCCAAACACCAGATGACACTTGATGGTATAATGGTGTTGAAAATCTATAAGCAAAACGTTTGTGTCCGTTAATTAAAATCATAAAGGCCGCACTCATTGCTGCACCAGTAACTATAGTGTGAATTGGTGTTACCGATTTTTCCATGACACTTATTAAACCAAGGCATTGATAAGCGCTACCACCAAATGAATCGACATACAAGTTTATTGGTTTTCTAACGTAATCAAACGAGTGTAATTCGCCATATTTTGTTAAGTAATCATCACGTTCATTTATTTCTATAATTTCTTTAATTACATCCCTAACGCTTTCTTGGTTAATTTCTTCAGATAAAAAAATATTTCGGTTTTTTAAGTTTAACGTTATTGTTTCCATATCATTCACAGTATTATAATATTGTTTTGTATTTATACATTTCCAATAGTTTCTTAGCCTCAGTTTTGAGGTACATTATTGGAATTCTTGTCATAGTTTCTTTTTCTTTGTCCCAATACCCAATCCATATATGTCTACACTTCCTACCAGTCTCAAGTTCATACATATAAGCGTATGTACTTAATTGTAATGTATAAACCGACCATTGACAATTCTGTAAGTGGTCAAAAGGTTTTAACAGCGTCTCAAAACCATATGGGTTCCAGAAATTAAAGACCTTATTTGTGTTATGTGTTACTGAAAAAGTGTGACCATATAAGAAGGTGCTGGTGAGGCTATCTACTTCTATACATCTAGTTGGTACGCTGTCAACTTTATTAACCGATAAAATATTCTTGAACCCCGAATGATTTCTATTTGGGTACTCAACCTCAGTTTGATTTCTGACTAAGAATGGGTTAATATTTTCGGTGGTGAAACTTAGGTCAGTGACCTCAAATTCTTTACCATTTAATTTTTTAGTCAATCGTATCGTAGTTATTTTAATACCTAAACTAGACGCTAATTTAGTGAAAGCCTCAACTTGCCAGTCTCTGGTTGTACTCATGACAAACCTCTTCCTGTTTGGGTGGTAATAACCATCCGCGTCCATGAAACCCCTTAATAAATCTAGTCTCTGTTCGTAAGAGGAATGTAAATATACATCTGGGATATGTTTATTTTTAAGTAAACCCAATTCCCTTAATTTTGACATCATACCAAATACTGTTCTAGTTTGGGCTTTGCCAGCCCCGCCCTGACTAACATCGTCACCTAAAGCATAACCTCTATCTTCAATTTCCCCCCATACTTTATCGTGCATATTAGTAATCTTACTATCTACCGAATGACCATCACCCAACCATACTCCTAAAACATATGGGTCAATAGGTAGGTTCAACGCAAAATTCAGTATAGGTTTAGCCATTCTAACTTTAGGTATTTTATGACTCCACTTCTTACCAGATTCATTTAACGCATTCAGATAATCAAATAATTCTTTAGTAGTCATCACGACATCTCTAAATTTCTTATTCCTATAGAATGATATTAACCATCGATGGTCTTCGTCAGCTATAACATATTCGTTATTATCAAAGTTAATCCCATAACAGGGTACATTTTTAATTTCAGATGTATGCAAAACCTTTACCATATTACCATCCATGTCGTATACCATATCGGATGTGGTAATGGTACCCATAGTCTTCCAGCCAGAATCGGTAAATATTGGTGTATTGACATCCAACCCCTTCCAATCGCCTATATCGAAGAAAGTATCATCAATATCAATAACCAAATCCGCAGTACCAGCAAGGTTATATTCTTCGGCAAACATTATACGTTCTGGATACATCATTATACCCTCATCAACCTCTAAACTCTCATAACCCTCAATCACCTTTTTTTGTAATTCATCTTCTGGATACCAAAGTTTATGTTTTAAAAGGTATGTTTCAATTGTTTCATGAACATGAGTGCCGTATTCGTTTGCCGTATCATTAAGTTCTTGCCAATAATCCAATATTTGGTCAACATCCATCCCGATATATTTGGGGTTTTTGGCTTCATCTTTCTGTCTATATATTGCCTCAGCAACGCCTTGACTATCAAAATGCGGTTCGACCATCTGTAGTACTGTTGTAACAGATTTATACTTCACATTGGTGTCACGATGTATATATACGTGTTTGACAGGTTCCAAATCGACTTTAGGTCTATCATCTATTTTAATATTCATATTCATGCAACAAATATACAATAACTTAATCAATGTTACAACTATTTATATTTAAATGGAAGATTTTGATAGAGTAGAATATTACGTTGAATATTATCGTAACTTAAGTCCTAGAGAGTTTGGGGTCGAGAGGGATGGTGATAAGGTTGTAATATCTAATATCAAAAAAAGAAAACCTTTAAACGAGATGGAACTACCTAAATTCAGCATGGTTCAGCCAATTGAAATTTCTGATGATGATAAAAAATCGTTGCGAGATTTACCAATAGATAAAATTGATTTTGAACCGTTAAATTCAACTTCACCAATAAACTTTAAAGTCATTATAGACGGTTTTAGTGGTATAACTAAAGGTATTGCCTTTGATATTCAAGAGACAAAGAACGAGTTATATCAACCACACATAGCTATTAGTGATAAGTTACGTGGTTTGGGTTTAGGTTATAAATTATATAAGCGTTTTATCGATATTTATGGTCATCTTTATAGTAGCCCTAGTAGACGCCAAAATGATAAAGAAATACCTAAAATATGGTCAAAATTAAAAACTGAACCTAATATTGAGTGCTTCTCTAATGATTTGGGTGATTTATGTATGTCTAAAGATGTTTCAGACGAAAACAAAGTTGAATTATTATCTAATATGGGTATTATGAGTGAGGGTCGTAAAAGGATTAAAGCTACGCTTAACGAAAATCTCAATAGATTCTACTCTCACTAGGTATATAGCTATTCTCAATTAACATTTTTATACCTTTAGCCCCTAAATTCTGATATATCGTACTTGGGTCATGTCCATCTGGAGGTATATTCATTTTAATTCTACCGTATAACTTACCAATATTTAACTTCTTATAAATATTAATAGCGTCTTCAACAGCATCAGAATCTAATAATATTACGATATAACCATTCGCTTTTTGTAGTTCAACCCATAACTTATCTGACACATATTTACCCAACAGTGGTATTGAATTTGGTATTACAATATGGTCAAATGTACCTTCTACCAAATAAATAGTACTATTAAAATTTAGTTTACCATGATTGAAAATTATAGATTGCTTGTCAACGTCAGGATTTAAATATTTTGGTTTAACTTTAGAATCAAATGACCTAGTGACAAAATAATTCAAATCACCAAATTCATCATACGATGGTATTATAATCCTGTTATTGTATTTACCTACTGTGGTATATCCAATATCGTAGTGTTTTATTATATTATCGGTAACACCCCTTTTTTTAAGATAATTGATTACCTTATCATACAGGTAGTCTTTGGTGGTGCATTTTGATAATTTCTTATAACCCTCTGGTAATTTTAATACCTCTTCATTTTTATGAGTAACGATTTCCTCATCAAAATCCAGTGATGGTAATAGTAATTTATAGTCTTCTAAATCTTTCTTACTACCATAAGTTTTAATTAGTTTAAATAGGTTACCGTGTGTGTTGTTGTAACCAGAACAAGCCCAGCATCTATAAACGTTTTTCTTATAATTTACCTCTAGATTACCCTTACCATCACCTTGTTGCATACCCTTTTCTTCAGAACAAGTGGGACAGTCAAAAGCAATCTGACCAGCCCCGTGATTATGTTTACGGGGGTTGCCAAGCACTGACTCTAATATTTGCGTAACGGAATAAACCATAACGCAAATATACAAAAAATAATTACATTAACGAATCGATTTTAGCTGCTAAGACATTTTTAGGTACCATACCAACTTGAATGTCTTTAACCTCACCATCCTTAAAAAATAGAATTGTTGGTATATTTCTAATACCATATTTCATCGGTGTTAGTGCGTTGGATTCCACATTCATTTTACCAATCACAGCTGTTTCCTCATAATCCTTTGCCAATTCATCGACAATTGGTCCAAGTATCTTACAAGGACCGCACCATGATGCAAAAAAATCAACCATTACAGGTTTATCACTTTTTAACACTAACTCTTCAAAGTTTTCGTCTTTTATTTCTATTGCCATTATATTTTCCATTTACCAGTTTTATTCATGTAGCCTCTCACCGAACAGAAGGCGTCAGCCATATCATAGTTCTCCTTTTTCAACATTTGTTTTTTATCATACAGCCAAACAACTTTCGGTTCCAATTCAGCCACTTTTTCCCAAATTACACTTTTCTTATCAACATCATACGGATAATCACCGAATAGTACTGGATTACTTTTTTTAATCGCTTGTTCGGTTAAAGGTTCACCATTTTTCTTAAACTTACGTTTTTGTAATAATTCTGGAAACCCATAAGCTCTTGAGTCGTATGATGAGATAAATTCTGGCACAACACCTAAAGTTTCATAAACAGAACGACATATCATACCATTAAATCTTAATAGTGTTGAAACAGTATATACGTTATTCGACCTTAACAGTGGTTCTTCAATAATAACTCGACTAATACCAATATCGGCATACTTATTTAAGAATTCATCTTCAAACATATTTGCTTTATCACAAAGTTCCTGAAGTTTTGACTTTGGTGTTGGTTTAACTTTAGGTGCTACATGGTGTAGTAATTTCAACTCACCTCTATCACCTAAATCCTCAAATAGTGCGATACCAATTGTTTTGGTACTGATATCTAATCCGAGCACATAATTACTTTCTTCCATTATATCGTTTTTTTTTTAATTATAATGGGGTTTAAGTTAATGTAAAGTTAAACTGATATTCTTACAGCAAGTACTTTAAGTTCATTTACAGTTTTAGTTATGTGTTGGTTAGTTTTACCGTAGGCAATAAGATTATTTGCCGCATCATATAAACCGATTTCAGATACTCTAGGAACATCACCCTTTGTGAACGTTCTATTATTTGAACTTCCAAATTCACCTTTACCAGCAATACAGATTATTTCTTGATTTACCACAGTGGCTACACTATTAAACGTGCATGTGGATGCACTGGCATTTGACGCTGTAAAATCGTTAACTATTGTTGGGTCTGTTATAACAACGAAACCTTTATCCAAAAATGCAATACCAACGGCTGTATCGGCAGTGTAACCAAGCGATGAGTTAGTTCTTAGATTATATCTTTCTTTACCATTGGCCGAGAACGGTTTAATTGTTCCGTAACCAGTTGCCCATGATTTTGAAGCATCACCGTTAGGTTTTTTAATTTGGTCTGAGAACATGAACGCATAGTTCGGGTTGAAGTATGTTGTTTGTTCTGATGTTTCAACGTATTGATTATCATCAGCGCTGGCTGATGTCGTTTTTCTTTGGAAAGTGCTATATAAACTATACGTACCACCAGTTGTGCCAGATATTGTCAATCTAATTGATTTACCATCTAATAAGTCACCGTATTGGTCGTTTGGTACCCCAATCACCAATATTCTATCTGTGGCAAAGCCACTTAATGCTGTGTCAGCCCAACCCCCACGATTAAACGTTGTTCCAGTATACCTTAGTTTCTCAGAATTACTTATTGGTAAATTGAAGGTGTTATATAAATTCACTAAACTGTCAGTTGTTCCAGCTGATAGATAAATGGTATCATGTGAAAGGCTGGTTCCAGTTACTGTTGTTGTACCTATACTTTCATTTGAGACAACCAATCTAGAAGAGTTGGCTTCAACATTTTTATATGGGTTTGAGCCTAATAAAAATAGATTACTCTTAATCCCAGTATTCTGTGCAACACCGTTATTTGTCACACCGCTTGAACTGGTAAGGTCACCACCATAACCAGGTACTTCACCTGTACTTAAAGTTAGTGTTGCATTGTAATTCGCATCTGAATCACCTAATGAAAATTTAGTGATTAGATTATTAGTGCTAGTTATTAACCTTTGTCTACCCAAAGGTGTGAATTTAGCGGTTAATACTGTTGTTGAATTATTGAATCCCATTTAAAAATCGATTGAAAGTTCAAGTGTTATTACGTCTGAGTCTGTTAATAAGACTGGTTTACTTAATTTACCGACAACAACCAATTCCCTGTTTGAATCGTATACACCAACTTCACTAACCCTTATATCAGGTTGATTAGGGTCGGTTGTTCTAGTTGGATTACTGGTAAAATTAAATTGATTGGCATCTACCGTAACTCTGAATATTGTTTTGTATATTGTTGCACCTATGAATGTATTAAGATTACCATAAAAGAATCTTTCATCACCAAACTGTAATCCAGATGAATTTGAATTCAGTGGTAGATTCAACGTATTGATTATATTAAAATATTGTGTGCTACCAGTCGCAACGTTCTGGTCAATCAAGAAACCGTTCGTTGTTGGATTTTGATTTTCCAAAGCAACAGGGTCAATTGTTTCACCAGCATTGGTTGTTATAGCTGTTGATGTAAAATCATACACATTCCATTGGTTTGTTAATGGTCTATCTTCTGGATTCTCAACAATTTGCCATAATACTTTAAAGTTTCTAGCATAGAAACCTAAACCGTCATACGATGGGTCTTCAACCTTTCTCATATAAGGTAACAAATCAACCTCAGATATTCTGAATTCAACATCTTTAGATGTTGGTGTTGTATTTGTCATTTTGGTATAATATTGACAATTTATAGGTGTTGTTATACCTGTTGTTGTTGCACCACTTAAATCATTATCCAAAATATATGTAATATACATTGTTCTATCTGAAGGTAATGTACCGCCAGTTGATGACGATGCTGGTGCCTTTAGATTTGCAGCCAATGGTGGTAATGTCCAATTTCTATTCGCTTTATATGACATTGCCATAACAATTTCATCATCATCAATAACAACCATTTTAAGTTGTGGGAATACTCTACCGACTTGTTGTGGTACACCAGATACTTTAGTTGGGTCTTCAATCAAAGGAACATATTCAATTTGACTATTAGGTACCAATTGTGTCGCACCACTTGCAATGAAACGCATACCCATTATTGTACCAGAACCAGTTGAATAATTTCTTCTGTGGTACATTATATCTGGCATATCTAATGTCAATGTTTTATTATTTGTTGTATCTATATAAAAGAATTCACCATAAACATTTGACACCGTATTATTTGTGTAATGTAGTATTGATATGGATTTTCTAACGGTATCTAAAACTGATTGACCTGGTACTTCACAAAGAATATCATTTAACGTTGGGTCTTCTTCACAATCATACCAGAAATATGGATATTTTTGACCTAAATAATCAAATGAACCAAAATCCCAATAGTGTTCATAAGTCGTTCCAGAGTCAAAACCAGCAGGGTCTTCACACCAAACGTTATTCATATTCCAAATAGGCACATCACTACATGACACACCACAGCAACTATCAAAACTTAGTGTACCATTATCCCAATATGGCGCAGTATTGCTACCATAAATATCCCAAACTTGGCCACTTGGATAAACAATTACCTGTGTTGTACCACAGTCACCGCTTAGGTTTGGTAAATCTCTATCAACAACAATATCACTTGCTGTTGCACCAGTTCCTGTGATTTGAAACCAAAGATTTGGCATTGGTAATGTATTTGCAAAATTGGTTTGACCAGTTAAGGTACAATTACCAACTTTCATTAAAATCAAATCACCGATACTGAATGTTAGACCAGTAATATTAACTGAAGTACCACCAGTTAATGATGTGTTATTAATTACTTGCGAACTTACAATGTATGTTGAGCTACTTAATGTTGTGAAAGTTCCACCACTATTATTGAAAAACCCTCTTTCATCAGCTTGATTATTAACAACAGCTTTAACAACCTCAATATTAGCGCCTTGCATAGCATTAAGATTTGTCTGGTTATCCTTAGTGATAAAGTATTTAAAATTAGGTTGTCTATCTTTTGGTCTTAAAATCCTTGCTGGGTCTGTAACATTTGAATAAATCCCAGACTGATTATCATATAATTCTTCCCTAACATAGTTGATTTCAGAATCTCCGATTGCCCAATAAGAAAAGTTTAAATTACCAGATGCTAATTTTTCACGACCAGTTTCTGTCAGTTTAATACTAACAAACGGTGATGTGTTATTGATTATATAGCTCATTTCTTTTTATTTTATAGTTTATTTATAAATAGTCATTTGTCAATAATTCATCAATAGGAATTAATTGAATTGTATCTAATTGTTATAGGTATCGTTTCACTGTACGCTTCGCTTATTATTTTATCACCACACATGGTTCGATATTCCTTAGTATTCTTCACTCGATAATACTGTACAGTATTAACATCACCACTGAATGTTACATAGCTTGAATAATTATGTTGATTTGTAACATAATCAGTTGTCGCGCTTTGCGTTATGGCACTAAACGATTTAAAATTGGCAACCTCCAATGTGAAGAATCCGTTAGATTCTTGTGGAGCGTTATCAATCGTCCAATTAATTTGGTGGGTTGCTGTATAAATATCGTCTGATACATTTGCCAATGAATTATAATAGATGTTTATTACATCACCAGAAAATATAGCACCTTGTAATATTATTCTATTATCAACTGACGTTGACCTATAATAATCAATGTTATTGGCCAATGTAGCACCATTTATTGTTACGTATATGTCATTTCCTGTTGCTGGTGGAAGTTCGGTATATAATTCGTATTTACCCGTTGTCGTATTATAATAAACGTTGTTATCACCTTGACCACCAGTGGCGCCAGATACTATTGGGAAATCAATATCAATAATTTCATACTTGAAGTTATTGGAATCGCCATTTTGTACAAAGGCGTATGTTAACACATCACCTGTCGTGGTACCAGTAAATAATTCAAGAACCTTAACGGTTCGACCAGTTTGGTTGGTTGATGCCGATAACGTATAATCTAAGTCCTCATTTAAAACCTCACCATTAAGTGAAATTAATACATCACCATTTATGTCAGAACCAAGAACATATGTTGTACCAGTATTACAAATTGTTGTTGCTGTCGTTGCGCTTTGGCATGTAATATATTCACTTATTACCCTTAATGTACCCAATTGGGACGTAGTTGGTGCCGTTAAACTGATATTTGGTGTATCAGCTTTATAATTTGCGCTGAAATACCAATCTCTAAAACTAAGTCGATTATAATATCTATTATCACTACCGAACTTATAGTCTGAAGTATCTATTTGTTGACCCAATCGTTTACCATAATCAGTAAGAACATCACCTAAAAAATAACCTTTAATCAAGTAATCGCCATCCAAATTCAAAGAACTATATGGTATTTTTTGATTTAAAATATAATCACCGCCCTTATCAATTGAGAAAGCATTTTTATCGAAATAACCAGCATTATATAGTACAGGTTTTCTAAAATTACCTGAAGCTGGGAAATATTTATAAACTTCGTATCTGAATTTTAAGTTTCTTGAGTTAGTAAAACCACTGAATTGTGAAGAAGAGAATTTAAACTCAAAGTCAAATTCGGTACCACCAGTAACTCTGTCTATAACATATACACCCGTTGAACCACTATCTAATACTGGATATGTAGCACTACCAATGCTAATACACGAGTTTGAGCATGTTCCACCTGTACAAAACGCACCATCATCGAAAAAATATAAATCAACACATAATGATACTGTTAGTCCACTTGCTCCATATGGTTTTCTTATATTGTATAATAAACTATCAGAATAATAATCATACCCCAAAGTTGAAAAGGTATTGTTAAGTGCATTACTTAAAGCTGTGTCTGTTGGTGTGTCACCGCTATAAGTGTTACCAGTCCAAAAACCAGTTCCACCAGTATAAACGGTCGTTCCATTTTCAGCTACATTAACTCTCCAAACCGAATAATCAAAACATGTTGCTGAAATTGTACACGCAGTGGTTGCTGCTGATAATATATTTGTGTAGGGCGTTCCGCTGAAATCAATTGAATTGTAAATACAATTACCTGTGGTTGTACCAGTTACCTCAAAAATTGGTGGTGTGAATATATCAATATCAGAACTACAAGAAACATTATATATTGATTTGTTTCTTATACATTCAATCGGTGAGCTAATATATGTCCTTTCTTGATATCTCATTAATATGACACTTCTAATTCTATTATCCTTCTATTTATATTTGTAAGTAGGCCAAAAGTTGTGTTTTTTGGTATATTTTCCAATGGTGCTTCAACCTTACTATAATCTTGTTGGTATACATAAAGTCTAAGTACGTTGAAATAATCACCTTCACCGAATTCACCTTCAAGACCTCTTATGTATCTTGTTTCAGCCGTTTCTGGGTCGTATATAACTCCAACTATATTTCTAACTAATTTTGGCATTTTATTATTCGGCTATTAAATTATTACCGTTATTATTATTTATATTAGTGCTAAATATTGATACCGTACCAACAAATTCAGAACCGCAGTCCCCATTATAATAATAAATATCACTACACTCCTCGTAAGCCTTGCAAATACCATCATCAGATAAAGTATATAACTGTACATCTACTGTGTCACCTGATGTGTTATTTGGTGTCATTGAAGTATGTCTCATTGGCAGTGTACCACTGTAATATCTATTAGGATTACATGGGAATACTGAACCACTTCTATATTTGAACTTCTCTTGGTCGTATAGTGTGTTACCATAAATATAATTTGCCGTCCATATTGTCGTACTAGGTATTACCTGTTCAATCAAATCAACCCAATAATTACCAATCAAATCAGAAAACTCAATCATTGTTTGGTAAGTAAATTGTGAACTTAAAGTCTCACAATATTCCGTTGAATTCATATAACGGTGATATAATGCGTTTAATGTTGGGTATCCAGAAGATATTTTTCTACATCTAACGTTTATCAATTCGCTACTTAATATGTCGTTGAATTGTGTTACGGTGGTTAACCCTGTTATGCTTGAGGTTAATAACTCATTGTAATCAGTGCAATGCTCGTCACTGCATTGCTTTATTAAACATTTTTGACAGTCTTGGTCCCACCTTAGGTTTGCTAAATGTCTACCAAGATACAATTCATTCTCAACGTGCCTTAAACCTTCGTTGTATGCAATACAACAATCTTCAGTTACAATATCTGTATAGTTAATTGTTGTTGATGTTACACCAGATTGTGTTATCTGTTGAAAAACCCCCAAACTGCCGTCTGGCATACCAGCTAACCAAAAACCATCAAATGTCGTTGGACTTGAGTCTGTATCAAACTTATAAATCCACGAACAATCAGTTTCTTCGATTTCAAAACCACCAGTTATTGATGTCGAACCAGTTATTGCGTTATACACATTATTACATGGACTGGTGTCAATCAATCTGATTGGTCTAACTCTAGTGTTTTTTGCGAAAAAACTACCATTAGCGGTGTTTGCTGTCAATACATTATTACAGGTATCTAATACGTAAATTTCATTTGGATTAATGTATGTTGAACTCCAATATGCTATTGGTAAGTTTGGACATGTTACTGAAACTGTTAATTCGCTTGGTAGTGCATTATTGATTTCTAATAGTTCATTAGCACTAGGTAAAAACCAATCATTATATCCACCAAAAGAATAAGTATCAGCTGTGTATGCGGCTGGATATTGTTGTGGTAACGTACCATTATTATTCAATATGTACTCAGTGTTTAGTTGCCCATAACCAATACCCATTTCAGTCGGTGCTGGAAATATTGGTGGATAAATACCAAGTGACCAATTAAAATCATAGTTAGTTATTACATCGAAATATGATAAGTCATTTGGACCAACTTCTAACGCTCTACAAGGATTATTTGGGTCAACCCAAAATACCGTACCGCCAGCTGGACCTGTATCACCTACAGCCCACGTACAGCCACTATAAGATTCAGTTGGTGGTAATGATATTGTTTCACCAGTTATTGATGTACCGCTTATACCATCCAAATTACAACAACATGTTGTTGCTGTTAATCCAGTTGTTGATGATGAGTAACACGGTTCTAATATACATGGATTATCATTAACATAACACCAAACATCGGTTTCTATGGCATTATCAATCGCAATATTTAAATCAGTTTCTTTAGTGTTGATTACCAATCTGTAATTGTTAACGTCATATTCCGTTTCACGCATTGATAAATCAAAAGTTCTGTGAACTGGTGATTCAATCGCAGTCCATGATTTTTTATTATCAACCACCCGTTTTAGATTGAAAGCTGGGTTTTCTGAAACAAAAATATCATCATTTACCTTTCGTTCACAAACTTTATTTATTTCAATTCTATCAATCAATATTGAAAAATCGATACAACTATTAAGAACTTGTACACTTAAGTTAATAGCTTGATTCGTAATACCACTAATTACAGCTGGGTCACTTATTCTAGTTTCAAATGTTAACCAATTAGAATCGAAATAATTTTCACCAATTAGATTAATTAATTCTTGATAATTTTGACCTCTGGTTGTTCCAGTTAATAAATCTTGTTCATTCGCTTGAGCAATTAATTGGTCAACTATTATATTTGCAAAATCATTACATGCGGTATCAGTACAGTCGATACCATTATAGTTCGGTATGTATAAACCACTATTAAAATTATTAATTAAGTATGTTAATAGATTGCCTTCACCGATATTGAAGAATGTTTCTGAATAAATTGAATCCACCAATTGTTCATATTGTGGATTCTGTATGTCGATTGACATTCCAATCTCAAGGTTTTCTAAAGTTTCAATTTCAGTTAAACAAGAGTTTGGATTATCGGCCAATAATTGATTTATCGCAGCTTGTGCTGTTATAATAACCTGTTCTTCAGTATCTATTATATTTTGCCAATATTGATTTGTTTGTATCCAATTATATGTTTCATACATTAAATTAGAACCGTCACTACAAATATCATAATAAAGCCCTTGTGGTTCTGGTTCATTGGCGACCTCATAGAATGTTCCAGATATATTTAATAATTCATTACCATTATTATCATAATATTCACCATTCAAATAACTATTAAAATCATATTCGGTACTATTATTCATTAATATTTCCAATAGACCTACACCAGCTTCTGTTAAGCATAGATATATTGTACCTTCTTGTGTTTCATAAGGTAAAACATTATTGAATTGACCAACATTTTCAGTTAAAGCCGATTGCGCTATTGCTATTTGTGTTGTTGCTGAAGCGATTTGGTTATTATGAAATTCTATTTGTTGATTAAATGTTCTACCAGATATACCAGTTATTGTGTCACAATTAAATTTAAATAGATATTCAAACTTTACGTCAAGAACGCATCGTTCGCCCTCATCAACTTCAAATATAGCACCACTATTTCCTTGTGGATTTAGGGTCACATTGAATGTTGGTAAGTTATTACAATCAACTCTTTGTAACCATCTACATTGCCCTAATTCAATATCCCATGTAAATGTGTATCCAGTTGTTGAATAGTTTTCAATGGTATTTAAAAAATTACAACAAAACTCTGAACTTATTGTTGACGAAATTCCATCAACATATACTTGAATTGTACCATTGGGATTCGTGAAAACTTCTAAATTGTTTTCATTTGCACTGTCCAATCCACAATAATCTAAGTTAATCATTTCGTCTTTATCAATAAATAGGTTTATTATTCAATTTCAAACGTTTCACCACAATTAATACTACCAACAAATCTACCATTGTAAGTACTTACAATTGTTAACCTTTGAGACGGATTAAGTGAATTCCAATCAACCTGACAACCAAAACCAAGTTCATTAGTAAACGGGTCAACTACTGATGTCGGTACTGTTTCTCCAACACAATGAGCGCCATTTGGTGTTGTTACTCTAAAATCACCGTTTGGTGTTACAAACTTCAAATAAGATTGGCCATCAATATATATTAATGCCGTATTAATTGATGGTAATGGGAAATTACCAGCCAATCGCCAATTACATGTCGCATATTGAATGCATGCTTCTGAAAGTTCTGGGTTGGTTCTACAACAAATGTAACCTCGATTACTTACAGTATATCCAGTTTCACCATAAGTTAAACTTAATGGTAGTAAATCTCTAACATTTTGTGGTAAATTATAATAATCAGCTAATGATATTTGTTCAAGTTGATAGTATTCCATTGGTTGGCCGAAATATTGACTTTCACAACATTCTGGGAATAGGAATTCACTCTGTGTATTTGATGAATACGTTATTAATAAATTGTCATTTTCGGTTGTTTCAGCAGAAGTTATACCTAATGATTGACAGTCAAATGTTTGTGATGAATAGACTACATCTATCTGTATGCTATTATCATTTGTTGCAATATCACAACCGCAGGGTGTAATCTCATCTGTCGGTTTTGGGTCTGGAACAACATACGTATTTAACACAACACAATCAGATAGGTCGAACCCCTCACTTGACAAATCAATATACGTGTTACCAGTATAATTGTTTATTGTACCTTGATTGTAGTTTGTAAATAATGTTGTTGTACCAGTTTGGTATGAAGCATTTACAATCGTAACTGGTTGGAAATTTGGGATAAGACCTCTAAATTGGTCAATATATGCCTGACCTCTGTCATAAGGACCTGAATGTGGGTTATTACCAGCTAAAATATATTTACTGGCGTTTCCACCACCAGTTTCCCTATACCAACCACCACCTTTTTGGAAATACATATCTGGTGTGTCTGGTAATATTCTTGGAAACCCGTCACTATCAATATTATATAATGTTAAATCAGTATTTAGACCATTTAAATCTATCGCTGATTGTACGATGTCAGCATTTAACGCATTGTCAGCAACATATACATGTTCATTGAATTGCATTAACCCAGTCGGTGCCCCAATGAATTTTGTTAGGAATTCAATGGCTTTTCTAGTACCTTTTGATTTCCAAAGATATGGCGTATTCAATATTATTCTTCTCCACATTTCATATTCAGACTCAATAGGCGTATAACCCCTTGTAAAGCCAGAATAACTGGTTCTACTGGTAGAAACATAATTAGATAGTAAATCGTTCTCTAACACGCTTGAAATCAAGTCCCAACCTAAAGTTCTTGCTAAATTCTTTAACACAATATCTGGTGTGTTATTTCTTTGGTTATATGAAACAACATTAGCGAAAGAAATACCGTCAATGTATCTTTTTATATCATCAAATTCACGACCATAGATTCTTAATAATTTGGTTACTTTTTGGTCAGCTTCTTCATCTCTATCACCGTAGAATATAGGTATTGTGTCAAAATCACTTATAGAATCACTGGTAAGGAATCTAGTTATAAGGTCTGATTTGGTAATATCGCTGTTTTGAGAAATTTCTATGAGACTATTAACATACTGTTCATAGTTTGGTGTGTTAAAATCCAGATTATAACCATCTGATGTTGGCCAAGTTAGTGTTGTTGTTTGAAATAATATAACACCATCTTCGCTTTGGACTGGATATCTGAATGTTGCGGTATATCTTGGTCTTATTAATGTATTTAATAAATTAGATTCAAAATCGTTCAACCCATTGAAGAAGGTATCTACCTTTAGTTTGTTAGGTTTAATGTGGTAAACTTGGTATTGATTCTGTGTATTTCCAGTTGTATAGAACGGATTACCATTTACCCTTACAGTAAGGCTACCAGAATTAGATGTTGTTAAACCAGTAAAACCGACTAAATCATATTCCGTATCATTTAATAATAAAGCATAGTTTAAGTAATTTACAGTTAAATTACGTAATGGGTTACTTTCATTGAAAGTATTCAATATAGTACCATTAATTAAATAATTTAATTGGTAATTATTATTTATTGCTAAATTAGGTATATTGAACGTTGCGGTTTGAGTTATTGGGTCAAAACTATAATTTGTTACCGTATATGTTACTGTTTCACTACCGTTTGCGTTAGTAGCGATTGGGTTCATATAAATTGAAGCTGGCCAATTGGTGATTATATTTTCAAGAGAAACCCTAATGAATTCCGTTAGTGAACCAAAATAAGCATGAGTCAATAAATCTGATTCATCCAATCTAAGCCTAACATTAGCATTATTATCTAATAGTATTGCTAATTCAGTATCTGATATATTAATATCGTTTAACGTGAAGAATTGGCTATACCGCCCTAAATTATAATTGAAACTATTAGGTGGTTGTAGGTTTGTTGATACGACAAAATTACCTAATGTGAATAGTGCGGTACCACCATCTTCGACAAATTGGTTACCCACAAGATTATCCGCAAAGTTACGATATTCTATACCATCATTATAGAATATTTTCTGTGCGTAACCGCTAACTCGTATTCTAGGGTTTTGAGCCATTATACGTTAGCAATATTATCAAATGTCTTAGTGAAATCGATATTATCCCTCTCTTCTCTAACCTCAAATAATGGTTTTCCAGTGAATTGGTCTTTGATTTCAAATAAGTTATATTGTTTGTAAATCTGATTATCAAAATTGTATATGGTATAGATACCATCTTCAAGACTTTTGGTCTGATTGGCAAACAACCCATAAGCTAATGTTTCGATATCATGTTCAACCATCTCAATTTCAAGCATAATTGGGTTAAAGAATGTGTTTGTAATTATAACCTCTTGATTTGGTTGGCCGATAAATGGTAAAACGTTTGGTTTAACATTTGTTGCTGAGCTTGGTGATACTGTACAGAATACCAAAGTAGAATTATCGTTAAAGTTATATCTTATCGCTTTTTGGCTGGTATTTGTTAAGTTTTGATTAACTGGTTCAGCTCTGTTGTTCGATGTTACAACTTTAAAGAAATTACGTATTTTAACGTCAGCAACGTTAGTATTTGTATTTAAATATTCTATTCGATAACCGATTAAGTTATTGTTTTCGAACTTATTAACGTGTTGTGCTGGTATTGCAGCCAAATCAAATAAAACACCTTTAATATCTGGGAATGCTGATAATACACCACAATCTACAATTCTTGTTCTAATTTCAACAGGTTTAATCATTATGGTATAGATACCCTTTTGATTAAATTGGTTAACTGGTAATTTCAGCGTATACATACCACCAAAGACTTCAAACCCAGTCGTTACATTTGATTGTACTTTATTTGGGTTATCCATTTGTAAAAGAACCTGTTGTGGGTTCAATTGTGCAACCGTTGTGTTACCAACAACATCTCTACTTGGTGTATAATGTACCCATATTTCGCAATCTGATGGACTTACATCCGCTGGTCTATTTATACCATAAACTCCTGTTGACATTCAAACTTGTTTTAAATTTTCTTATTATATCTGTAAATAGTGATTTAACAAATATTTTACTACTGAAATCTAAAATAACCATTACGATAATCTTGTAAAGCGTCCAACCCTCTTATTTCACCTAATATCAAATGGTCTTCTAATACTGTTGTCGCACCTCTATCAATAAAAACATCGCTTTGTACTTCTGGTGGACTGACTATACCCATTAGGTATTCTCGTCTTATATAGGCTCTTAAATCAACATTAGTATCATTCCAACCCTCACTTACAAATCTAAATTCAGTTTTTGGTTTTAAGGTTATATTATTGTCAAAATCAACCAATGGGTATGTCTCATCGGAATATGTTTTATACCTTATACCAGTTGTTTGTGCATTGGTACCAATTACTTGGAAAAATGGTGGTTGGCTTTCAGCATCAACAGCATAGATTATAGGATTACCATCATCAACGACTTTGGTAACGCCACTTATAGAAACACCAGAATAGTTAACGTAATTTTCAGCATCATTTATTATTGCTGGATTATATAGGTCAGCGGCATCATAAGACCTAACTAAATTAAGTTTATCATTTGTAAATCCACTTACAAATCCACCAGAAAAAAACCATTGGTTTACTGTAGCACCAGAAAACCTTGTATAAGGTGAGTTTGATATATTGGTAAATGTTGGATTTAACATTTGTGGTGTTATTCCAAACATAAATGGAAATGTAAACCCACTCGACTGTAAGTCGTTTATTAAATCTTGCGTATTATATGATATTATCGGCATAGTATAATTTTATTTTAAATAGCTATTGTCGATTTATTACGTTTAATTCACAATCATTGCTATTACCATATGCCACCCAAATTCTATTACTTTCGGCTAATACACTATTGGTACAACCACAATCAGTTGCCCGTAAAAATATACTACATGGATATTCTGGAGGACATTGATTTGGACTAAAGTCAAATGAAAATCCTTCTGGATTTGCTATTAGTTGTTGACCTTGATTGATTGAAAGTGGTGATAATAGACTTTCGTAATAAAGATAATGTGGGTTTGTTGGCCATTCTGAATACCAATTAGCCGATAAACAATTATAATTAGCTGGATTTATACCACTTTGTAATCTAGCTAAAAATCTATCAGTTGTTGTCGTTTCTGGATTACAAGGTAATATATATGGGTCTTGTTGTGTCCCACTACCTTGTAGACCAGAAACATCCGTCTGTGGTTCAATTACCAACTGATTAGATATCTGACTACCATTATCAGCATAAATAAATATATCGATTGATGGTGATTGACCATAGCAATCGCCATTTGATGCTGACACGCTGTAGGTGCCGTTATTTGTCACATTAATTTGCTCTGTACCTTCACCTGTACTCCAAAGAACTTCAGTATAATTATTATAATCATAAACACCTAGTGTAATATCCACAGTTTCACAAACTGAAATCACATCAATTATATTCTCAAATGGTATCTCTGTGTTAGCTGGAAAATTACCATATGGTTCACTTAATATTACATACCCTGTTGGTGATACGCCATCTGATATATTTTCAGATGTTCCACTTAATGTTATTGTACACCCAAGATTATCTTCAACTGTTACCGTATATGTACCAGCTGGTTGGTTATAAAGTGTATATGTATTATTACTTGTTTGTATAACATCAATAACACCATTTGAACCGTTATAAAATGTATATGTAAAAGGTGGTTGACCACCATATACCGTTGGTTTGATATATGCGTTTGATGGTGCTGGTGAATTTGGGTCATAACATGTAACATTAGTTACAATTATAGTACCGTCAAACTGAGCACATTCACTACCATTTGGTATAAATGGTAAATCGGTCACCATACCTAAATCATCAATCGTCTGAACCATTTCAACCTTCATATAGATTGATGAGGCAGTAATTGTACCATATGCTAAACCATCCTCAAAGGTTTTAAGGTCATCCAATAATATTTTTCTTCTTAATACTTTCATTTTATGATACTCTTACTTCATATAATTGTACCGTAACATTTGGTGTTGGTATAATTGACCCATAAATAACATTATTACTATATTGACTATCAATAGCATAATAATAACCAGTTTGTGTTCTATGTAGAACATATCTGGTATGTAATTGGTCAACCAATTGGTCTATTGGTACTTGCGTTGAATCTGTCATTAAACCCTTTGATATACCTGTCTTTGCATTATTGAATGTTGCCCTCATATATAATATTTCTGGTAGATTTATATCAACCTCGTCTTTAAAATAATATATGAAAAAACCTTCACCAAAAACCTCGTCATTGGTTAGTGGGTTCTTTAATTGAAGCCATAGTTGTTTATTTGTTGCTACTGGATATGCACTTATGTTTGGTTGTATGTCAGCGTAAGTAATGTTTGGGTTTATTGACATTGAGGCGACCAATCTTTGGTCTGTTAAAATGTCAGAATCATAAAAATCCAAACGGAGATATGATTTAATGAGTCTATTCTTTCGAAATCTTAAATCATCATTATCAAATCCAGCATCGGCATATGTTGTTGATGGTGAAAAATAGTTATTGTTACTATCCAATAGATTTATTTGATATGTTACTGTTTGTATTTCAATAACTGGTAAGTTTACTGTTGTTGCGGTTGCATTTGGTGAAATTATTGCTGGTAAAAACCTAACTTTCTCATAATCCAATATTGGGTTTATTGCATTTTCAACTTCAACCTCAACAAATTTTCTATCGATTATTTCCGCTTGGTCAACCATCTGTGGTGTAAGGTCAATCGGAACGTTCAACGTTGTTGCGCTTGATTCTGGTCTTGGTATTCTTATTTGATATCTATCAACAAGCATCTTCAGCAGAGTTTACATCAAAATTATTTGTTATTCCGACACCAACTATATCGTATGGTTCAAAATTAATTTGACCACCATTAGTATCTTCTTCATACCCATAATATAAATCATATTGACCATATGGGTCTTGTCTCCTGACTGGAAAACAATAATTCTGATACATATAATGCGCACCATTTAAAAATGGATAATTCAGCGTTTCTTGCTGACCATCATTTACGCCAATATCCAATAAATCGCGCCATATCCATCTACCCTCATTATTATTGCCATCATTTAGATTTGTCGCATAATCAGGTATACCAACGGTATTAGCATTTCCTTGTTCAATATATGTAGAATAATCTCTTATTTTAATCCTATGGTGTGGATAATAAAAATAGCCTTCATGTCTTGGCCCAGCAATACATTTTGCGCCACTACTAAACCCACACCCTATTGTTATTCCATTGGAAATACGATTTTCTGTATTGAATCTGTGACCAACGACACCTAATGTGTGTTCAATAAGCTCATAATCATTATATTCAACCAAATCACCATAAAAGAATTGGTCGTTTATGTTAACATTAGCGGTCAGTGGGTTTGGTGAATCGCGATACTGTGGGTCTAATCCTGTTTGTGGTCCGTCTCTAAGTTGTCTTATATCTGGTATACTTGGATAGTAATCAAAAATCCCAGAAACTTTACCGCAGTCAAGACCAGCTTGTATTGGTGTGAAAAAATTATTATCCCTTGTTTTAACAACCGTTAAAAACATTTCACTTATAGGCCTACCTAAATTATCAACAATATTACTTACATCTATATCTTCATTGAATACGAACTGACAAACTTCATCATTGAATATCGTTTGTGAAAAGGCGGCTTGGTAAATTTCATAATCATCGGATTCAATAATACCATTATTGATATTAATATTAACGGTTGTTATTTTTTTAAATAATCGTAAATAATATTTAGATTTAAAACCGTTATCCCGTCCACCTAAAACCCTTTCCATTCTAGCACCAGTAACGGGGTTTGCATTTAAATTGTTAGGGTCAATGTCTACTGAAAAATAATATTCTTTCATTGTCCCATCATCTAATCCAGTCCTTAATACCCGATAATAACCATCTTCAGTTGTTGGATTTAGACCAGAAATAAATACCAAATCACCTTGATTTAGATTATGTCTAACAGCAGTTGAAAAGGCGTATCTGTTGCGACCACCGATACTTACTGAATTATAACCGATAATTTTCAGTCCACCTACAACTAAAAAGTGTTTTGTATCCGCAGAAAATGGGTATGTTACGGTTAATTCCCATTTTTTATTTGATGTCGGTTTAAATGAAAATCTTTCTTTTTTAGGTTCCATTGTGTAAAAATCACAATTACCAGTTAATAAAATATCTGGATTATAAAAACCAAACCAACCATCTTTTTCTTTCAGGAATTTTTTATACGATTGTGCAAATGTTAGTCCACTATATTGACCAGTATCATCATTATAATCGTCAATTGGGTCTTTTCTAAATTTTATGTCGTTAAATATGTTCCAACCATAGGATTCTGAACCTGAAAAGTCCGTACTTGGATTATAATTACTGGTTAGATTGAATAGTACATTACTAACTAAAGGTTTTATGGTACCAAATACACGATATTTTTTACTTTTTTGTCTTTCATTATTAAAGACCTCAGCACTATTCACGGTTTCATTAATATCATTTTTAGGTAATAGACGTCTACTACCCTCCAAATTCAATTTAATAAACGTATCAGTATCAGTACTAAGTTGTGAATTTGTACTTTGTAACCTATACCTTATTCTATCATTACTCATATTACATTTAACCTATAATGGTAAATATAATGTATTATGAATTTAACAAAAATAAAGTTGTCAACCTATAATGTGGTTACTGTTATCGGTGTTGCATAACAACCAGCTTCATTACGAGCAGCGATTTGATATGTAGTTCCAGATGTTAGGCCAGTAAAGGTATAATTACCCTGTTGGACGGTAGCTTGGTCTATTAATGTGTTACCAGTACTATCATATAAATAATATGTAATCTGTTCACCACCATTCTGATTGTTGAACGGTGTTACAATTACATTAATTGTTGTTGGTGTAATTGTTGGTGGTGTAAAGCTATTGGTATCACCAACATTGAATAATGATGGTTCACTAACAATAACTGTAATTGCAACCGTATTATTAGCATTATCAGTTATGGTAACATAATATGTTCCAGCAACAAGTGGCGCAAATGTAAATGATGGTGCTGGTGTTGAACTGGTAATTGGTGTTATTTGTATTGGGCCGTTGTTGTCTGATAAAGTTGCATTATAAGGTGGTACACCACCAAAGATTGACGCCCTTATCTGACCATCAGTATCACCATTACAGGTTACATAAGTTTCAACACCACCATTAATATCTTGAGAATTACTGTTGTAAAGGTAGTTATCTGGGTCTGTTGGGTCATTAGGGTTATTTATATTACCGACATTATAATAATGATTAATTAATACCGTTAACCCTTGTGGTTCTAAAACTTCAGCAGTACATGTACTACTCTCACCGTTTGAATCGGTTATTGTAATAGTATATACACCGCTTGGTAAATTGTCTATTATTTGTTCTCCAGCAATCAAATTACTAAATGGATAAATATTATTAGGGTCTGGAGAGATGTTCATTGTGTATGGTCCTATTCCACCAGATATGCTGACATTGATTATTCCGTCCGATGCCCCTTGATTTGATGTTGGTATTGCATTAGTTACACATGTTACTGGTTGTGGTTCACCGACAATGAAAGTGATTGTTGAAGATAAACCATTTGCGTCAACTACTGTTAACACATATGACCCACCGCAAAGGTCTTCCAAGTCAACAGCATCTAATGTTGGGTTAGTATTTCCAGATATATTAAATTGTGTGTTATCTGGAAGTGTCCAAAAATATTGATATGGCGCTGTACCGCCTTGTATCGTAACATCTATTTCACCATTACAATTATTTAAATCGGTACTATCGGTAATATCACCTAATATTAGAAAATCTGGTTTATCTTGAACTGGGCATGGTGCAAAATATTTTGCTAACATTTTAGCTAATGCGGTTTTGTTTCTATTTAAACCAAAGTAAAAATAAAAAGAGTTTAATGACTGTGGAAATGCGTCACACATTTTACCGACTTGGGTACTATCAACCCAACCATACCTAAAGCGATTATAACTTAAACCATTTAGTAATGTATCTAAATCCCCAACTTGATTACCACATGATGGTAGATTATTAAAATCTGTGTTTATACTAAAAGGTGTGGTATATAAACTATTTAATGGCGTACCATCTAAACCATAACCATTCATCCATGCAAACACGTTTCTAGTAAATCTAATGTCTATGTCGTCCGCTGTGAGTTCATCATCTGGTGGTGTATTACCTCTAGTCTCGTCAAACCCAACACCTAATTCACACTGTCTTCTTAGATTTCCGCAACTGATATTTGTTGTTCTAGCAAAAAAACAGTTGACACTGAAAAATAAAGAACTAAGAGGTGGTAAATTATCTTGACATGGGTTAGAGCTTAATTGGGCACTTAAATTATCCATTCCAGATACTGTGAAGTTTTGGTCTGTTTCATCCAAATATGGTGGTAATTTGTATGTTGTGTCAACAAACAATTCATAAACTGATGGTAAACCTAACCAATGACACTTTACGCTTGAGCCAAGTGTAACTATGTCAGTTGCTAATAAATACTCATCATTAGTTTTAGAATATGGAGCATAATAATAGTTTTCATCATAATAAACGATTAAACCATGTTTGATGTTATATGGTTGTCCTATATACCTATGGCCTTGATTATTCGGTCTTTGGTTATTACATAAATTAAGTTCTCCACAATTAGGATAAGTTGTATTTGGACAACCTAAAGGTATTCCAAAACAAGTATCAACTAAAAATATGTCATCGTAACTAGTATTATCTGGTGTACCATTATTATCATTATTGACACTTAGATTTGATGGTATACCGTCATTAGACCACTCACAAAACTTATGTGGGCCGTAACTAAGGTTATTTGGGTCACCGTCTTTCACTCTAACCTTGAATAAAGGTGAATATAATGTACCATTTACCCAATCGTTATAGAAATCGAATTTAAATAGATTAAGGTCTTTTGCCAGAGATATTGCAATACATTTAGTATATCCAGCATCGCCTGGTGGTAATGTCTGGTTCCAATCATTTACATTAATTTCACTTCCGACACAAACAACACCGTTACCAGCGGCATCACAACCTAAATCAGCTCTTGGTAATGTACATGGAAACTGTTGACTATCTGATGAACAACAACCTGGTGCATATGGTACATTATCACATTCTAACGTAATACAGGCTATATAATCAATGAGTGGTATACCAAATATATCTAAAACATCATTAATCGTACTAATAATTATGTTTAATAGCGATATAATACCAGTATTTATAAAACTAATAAGACCAGCAAAAGCAATTGTTAAAGTGCATATGAAACCAAACAAAGCTTCGGTTTCGAAAGTCATATGATTATATGGAAATGGTGTATACTTACCTCTGGCACTATCAACGTCTTTGATTCCAATAAAATTTCTAATCTTATCGCCACTTCTACTGCTTGGGTGGGTGTCTGATTTTTGAACTCTGGGTATATAATTTTTAACAGTATAAATACCATTCCAAACTAATTCGGCTAAATTTTCTTTTTTGGTATTTGGACCAAATTCAAAATCGGTATTTAATCCACCAACATTTATTGGATTATTGGGAACTAAGTATGCTGCTCGTTCTCTTAGATTACCCTCGCCACCAGTTATATTCATTTTAATTCTAAATCTAACTTTGGCTCTAGTGGGTATACCTTTCTTTGGGTCATCGGTTGGTACTAAATTACCATATTCATCCGTAACCCTATAGTCCAAATTCATTGGTACTTGATAAGCCCATGTACCGTCAGAATCGATTAATTGTCCACCACCGACATCAAACCTTTCGATATTGCCTGATAATGTTTCTCTGACCATTTCAATTTTACCAGTTCCAGTTGTTTGGTCATTTAGTGTACCCATATTTTCTCTGGGTTTACAGGTTAAACTTAGTGAATTAATTTCGTTATCACCAAAAATTGAACCCATGAATATTGCCTGTGGTGTGATAGCAGCTTTTAAATCAATATCCCTTCTAGTAATTGCAACATTACAATTATCGTCATCACCCCAGTATGGTTGTACATTAACACTTATCGGTGATTGTTTGATTATTTGTAAATTGAAATCTAAATCTTCCTCACTACCCCTGAACTTTGTTGTTGATTCAAAAACCTCTTCGGATGAACCCTTTCTAACAAAGTCAAATGGTTTTTGGCTAATAATGCCTATGTCTGATACATCAGCCTCAACGTGCATTATCTGAGCGCCAGTGGGTACACCGAATATCATATAATCACCAGCGGCATTAGATGTTGTAGTGAATTTATAGTATTCACAATATATGTCCAACATCGTGTCGTCATCCAAAAATGTCCTTTTATCAGAAAAATCACCAACAGGCGTAAAACAATCATCGTTTGTTTGATTATCCTTACTTAATAAATTATATCTTAAACCGTTAGGACCAATATCAGTAATTGTTTCAAATGGATATAAACCGAATATCTTATCGTTCTGTCTATCAAGCTCAGATACTGGAATAAACACGCTAACTTTAGCATTTGGAACACCAAAACCACCATTAATAGATACTCGACCAACTATCGCACCATAACCAGCACAAAAGGTTGTATATAATTCTTTTTGAGATATTTTTAATGATAAGATTTCAACAAAATCAAAATCTTGTTCCATATTGATTTTAATGAACTTATCATCACCATTAGGTGTTGTCCGTATTCTAATTGTTTTAGACATTTACCAGTTCTAATTTAGAATTATTATCATATAGTTCTAAATCCACAATATCAATATCACTTTTAGTATTTAAAATTCTACTGGTTTTCATTAGCTCGACAATAGATTTTAGCGTGTGGGTCATGTCCATATTTTGGTTTTTGATTATTAATTTATATAAAAAACTAATAAAAAATGGTAAAAATAATGGTGATAATACCACCATACCAATAAAGATTAACCACTTAAATATGGTATTAGTATTTATCGATTTATTTGTTGACATTAACTTAGCGTCTGGAACACTAGTATCTCTTACATTTTTACAACCACAACTCATATTTTTTTACCTTTAATTTAAACAAAATAACATTTAAGTCAATAACCTTAACAAAGTGTTACTTATTTTTGAATTAGGACGTCCTAACTCGAACCCTTATATCTGTACCAACATTCTTAATTTCAAACATACTAATTGGGTCACCTATAAGAGCATAATTCTGTGATAAATCAATCTCCAAAGTTTCTTCATTTATCAATGGTTGTGATATCTCATTTAATGAGTAATTACCACCGACTTTATTGAAGACCTGCATATTTATCACATTCAACACACCGCCAACATTATTTATATTTTCAATTAATTGACTTAAATATATTGATTCACCCATATCGAAATTATTGATATCCATATAATTTTGTACCTCTTGAATAACCTGACTAACAATTTGTGTCTGTGGATACTGTTTATCAATAAAAACATCAATATCGAAACCTAAATTTATAACCTTACCACTCTTAACCTCAACATAGTCATTCATCATTCTATACTCAGATAGATATTCTGAAATATTATTCCTTAATGTTGATGTTGTTTGGTTTGATAAACTACCGTCACTATTCAATGTCAATATATAGACACTAACCTTGTTTTGGTCTTCAATAACGCCAGTCCTGAATGGTGAACCAAATTGACCTGGCATTAATTGAATTCGTGATTGGTAATCCTTTAATGTAACACATCTGTTCTGTGCTGAAAAATTATACCTTACAAGGTTTCGTATCTCTTCAACTGATGGTTCATCTTTACCGCCTACAGCTGGTAATGGGTTATTTACCGTTAATGAATTTCTAACAGCAGAATTGATTGTTGGGTTTGAACCATTAACCAACATATTAACGTTATTAACTGTATTGATTACGTTAGGCCCCAAATTAGTTGCACCACCACCACCAACACGATAACTGATAAACATTGTTGTGTTTGGTGTTAGTGTGGTACCCAAACTCATATTATTAATGAAATCACCAATTCTATTAACTAATGTAACATCAACATCAAAATCACATAATGAACCAATATCTTGTGAACCACCACCAAATATTATGTTCGTAAAACCTAAATCAGTATATTCCCTAATAAACCGCCTATCAACTCTAACCCATTTACCTGTCTTAATTCCTGACTGTGTACTTGGTGATAGTTGGTCTTCAATAAAAACTTTATCCTCAGCCAAAGCATCCATTTCATACCACCGATTATCAAAATTCAAGAATTGGTCAATGCTTGGCGTCTGTGTATAGTTTGTACCCTCTAAGGTTATTATTGAATTAATCGATATAACATCATTATCTGGTAGTGTAACCTCAAAGAATGGTCTAACATCATTTTGACCAATAGCTCGCTTGAAAATCTTTGTTACACCATTAATAACCATTTCACGTTTGGTTAACGTGTAGTTAATGATATTACCAGAGCCATCTAAGTTAGGTATTACCAATCTATTAGGTATACCACCAATAGTGAAAGGTGATGAAAAATCAATATCATACATAGATTCAAAAACCTTTCCAGCACCAGAAACTTGAGCACCTTGTCTTATAACTGGTGCATACGATAAATCAAACGTATCACCAAAAACAGGTACGGTTACACTGAAATCGACAATCGTTGCGCTGGCTCTTTTACCTGGTACCTTTAAACCAAAAGTCCTAGCCATACTTAAAACACTTGAACGCTCCTGTGCAAAATTAATCTGGGTCTCCTGAAACATCCTATCAGTATGGAATGATAACATGTCTCCTACAGCAGCGTTGAGTTCCAAGAGCATCATCCCAACGGACGCATCATTGAAATCATTGAAGATTTGGGGATAATATTGTCTAACATAGTTAACTAATTCAGTTCTTACATCAGCAAAGTTTCTAGCAAAGTATGGTATTTTTTGTGCCATTATAAATTCTTTAGATATAAATATATTATAAATGATTTTTTTTATTTGTGAAGTTTTTGTATATTTGTTAGTAATTACAAGTAAACGGCTATAAGTATGAAAAAAAATAACACTAAAAATTTTATAATCAAGGCTAAAAAAGTCCATGGTGATAAATACGACTATTCTAAAGTTGACTACAAATTAAATAATATACCAGTCAAAATAATATGCCCAAAGCATGGTGTGTTTGAAAAGGCCCCCGCAAAACATGTGTCTGGGAAGCAAGGTTGCCCAAAATGTTCAATAGAGCAACAAGTTAGTAGGCAGAAAAAGGGTTTGGATGCTTTTATTAATGAGGCTAAAGAGATTCATGGTAATAAATATGACTACTCAGAGGTGGAATATATTAATAATAAAACTAAAGTAACAATAATTTGTCCAGAACATGGTAAGTTTGAGCAAGCGCCAACTAATCATTTAAGTGGTAAAGGTTGTAAATACTGCGGTGGTACCGCTAAAATGGATACTAAACTTTTTATAAAAAAATCTAAAGAGATTTATGGTGACAAATATGATTACTCAAAGGTTAATTACGTTAATAGTGTCACGGATGTTATTATCATATGTCCAGAGCATGGTGAATTTATAACAACACCAAATAACTTTACGTCTAAAAATCGGGGATGCCCATATTGCGCTTTTAAAATTTTTGATAATCAATCCTTTATAGAAAAAATGGGTCAAATACATGGTAATACATACGACTATAGTAAAGTTGATTATGTTGATATTAAAACGCCTGTTACAATAATTTGTCCAGAACATGGTGAGTTTGAATTAAGACCTGATTCACATAGAAACGGTAGTGGTTGTAAAAAATGTTTAAATAGTATATCTAATATTGAAAAAGACATTGTGGCTTTTATTAATTCTTTTGGGTTTAGTATATTAGAAAATTGTAGGGACATTATTGAACCATACGAATTAGATATTTATCTTCCAAAACATAAATTAGCCATTGAATTCAATGGTTTATATTGGCATTCTGAATTACATAAAGATAAAGACTATCACTTAAATAAAACCAAAGAGTGTGAAGCTAAAGGTGTTAGATTAATACATATCTTTGAAGATGAATGGTTATATAAACAGGATATTGTTAAGAGTAGATTAAAGAACTTGTTAGGTATAACTGAAAATAGAATATATGCTAGGAAATGCCAAATTAAAGAAGTACCTACAAAAGAAAAAACTAACTTCCTTAATGAAAATCACATTCAGGGTGCCGTTGGTAGTAAGGTTAATTTAGGACTTTATTATAATAATGAATTAGTTAGTATAATGACTTTTGGTAAAAGGGGTGTTATAAAACATAAAAAGACTGAGTTACTTAGATTTTGTAATAAACTTAATACTACTATTGTTGGTGGTGCTAGTAAATTACTTAAATATTTCATTAGAGAATATAAACCAAAAGAAATTATTAGTTATGCTGATAGAAGGTGGAGTACTGGTAATATGTATGAAACATTAGGGTTTAAACTAAAATCAATCAATAAACCATCTTTCACAATTTCTAAAGGTAAAAATAGAGAGAGTAGATTTAAGTATCAAAAACATAAACTTTATGATATGGGTTTTGATTTTAATGGTAAAACAGCTGATGAGATATTAAGAGATAATGGTTTATATAAGATTTATGATTGTGGCAGTTATACATATATTTTAAACCAATAATGGTAATATTGTCTAACATAGTTAACTAATTCAGTTCTTACGTCAGCAAAGTTTCTAGCAAAATATGGTATTTTTTGTGCCATTATAAATTCTTTAGATATAAATATATTATAATGGTTAAATTTTGAAATTAAAGATTAATCACAATAACATCATTTTGTTCAAACACATCTTCAGTTACGGTGTAATCTATTGTCAATGTTACTTTATGTTCATTATTTTCATCTCTATCAACGATAACCTCATTAATTCTTAGGTTTGGTATGTACTTCTTAACGGTTTCATTAATATCAAATTTAATATCGGACGATAGTTTAGAATCGTTTTGTTCAAAGATATACTTAAGTAGGTCTGTACCAAAATCTGGCATATATAACCTTTGACCCTTTTGTGTTAAAAGAAGGTGGAGTAGGTCTGACCTGATAGCTGTTGCATCAGTATTATTTAAATCAAGATAAAACCCTTGATTGCTATCCCTAAATGGATATCTAATATTAATATATTTACCTTGTGCCATAATAGTAAATATACTGGAACAATAAGTTTTGTAAATTAATATATCAATTATAAGATTTCTTTTTAAATCTTTATATTTTTTAATAAAATGACCCTGTAACTATATTAAAATCAATAACTTACTAAAAGGTGTGTATATATCCTAGTTATACACAATACTACATTAGTGTTTCAATTTAAGTTTGTCTATAAAACTTTTAAAAAATTTCGAGAACCAGTTTTGTTTATTTTTTATTGGTTCAGTGTATGGTACTCCAACAAAATGAAAGTTCCCATTATCAAGTTTAAAACCAATAAATGCTTGTTTTCCAGTTGGTGAATCCTCGCTATCTTTTATAGCAAATACTTCAAACGAATGTGCATCATTCGGTATGTATTGGTTTTCAACTTTATTACCATACTCAGTCAATAAATCAACAAAATCTGGTACTCCTTCCAGTCTATCTACGAAACTTTTCCCTTTACCAAAGTCCCATATAAATTTTTCTGCGTTTTCTCTTGTATTTTTCATATAAATTTTTTAAAAGTTTTTATCCGCTCTTTGTATCAACATTCTACCTTAATAAACCGTACTGTGTATAACAAATGATAAACAACATTACAACGATTGTTTATCATCAGACGTTAGCAACAATAAAAAATTATTACTGCCGTACTTCGTTGAGAGAGAAAATAACTTCTGCATCTTTCCAATATCCAAAGTCATAATGTTTTTTATGCCCTTTCTTTTCAAACATAAATTGCCTACACACCCCACCTTTTTTACGTATCTCAATATATTGCATAGTTGGGTAAAATTCAACGCTCATTCCAAGTTCATCTTTATGCCCACACACGTCAATGAAGTTATTTTCTTTATAGTCTGCGGTGATTCGCATTCTTTCTTCTGAGTTTAATCTTAATTTTGCCATAATTTTTTACAGATTGCTAACATGGTGTATAAGCCATGCCAATTAAAAGCCGTAGTAAATTCGATAGTTCCGAACAGGCACGGCTCATACACCTGTTCCGTTATCGGAAATTCATTTTTCTTCCGACTCCTGCTCAGAAGAAGGTTCTTGCTTTTCAAAATCTTCCCTGATTTTATTTAGTCTTGCAAATTCAGACTCCCAAGCATCCAATGTCATTCCATTTACTGAAATATTTTCAAGTCTATCTCTACCATCACCATCCCAATCAATTACCACTTCTCTACTACTTCCCATTTGTCCAAGACTTCGTAGTCTTGAAAATAATTCTAATAGCGGTTTTACTGCATCATCAGAACAAGTAAATGAAATGACATTTTGAAAAGCAATGTTTGGTGTTTTAAATTTTTGTTCCATTTTTAAATTCTTAAATGCCAACCCACGAAAAATGAACTATCCGATAACACGGGTTTGGCGTAATGCCACCAGATAGTTTGTGCCTAAATTTAAAGTTCTTGCAAGGTGGCACTAACGCCAAGCCCGAAACCGTTGTGTGTAATAGCTACGGTTTTACTATCTTGCAACTCCATCGCCAAAATTTTTGAAGGCTATCAAACCAAATATCAATTTCATCAGCAACCCAACCCTCTCCACCTAATAAGTGTTGAATGTCGTGTTCTTTTGGTTCTAAACCTTCTCCGCTTCCAATGCTTGTACCTTCTGCCCACATTTGGTGTGCTTGGTCAAAAATTTCTGTATGTTCTCTATCTACTGTCATCTTTCTGTTATTAAACCGCTACTACACACAACAATGTGTATAAGTAATGGCACGTTAAAGTTTGTGGCATAATTCAAAGGTTCGGTGTATGTGCCACTACCCATACACTCGTCCGTTGTACACAATACTACTCTGTGCCTAACCTTTTAAGTTTCTGCACTAAATGTAAAGCAAGGGTCATATACTCTTTAACTTGTTCATTTGTTGGTAGGTCATAATCGTACTCACTAATCGCTTGAAGAGTATCGCAACCACTACAACTACCGTAATAAGTGTCAGTCATTACATAATCTTCCACACTTGGTTGGTAAGTGTCAGTAGGCACAATAAATATTTGTGTACCTTGATAATCACCATCATCAATTACAGTCATTTTATCCAAAGCCCATCCGTTATAAGTGGTTGCTTCGGGTATGCACAATTCAAATATCTTCTTTACAATAGCTTCATAGCTATCGTATTCATCTTGTTTTGTCGTTTTGAAATACTCTTCAAGCTTATGCTTGTTTTCTTCCCATTGCTTTACTAATTCCGTTATCATAATTTTATTTTTAATTCATTAAACCCGTACTGTGTACAACACTGTATAAGCCACATTAAAACGATGGCTTATACTCACCGTTATGCACTACAACCAAAACATTCAAATGGACTATCTTTTGGTTTTTCTGGTGTTTCGTTTATTTTTGACGTTGCTAACTTTGTATTTGTATCTAATTTTGACTTACTTCTTGTGTAATAAACTCCAGTTTTAAGTCCACCTTTCCAAGCATACATTAAAGCACTGGCAATCTTTGAATACTTAGCATCTGAGTGATATACATTTAATGATTGTGATTGGTCAACATATTTATTTCTAATTATTGATAGGTCTAATAATACTTTTTGTGGTATCTCCCAAACATCCTTATATCGATATCTAACATCTTCTGGAATTTCCATTATGGTTTGTATACTACCCTTATTAGAAATCACCTTATCAATCATATCAGAATCCCATAAACCCAATTCAATCAATTCATTTACAAGATACTTATTAACCACTAAGAATTCACCTTGACCAACTCTTCTGGTAAATAGATTAGCTGTAACTGGTTCAAATGATTCAAAACTACCTAATAAAATCGCAGAATTATGACTCACACAACCGTTACCTGTTATGTATTCATGAATTTCTGGTACTTCAATGTCCCATGTTGGTTTAACACCATTTTCTTTAATACTTTTAATCTTCATATATTTTATTTTCTTTTAAAAAATTATTTACTCTTTCTTTATTTATTTCTAATTTATCTGACGACCACAAAGTTAAAATTTTATACCCATGTTCTTCAGCAATTTTTATTTTATTTTTATCTTTATTTATAAAGTGAATTGCATCTTTTTTACTTCTTTTATGACACCAGTTTTCCATTAACCAGTCAGTTGAAAACTTCATATAGTTAGGGTGCCATGCTTCTCCATTATATTCTATTATTATTTTTTTACTTTTAATCGCAAAATCATATAAATATGGTCTTTTAGTATCAACATCATAAATAACTAACTCATAGTTATTTTCAACACCCATTTTAATATCACCAATTTTATAACCACAATTAATAAGTTTTTCATAAAAAGGTTTTAAAATCTTTAACGATTCTTTACTAGCCCTACCTATTTTAACAGTTTTACTATTAATTATTTTTTCATATTCTATAGTAGCTTTTTCAACATCACCATCAAACTTTTTAAGAATTTTTTCAAAAGTAGTTTTAATACTTTTTTTCCTTTCTTTTAAAAGTTTATTGGCTTCGGAAACATTACCATTACATTTTTTTAATGCCCATTTATAACTAGTCGAATCTTTAGATTGTGTATAACTCAACCATTTTTTTTCACCAATTTCTTCCCCATATTTATCGATAAACTTATCATATGTGTGTTTTGATGTTTCTTGAAATTCTTTGAATTTTTCACTTCCTAATTTTTTACCATGTCTCTTTATAAAACCTTTTAATGAAGTTGATTTTTTGGTTTTATATTCTTTAACCTTTAAAATAGATTCATCGTGTGTATAACCTTTTTTAACCCAATAGTCTATTTTATATGGTGAATTAATAAGTCTTTTTAAATCTTTTTCTTTAAATAGTTTTACACCTAAATCATTACCATATTTTAATTTATAAAATTCTTCATTAACAACAAATTGGTTATTATTTTTAAATTCGATAAATTTAAAATATCTGGCCATATTAAAATCATCAATTTCATTTAAATCATTTGTTATTTTAGTTAAGGTTAAACCGTTATACTTCATAAGAAGTATTCGATAAAAAAATAACATATTATTGTCAATCTCTTTATTTAAACCTAAAGTTTTTCTAATAATACATAATTCTTCACCATTTAAGTTTATTTTATCATTCTCTTTTAGGTATTTAGTAATATTTCGTTTGTAATTAAAATTCATATATAATACGTTTTAACAGTTATTATCGTTATTATTATTATTATATAAATATATTTAACTGTTAAAAAGTGTTATGCCCACTACTATTTTTCTATAATATCATCATTTTCATTTAACTCATCGGCTCTCAACCAAACCTCTTTACCATCACGATTAACAAGAAATTTATGATTATGTGTGCATTCAAATATTTCACCATCTTCCATTTCTATTGCTAATGTTTCTACTTTACCGTTATAGATAATATTATGTATATCCCTATATCCATATCTACTATCGACCTTTAATGGTACTTTTAATTTAAATACTTGTTGTTCATTTAGTGTTTCAATAGTTTCGTAATCAATACCGTTCATTTTTAAGATATCTTGATATGATAAAACACCCTTATCAGTCTTGATTTTACCTGTAGAAACAAAACAACTTGCAGTCGGCATTAGTCCCAATAAAAGGCTATTGTACATTGGTATTGGTTCACCCTTTTCATTTGGTGACCAACCATCAATATATGTTTCACCTCTTGAGTATCTACTACCTTCCCATGCTGGATAATTCTCACCAGTTTCTTCAGCAATTTTAGAAGATTCAAGTACCGCAGCTTTATACATTGTTTCAAAAATGTCATTATTCCATTGTTTGGCTTCTTCTGATTCATAAGATATTTTTTTCTTTGCAAAGAAATCAGCCATACCAGCAACACCGATTGCTAATGCTCTTTGGTTAACACCAGCGTTCTTACTCCATTCATCAGACCACTTATTCTTATCAATAACACGATTTAAAGCTCTAACCAGTACTCTGGTACTTTTAGCTATTGATTTCAAATCTGAATGTTCAGCTAAATTTAATGATGCTAATGTGCATTGCGGTGTGTAATTTGGTTTGCTTGCTTGAAAAATTTCTATGCAAAGATTACTTTGTTTAATAACACCAATATTGTCTTGCATGTTTCTTTTATTGGCGTTATCTTTGAACATAACATATGGCTTACCACTTTCCACTTGTGATTTAATTATCGCATCAAATATCTTTTTAGGGTTAATTGCTTTACCTATACCCAATTCAACAGCTTTATTATACTCCATAACAAATTCGTCACCATATAAGTCATATAGTGGTCTTAAACCAGCTTTTTTAATGTCGTTTGGACAGAATATATACCAATCTTCCCCTGATTGTAATTTCTCCATGAATAGGTCATTTATTACAACAGCCGTAAACAAATCTCTAGTTCTTAATTGCTCATCACCAACAGGAAGTGTTAATTCAAGAAAATCAATGATATCTCTATGCCATACTGATAGATACAAAGCACAACTTCCAGAGCGTGAACCTTGCTTATAGAATCGCATCTTAGATTGAACCATATCAGCTAACCTTACCACACCACCAGCTTTACCATTAAAAGAACTTACATAACTATCTTTGCTTCTGATTGGGTCAATAAGTAAACCAATACCAGAACCTTCTTTTGAGGCATAAGAAATCTTTGTTAATGTTTCTTCGATTCCTTCAATAGTGTCAGATTCTAAATGAGTCAAGTTGCAGCTAATCATACCACCACGTTTTTCTATACCAGCATTGGTATATGTTGGTGTTGCAAAGTTAACCCTTTTTGAATTTAATTCGTCTAATAATTTTCTCTTTTCAATTGGTGTTTCGGATAAAAATGAAGCTACCCTATTATACATACAAGATGGTAATTCAATTGGTGAATTATCGTCACTCTTCATTGAATATTTGGTTAAGAATGTTGTAGCACCAAAAAAGTCATAAGTTAGGTCAACCTCTTGTAATTCTTTACCTATTAGTTTTGATTGTCTACTTAACAATATTCTACCACCTAATAATGAATAGTCTGGGTGTTGGATGATTTTATCAGCAGCTTTGAACGCTATAATTTCATCAACCTCAGTGGTTGTTATATTATCAGAAATTAATGGTATTACCTCCTGAAATAATAAATCAGGATTAACGTTTAACCCTTTAGATTGGGTTTTAATTCTAGTCAATATTTTGTTTGGTGCAAAATTTTGTTTCGTACCGTCTCTTTTTACAATTTTCATTCTTATCTTTTTTTAAAAATCTTCATCAAAAACACCATCCATGGATGAGGGTATCTCTACTCGTGTATATTCACCATCTCTCTTTTCAAAGAAATTATTTTTAGCTGAAAGACCTATTCTGGCCATATACTCCAATGGATTATTAACATTAAATTCTCGTTCACAACCAAAATCACTTAAAACAATATCTGTTACATACTGAACATATTTAACCATATCTGATTTTGTTAGTCCTTGAAGTCCGTCTGGCATACTTTCTTCAACAAAAATCTTCTCAACCTCATAACAACCAAGTATTATATTTCTAAGTTCTGATTTTGATAGTTTATAATTATCTTTTAGATATTCCTTATAAAGATTAAGAGCGAACTCATAATGTGTTGTTTCGTCTCTAAGTATTAGTTCATTCATACTTCCAAGACCTGGCATTTTATTACGACTTCTGAACCAAAATACACCAGAAAATACGCTGGCAAATGAAATACCCTCTACACACGCAAACGCCACCAATCTATGGGCAAATGACGGGTGTTCAATCCAATTTTCAGCCCAAGCAGCTTTTTTATTAACTGCTGGATTTGTTTCCATTGAATTAAATAATGCGTCTCGTTCAATTAAGTCCTTAATATATGTATCTATTAATAATGAATATCCATTGGCATGTACTTGTTCAATGAAAGTTTGATGACCGTAAAAATATTGGGCTTCCAATATCTCTACTTCATTTAGAAAATTAGTTGCAAGATTGTCAATGACTAAACCATCAGATATGGCAAAAAACGCCAATATATTCTTAAGATAAGTTTTTTCATTATCTTTAAGTTCATCAAACCTATCTTTACTTAGGTCTATCTCTTCAGCTACCCACGTTTGTGATTCAGCATTCTTATATCTTTCCCAAATGTCATTATGGGTTATTGGGAATATCGAATATCTCTTACCTACGTCTTTATTTCTTAAATACATTATATTTTTTTTTTATTAATCAATTATTTGACCGCTTTCAAGTTGTTTTGCGGCTTTAATTCTATCTAAAGCATTACTAATAATAGCTTGGTTACCACCATTTATACCAGTCTTAGCTTCAAAGGATGTTACAGCGTTTTGCTCTTCACCGATTTCAATCTGAATTTTAGAGTTATCAAAAATGCAATCTTGGAACACCAAACCGTCTCTACCAAATCTAGATTTAAGTATCGCAATATTAGCATGGCCACTTTCTTTTTGTGTTAAACTTTTAGCTATACTCATAATAAAGTGACCAATTTGACCTTTTTTAATTGAACCACCAATTTGGTCAGCCTCAACAACATCAGCCTTTATTGAACTTCGATTACCTTGAACAAATGTCCATCCAGCCATATTAAGGTCTAATATCATTGTTTCAAATTCACGCATAACATTACCTTCACCAGCATAATAATCATCGAATTTCTTAGATGGTTGAATACAATCAATATAATCCAATATAATTAAATCTGGTCTGAAACCTTCTGAAATTTTCTTATCAATATATTTTCTAATTGTTTTAATCGTTGTTCCATCACTAGCAAATCTTTTCAGTTTAAGGTTACCTTTAGAGTTTTGCTCCATTTCCTTTACTTTGGTGATAACCTCATCCCTAAATAACCCTAAATTATTTAATTCAATCTTGGTCCAACACGAATAGTGTTTTCTTTTAATTACTTTAGGTTGGTCTTCAAAGAAGATTTGAAGTACATTGTAACCGTTATTAAATGCGCTATTTGCCAGTTTAGTAGCTAAGGTAGTTTTGCCAATCCCGAATGGCGCAACAACAACCGCTAATTCCGTCTTTGACAGACCACCATTCATAATTTCATCCAATTTTGGTATACCAGTTGAGATTGGATTTCGATAATCATCCGCTAAAACCTCTTCCATACCATCAAATAAGGTCGTATCGTCCTCTTTAGTATATCCAACATCCAACGCTTTTTTTATAATTTCATTGGCGGTATCAAAATCACTAGATTTACCACCATCAATTAATTTTTGTATTTTTTTGACAGCTTTACTTAACTCTTGTTGTTTACAGAATTTAATAGCCTCTTCCTGTATTAATTTAGGTGTTTTTACTGTTAAACCCCTAACTTTATCTAAACTAGCTAAAACAAAGTTAAGTACAATACTATCGTTACTTTGCTTTAATTTCAACTCTAAGGTCGGATAGTCTGGTATTGAACCGTAAGAATCTTTAATATTCCTAATCTCAGCAACAATATTTTTAAGGTCCACTGTTTCAAAATAATTTGGGTCAATAGCGTCTATGATACCCTCACCAAATTTAGTATCAACAATGATTTGGTTTATCAAACTATATTGATAATCAACACCTAGATAATTAAAATTAGTTTTTTCAATTTTACTCATATTAGAACATTAAATATTGTTATTATAAATACCATATATATATGGTATAATTGACTTAATTTTCAGGTTTTTTTAAACGTTACTCGTATGTTCCCTGATAGTTCTAATGATGTCTGGTATAATGTCCTTAATGTTAATTTCATAGCGAACTTTTGGTGGGAAAAAGTTACCACTGAACTGTGTTTCACCAACTAAACGCTCTTCATTTCTTCTAAAATCAAAAAATGTTACTTTAAAACCGATAATATCTTCATTTTCAAACACGTCACGTCTGTCAATCATATCTTCAGTTTGTTTATAATGTGGATTATATGTTCTCCACAAAAAATCAACACTTTTATCTTTCAGAAATGTCGGGATAATACCCATGCTACCGAATCGGTCATTGTTCATACCTGAAAGTTCATCCATCATTGGTTTAATGTCTTTTAGTTTTTCAAAATCAACATCTCTAACTGAGAAATATCTTTTACATAAAATATTACCATTAATTGTTAACAGAAATTCGAAATTTTGATGTGGTTTTCTTTCGTAATTGTGAGTTTGTTTTTGTTCCATTTTTTTTAATTTTTATATTCTCTATCATTTAATTTTTTGAACGGTAAGAAATAGTCTGACATATAATATTCCTTTATTACATCATCTAAACTATCCCGTTTAACCATTTTATATACATTCATAATGCTTCTGTCATCACTTAAAGGTGTGTCAATAACATCATAAAAATGTTTTATTGATTTCTCGGTCATTTTTGGTTTACTCAAATTAACCAATTCATCGTTTATTTCATATATCTTTTCACCTTGAATACCATCAGTAACTGAATTTATCAGATTATCCAAAGCTTTAAGTGGTTTCTTCTTATCTAAAACCCTATTCTCTTGTATCTGTTTAGCTTCATTTAGTATCTCATCAAGTTTAACAGACCTTTCAGTTATCTGTGGAAAATGCTTTAGTAACGTGTTTTCTTTAACACCTTTAATACCTTTAATGCTATCTGAATTATCACCAGCGATAGTTTTAATTAACGCAATATTTGTATAGTGGTGGTTGAAATATTCACTATAATTTTCCTTAGTTAGATATACTTTCTTATCACAAAGATATATTTTAATTTGGTCATTTACAAGTTGACAGATGTCTCTATCGCTAGTACAAATTGTAATATCTTCATTATCAGCACGATTAATGCAATAAAAAGCTATATAATCATCAGCTTCTACAACGTCATCTTCAATTTGACGAATGGATAAGTGGTATAGATATTCTTTAACCATGTACTGTTGGAGTTTTTCATCCATATCGTCTGGTTTGGTGCCAGTCTCATAGTTTTTACCCCTATCAGATTTATAGTCTGGATATATTGCATACCTCAGTTTACCACTGAACTCACCGTCCCAGAAGACGTATACTCTATGGTATACATCTTCGGACAGCAATTTTTTAAGAATAGTTATGAATTGATATAATCCACCAATATGTTGACCCTCTTTGTTATAAGCGTCATGGCTACCATGGTAACCTCTTTTGAATAGCGCATTACCATCTATCAAAAGCGTGTTAATCCTATCAATACGTTTACCTTTTTTTGGAGGTAATTTAGGCATTTACATTAGTTAAAATGGTTAAACATTCTATTAATTTCAGTTTAAGGTTTGCGCCAAATCTTCTTCAGTTAAACCTTGTTCTTCTTTAACGATTTCAAAATCATTATAAGGTACATTCAATCGACTTAAAATGAAGTCTCTATGTTTAGATTTATAATCGTTGATTTTATCTGGGTTCCAATATCCGTGTGGCGTTGAAGCTAACTTACCTTGTTCTTCGATACCATTGACTTGGTTTTTCTCGCACCTAACCTTTGTTTCAATACCAAATTGGTATGTTTCACCACCAGATGTGGCTTTAAGTTTGCTTGTTGAATGCGTTAGTATACCGCCAAAATGTACGATAACTCTAGCTGAATAGAATAAAGCCTCGCCACCCTTGTGTTTGACTACTTTATTTTCATTATCCAACCATATTTTTTGAACAACAGCAAGCGTATTGGTAAATTCTTTACCTTCTTTTTTAGAAGCTGGTATTCTATAATTTACCAAAGTTTTGAAAGCTGATTCCATAGCGCCAGCGTTCCATTGATTATTATTGTTCTTTGATGTTGCTGAACGATAACCGTTTATTGAACCTACAGAATCCCAAAGGAAACAAAGATTTCTTGGTAGGTCACCATTTTCCTGTGCATCCAATAAATCATTGATTAGTTTAGCAACATCTTCAATTACTGGCTCAAATCTTAACGGTTTTGTACCCTCTTTACCAGATGAATAATCATAGTTTTGATATCTTTTGACTAAATCATCACCACTGATAAAGATGAAATCACCATCATAATCATAGATTTCACCTGTTGACTCGTCAACGATTTCGGTGAATTTTACACCAATATTTTTGGCATGCTCCCAATTCCAGTTACCTTCAGTTTCAATAATCACTGGTAAGTCACCAATTTTTTGTGCGCCAGCAACAGCCTCATAAATTGCTGTTGATTTACCAGTATTACTATAACCTCTAAATGCCGTTACATAACCTCTGGCTAAACCTGGCATTTTTAATGCGTCATGATAGGCTTCTGACATTGGTATCCAAGATATTTCTTTTTCTTTTACCGTTACATCGTAACCATTATTTTTCTTAAATGAATCTAAATCGAATTTTTTGTTAGCTGTGTTTGTTTCAGAACTTTTTTTAGGTGCTTTTTTAGCCATAATATACTTTTTAATTAAAATGTTATTTTTTTTTGAATAAAAAAATAAGTGGTTTTTACGCCACTTATTTTTCATTCAAATTAAATGATTAGAACGGTAAATCGTCTTCGTCATCATCAGTACCAGCTGCTACAGCTGTAGGTTGCATTGCTTCATCACTAGTCAATTTACTATTTGATGAACCGATTGATAATTCACTTTCCAAATCATCAGTTGTTGATTCTGAATCATTATTTTCGGATAGTGATTCCTTATCAACCCAACATTCTTTAACTTTATCCCAAGCTGGAACACCACCTCTAACAACCACTTCCAAGTAGTCGTATGATTTAACAGCATAAATACCGTCTCTCCAAGTTCTAGTATCACCCAACCACTCAGTAACTTTAGCTTTATCTTCAGATAGTGGGGTTTTATCCAATTGAATAATTGATTGAACAACTGGTGAGCCGTTAGCGTTTCTAGCTAAATTAATCTGAAGGTCTCTACCTGTTTCTGGGTCAGCAATATCATGCTTAACAGCCTTATAGATACCAACAATCTTATCGAAGGTACCAGTTTTTTGCCAGTTATCTGCGAATCGCCAGAATTTAACACCCTCGTTCTCTTTATCTCTATCAATAACTTTTACAATATAGAATTTACGAACGTTGAATTTTTTAGCAAGTTCTTTGCTTTCTTCGGTACCTTCGGCTCTTAAAGCATTTCTTGTCTCACAAAATGGACAATCTTTACCCTCTTCTTTGTCCAAACAAGGAAATGTTTTCCAATCACCATCAAGTTTATACTTATGGGCATGCATTTCTACGAATGGGGTTGCTTGACCTTCAGCAGCTGGAAGGATTCTAATTGTTTTAGTACCTTCTTTAACACCGTCTGGAAGGTAGGTGCTGAAATAATTTGCTAAGTCATATGTCTTAGCCTCGAAATTTGAATTACTACCAGATTTACTATACTGGTTTAAAATTGCGTCTAATGGATTACTCATGTTTTTAAAATTTAAATGTTAATAATTATTATTGTTATGTTATATATGTTCGTATAACACACATTGCAAATGTACCACAAAATTGCAGCGGTGTCAACAGTTATGTTAAAAAAATTTTTTTTTAGATGTCTTCCTCTTCAAAATCACCGAAACTATCCTTTATATCGGTATTTGAAAAGTCATTAACGTCAGCTTTGGTTAAAACATATTCCTTTGGTTTTGTTTCACCCATATTACTTTGTGAACTTTGAACCGTTGTCACCTTATCTGAATGGTCAGACCAAAAATCACTAAGCTTAATGTTATATGGGAATGAATCCAATGAACGCATTTCAATCTTTTCCGTTGGTGTTGGATTACGTTTGGCAATCTCAGCACTCATTTTTGTTAACTCATTATCCAAAGAATCAATCTTTTTTGTCATTTGACTCATAGAGTTAACTTGTGCAGCCAATTTATTGAAGTTATCCAGAAGCTCGGCCATTTTAGCGCTATTCTCTTCTGAAGAAGCTTTAAGGTCATTTGATGTATTTACTAAATCTGTCACATCAAGTTCAACCTCATCACCACCCATATCATCAACAGGTTCTTCTTCACCAAATGATTCTTCACCACCCATATCATCAACAGGTTCTTCTGGTGTTTCTGAGTTTTCAGCATCATCTGCTGGTGGTAATTCCTTTTCTAAATCAGCAAGTTCTTTATCTAACTCATCATCCTCAGCTTCATTAACACCAATGAAAGAGTATTCTGATATTTGCATAAATCGTTTAGCTTCTTCAGTGATAAGCTTATTTTTATTCTCTATCTTCATATTAAGTAAGTAATTGTCTTCCGTCCTGTGTTATTACTTTTTTATTGACAACTTCAATAAGACTTTTGTCGTTTTTGATTATGCAAACGTCATCTTTACATTCGATGGTTTTATTATCTTTGTTTTCATTCTGAGCTAAGAACTCATCCAATTCAGTGAAAAGTTTTTCTCTTTTATTTTCCATAACTAATTAATTTTAAATAATGTTATATAAGTAAATATCTCAAAATGACTAAAAAATTCTTTTTATATCATTAATAATGAGTTCATTTTCAAAAGAGGTTATTAATTTATTCTGATATTCCGACCAATCTATTTTAACTGATGTATAATCAATATTACCAATCGCGTTTGGATTAAGGGTTTCTATCAATCTATTCAGACCGTTTATTGTGTAAAGACAATCACCCTTTTTATGTACAATAAGTGAATTTGTGAAATCTTTGCTTAGATTAAGTTTATCATCTTGCGGAACTGAATATCTGAATGTCATAACATAATGCTCTGGATTATCGTTATTAACATATGTGAATATATGTTTTTGTTTGATGTTGAACCTGCCCTCCATAAAACCATAAAACCATTCTATCTTGTTTTTTTCAACAAATGTGGCTATGATTACTTGTTTGTCATTCATTTTTACGTATAGAATATAAATATGGAATGTATTTATAATCATTTTCATACATATCCATAAAATCTTTATATTCTATAATTATCTCGTTACCTTGCAGAAAGACATCCGATACTTTTTTTATTTTAGATATTATTTTTTCTCTGTCATCACCAATAAATTCATAGAACATTATATTAATACCTAAGATAACACCCATGGTATAGATATAAAGCATATCCTTATTGTGATAAGTGATTATTTTATCATCGGTTTTTTCTATTTTATCAAACATTCTCTGATGTTTATCTTCTGACATCAGTAATGGGTCAATAAAATAATAATCAGTATCTTTAATGATTAAGTTATAGCAATACTTCTTAAATTCATATAAATCTAAGTCATGATAACTTCGGTGTTCATCTATTGTGAAAGTCCAATATTTATTGTTATCAAGCTTTCTATCTAAGATATCAATAGACTCACCAAACATTGTTTTAACGTCTTTAAATCCAATAAAAATAGCTGGTGAATGTATTAATTCATTATAGTCAGCATAGGATATCACCTCGAAATTATTTTCGGGCTTTATTCGTTCATCTGATATAATATAACCAATTGTCATCTTGCAAAGATACTAAATAATATTAAACTTATCAAGCAGTATATTCGGTTATCTGACCAGCATTTAAAGCTGCTACAGCTTCTGATGTAAAGGCATCACCTTCGTTACCACCATTTTTATCATAAGAAATATGGAAATGGGAAGCTGTTGCTGTTGGTGATGGGTATCTATATTCATCCAAAAATTTAAATTGTGGGTTTTGACCAACCACAAACCCTTGAAGTATCTTTTTAACATTGTTTATTATTATCTCATTCTGTGGGGAGTATGTTACAGCTGTTTGTTGGTTTAATGGTTTTGATTTATTGTCGTTACGAATACTTATATAATTACTCGGTGTTGGTATTTTTTGTCCATTACCTATTACAAAATCTATTGCGTTACCCTTTGCATGTCTACTTTTGGCGCTATCTTTATGTGATTGGTCGTTACCAGCGGTAACCTGAACATAATATGTTGGGTATAGTTGTTTAATTTTATTAAATACGGCTGATGCGTATCTCTCAATATCAGTACTTATGTCATTACCAGAGTTATCTATCGCTCTACCATTTTCAGTGTAATCTAATTTATTTAAGGTTTCTCTTAACTTATCAGCATTGGGTGTTTTCGGTACATCTAGCGATGGTTTATATTCTTTTGTTATTTCATAATAAGCAGCATCAATTCTACCACACCAACCGTTATACCAATCAAGATATATTTTAAGATTGTCTATTTTATCATATAACGGTTTGTTATTATTCATTCTACCCGATAAATCACTACCATCACTCAATTCGGACAAATTATTTTTTACAATTGTATTATAACCACTCTTACCTTGTTGATGACTCAAATATGCGTCCCTAGTATTTTGTAGTGATGTTGGGTTAGTATCAAGATTAAATATTGCTAATTGTGAAGCTGCAATGATAGAAATTAAATCATCAAATAATGAATTTGTTATTCGATTATTATCAGCTGGGTTTGCATTATATTTATCACGGATAGGTATTTTTAAAGATTTTCTTTGTTGGTCAACATTAGCAAAAAATGTATATTGATTGAAATCCTCCAGTTTATTGAATAATAAATCTGAAACCGATTTATTCACTTGATTTGCCGCATCAACACCAAACTGCATTAACCCAACATACCCAAGTGGGTTCATGCCGTCACCTATACCACCCTTATTAACACCAACAACGGTTTCTAATACTGATATGGTTTTTAGAACGTTTATATCAACTTTAGTTAACTTAGCCGCGATGTCGAATATTTGATTATAGGTTAATCTTTGACCATTTTTAATTGTATTTGATTCTCTATCAAATAATGAATTGTTAAAACCATATTCTCTATTTGAGTTTTGGAAGTTGTATTGATAGATGTTCGTATTTGTACTATTTGTAGCTTGATTTTTACCAGTAGCGGTATCTTCATTGGCATTTTTAACTGGAACTGGTTCATTACCTGTAGTACTATCTGTATTCACAGCTGGCTCATCTAAATCATATTTGATTGATGCTAAATCTTCTGACCCAGCTATTAATGACTTGATTTCGTAAAGGTCTTGATTTAGTTCAGTGTCAATATCTTTAATTCTAACACCAGTAAATTGAGTAGTCATATGGTTCGGCTTGATATTATGCGTGGTATTAATTATAATATACCCACCCCTAAACATTGGTATATTGTTCAACTGAAAATACATCATAGGTTGTATCATCGGCATACCTAAAGCCTCAACTTTAGCACTATAACTTCTAGTTTGATACACATTATATAAATTTTGACCCTTAAATGCTGGATTATTTTTATCCCCGCTATTACTTAACTTATCAATTATGACCAATGATTCTTCAGTTTCAACAAATTCTTTTTGGTCTAAGGTTAAGTCTTTGAAGAAGTTTTGATTTTGTTGTGCATAATTTACCTCAAATATTGGTATTGCCCTTTCACTTTTGCTTAAATCAGTATTAAAAGCTGAACTTTTTATTTGTTTGCCACACGGACTAAAATCAACACCATCATCAATAAAATCACTATTTTCACCTAAATCTAAATTTGTTGAGTTTTGACCAATATAGACACAAACGAATGATGGTCCATATGTTATATTCTCGTCATTAGTCACCATGTCCAAATAACTAATTGGTCTAAATACAGACTTAAGACCTGCTTCATTTTTAAAATTAACAAAAGTGGGTAACGGAATGAAGTTAAAATTATTATTAGCTAAAATATTACTAATAATATCAAAAAAACTTTGATTGTAATTTTTAATTAATAATTCAGAAATAACATCAGGATTGAGTATAAACTTATCGCTAATATCATTGTAGCCTTTATCTAAAAAGATAAAGGAATCAAATAAGTTATCATATTCACCAGTATAGCCATAATTTGAACAGGGATAAAACATTTGACCACCTATTTCCCCCGAACCAATCCATTTATTATTTATTGCTGATAAATGTCGATAAATTTGTAATTTAATTAAATCATTTGAGGTGCTTTTAAAAATACCATTTTTAATTGTGTCCTCATCGATTTTTTGTTCACGGTACTCATCATAAAGTCTTCTAAATTCTTCAACAAATACTTCTAAGAATTTTTTAAATGTCGTTTTTTTAACCGTGATTGGTTTATAAGGGCCTGTCAATTTGTTATCCTCCCTTTGACTTTGATAAAAAGTATACGGTGATGCATTAAGTATTACCAACTGTTTACTAAATAACTTCATCAACGGGTTGTTTAATTCTGGTTTAAAATCAAAAGTTAATGAATAGAATCTACTATCCCCACCAACTGGTGGTTTATTAGGGAATATATACTTATAATTACTGCTATTTATCGGTTCATTAGAATACCATGGGTTATCTATACTAACATTAGCTGTCATAGCTGAATAGTTTATAACACTACTTCCTTGCCATGTCGTTAGGTTAGCTAAGTTATTACTATTTGTAATGTATCCATCTGGAAACACCTCTAAAAGTGTTCTTAAATATTTAAAGCCAGAGTCTATTGAAATATCATTGTATGACCAACTTTTAAATCTTTCTATGAACTCATCTTTTACTTGTTTTGGTAACTTTAATAATGTTTCATCAACCTTACGATATTTACCAGTCGGACTAAAAAACATTGCTGGTTTATCCTCATTATCAATTTCTTTTGTTGATAAATTAAAAAATAACTCATCTGGTTTTGGATATACTGTTATACCAGGCACTAAATTAACATTAGTATCTACAGTTTTTGTTATTATGAGGTCTTCCCCAGTTTTTTTAAACTCTTCGTATCGCCATAATATACTACCAACCCAATAAACCCACAATGCTGGAGCATTAATAAATGCTGATGAACTAGTGAACATTCCCATTACACTACGATAATTACCTAGTGAAAAATTATTGGACAGCGTGTTTTCAGTAAAGTTATTTTCGGTACCATCAATTAAACCTTTTAATGGTAATGTGTTTAAAAATAAAAATGATTTAGCTAAATCGGGGGACTTAGATATTGATTGTGCATAATACAAAGGGCTACCGAATAAGCTCACACCCCATAAATAACTTGAACTCGCTCCAGTTTTTGAAAAACCAAAACTAATATCTGTTACTACATTATTTTCGGTATTATTATTAGTTATTTGGTTATTAACGATTTGTATATTACTACCGTTACTTTCAAACTCATATAAAACAGGCCTTTGTGGAACGCCACCAGTAACAGTTAATTTATCACTACCTACGTATTTTGGATTTACACCTAATTTTGTACCATAGTTACTTTCTGTGTTTGAAAAAAATAATGGTGACATTAACGAATAACCTTCACTGTTAGATATTGATTTAGCTTCATCATATGTCGCTTTGACTTTAGAAAAATTGGTAACGCCAAATTTGTCCCTCTCAATCGGGTTGGTATTTTTTACTAATCTTGGTCTATCTGTTGATGCACCGCCAGATTCATTTAACGAGTTTTCCTCTGGATATTTACCATATAGATTACTTGATTTATAGTCATCATAGGTCTTTGTGGCTTTTTCTACTGGTAATGTATAATCGCTATTAGCATAGGTAGTATAATCAATTATACGCAAATAAGTTGCACCATCATCAACTTTATTATCTTCAGAAGTGCCATTAACATAGTTACCTAAATACGTGGAAGTTACATTACCAGATAGTGCTGGGTTATTAATCAGCTTAAATCCATTATAGAACGCAATACCATCATAATCACCATCTATCGGTATGTAGGCTCTACCAGTATCTTCAGTGTTAATATATGTATATTTATATTCATCTGCAACCTCATCCATATATATAGTACCACCTGCTGGATGTTTTAAATCACCAGAAATCATAAATTCACCCTTTGTATATGAATTGATAACAGAATCTGCTGTTTTATAAAAATCGACAAGTGCTGATTTTTTAGTAAAATCGGAATCATCATACCCTATACCATCAAACATGTTCCAAGCCTCAAACTTTGCCATAAATTCTAACAGGTCTGGATTTGGTACGTTATTATTATCATAACCTGCGTTACCAATACCTAAATAAATAAACATTCGATACATTAATAACCTAAAATATTCGTCAGGTTTGGCTTTATTACCTAATCTGAAATATGGGTTTTTATTGTAACCAAAAATGCTTATTGGTGTATCTAAGGGATTTAAACAAAACCAAGTGCGTGGAGGGTTGTTTAAAAATGACGAAAGATTAATATCATCCCGTTTACTCTTTATTAAAGCCTCTAATAATTCTTCAACAAATTTTAACTCATCAACTTCGTTGGCGTCAACTACAGAACCAAGCCATGTTTCATTACCATCTTTATTATATTCTGGCCAAGGATAAATGTCCGAATTTTGTTTAATATTTAAACTACCAGCTTTAAGTAATGATTCCAGTTGTTTTATTCTATCGTTAGATTTAGATGCTTTATCAGACACTCTAGCTATTGTTCTTAAAAAAGTATCACAACTAGCAACTAATGTTCTAAATATGGTTCCAATCGTAGGGTCTATATCAAAATTTCGCTTACCGTATCGTCTAATCTCTTTAGAAAATTCTTCCCGTAATTCTTTATCGTATACCTCATTAGCATCGATAATTTCATTTATCTCTATTGCATTCTTTTTGAGGTCATAAACATAAAAATTACCAGTATACTTTGATAATTTACTGTCATTAGTTCTAATCAAATTTGTTACCCTATCTTTATCCGTATCTATTGTCTTATCATAACCATTATTTGACGCATTAATAAAATTATCAATTGAAGTTTCAATATTACTCGCTGAATCACCAATTTTTATTTTTTGATATGTAAGTGGTCCAGAAATAATTGGTAACATATTTTCTGGTTCAAATTTAGTAGATTTTAAATATTTGTTTATTTCGGAAATTTTTTCGTTTAGTTTAGATTTATAGTCGTTTAATACATCATCTTTTTTTTCTTTTACATATACAAAATCATTACCGCTTATACCACTACCGATTCTATTAGCATCATCACCTAAACTTAAAATAAATTCTCGATTAAGTGATTTTATCTGTGATAAGATTTGATTGACTTTGTTTAACGAAGCTAATTTTTGGAAACTTTCACTATTTTGTTTTATATCTGGTATTGCACCCTTTAATTTTGCAAGTTTTTCTAACAAATCATTTATAGTGTTGGTTTGCTTTGAAGCATCAGCATCAACTATCTTTTTATCATAATCTGATTTTACATTTATAAATTCTTCACTACCAATGGTTGTATATGGTATGGCCTTTAAATAACCAATTAACATATCGGTTAACATTGCATAAGTGTAACCTATGAATTCAGCCTCAATTTCAAAATTTCCAGTTTGTGAATTAAATTTGGCATTCCATTTGGTTAAATGTAAACAATAACTGACCGCTTTACCATAATAACCCTTAACCGTCAAATTAAATAATGGGTATGGTAATTCAAAAAACATACTGTATTTTGAATTATTTCCTCTAGCTATCATATTACCCCTAGTGTCAATAAAATTAATTTTAACTAATGGTGTATATGCGGTATCAAATGATATGTCGATAGATGTAATACCAAAACCTTCTAAAGAATCATCACCTGATGGTTTATCAAAAGTTGTACTAATATCAGTATAACTAGTCGTAAGTGACCTATCGCAATCGTCAGAGCCAACTTTACTTCCGTGTATGAAATTTATAAAACCAATATTATTACCACTATTTGTTAGGGTATCATTAACAATTCTAGAACGAGATTTTGATGTTGTGGTTAAACTGACATATATCGATAAATCTTCATGATTAATAGGTGTATTAGTTAATATATTATCATCCAAATTATTTGGGTCAACATATAAAGCTCTAGGTATTTTTGGTGTATTATCCATGTCTATCAACCATATAAGTTTTTATACCTATTAACAGCACTGATATATCTTTCAACAGCACTGTCAAATGGAAATGGAACCCTAATTATATCCCTATCTTTAATATCAAACTCCAAACCACCATATTGTGGATTCGCAGCCATAATTAGAAATCCATGATAACCATTACCATAATAGGTTTGACTCAATATGTCAAGCCTTGTTTCACCAGCTTTGTATAAAACTTGTTTATCTGTATTCGCAATAGGTATCTTTATACCAGGCACTGGCTTAACAGTACCATTCACTTTAAATTTTTCATATCTATCAAAATAAGGCATTGGTTATTAAAAATTAATTAGTTGTTATGTTAGCTGTTAATGGTGTATCTATACCATCTAAAGTAACCGTTAGTTTATTTAATAGACCAGGAAACTCAAACTGGTTAACATCATAATTTTGGTTATCACTGGTTCCATATGTAATAGCGGTGATTTCTAAAATATATGTCTGAGCTAAATCAACGCTGTTAAGCTGTTGGTTAGGATATTGGACATCTTGAACCGCAGCCGATACATTAACTGTGGTGCTATCATCAACCTTAACAGATATTATATAATCTTTAGACAATGCTGTATTATCAGTACCCTCAACTCTAGTTATTGAAAAATTAAGAGTGGTGCCATCCCAGAACGCTCTACTGATTGTTAATCGTTCAAAATCAGATTGTTCTGGCGAAACCTCGACTGGTGGTTGATTAGCATCATTTGCTGAATCTGCTTCTTGTTCTTGATTTGTATCTGGAACAATTGTGTTATTTGTATCAATACCTTCAGTATCAACTGGGTCTTCATCAATTGGGTCAACCAATGTTGTTGGGTATTTACCTCTATTAATTGTAGCATTACCAAACTCACCATCAACCGTGTCAGATTGTGGACTGTACATTTCAGTGTTTGCAAAGAAGTTATATGATACCGCATTTTGTAATCTATTTATAGGTGCGCTCAAACTAGAACCACCAATAAATGCGAAATTAAGGTCTACAGTACATATCATAGGTTGTACACCAACACCCTCTGGGTTTAAATCCCAAACTAATGGGTCAAAACTGAAGTTCATTGAGTCAATCACAATCTTTGTGTGGTAAAAATCACCAATTCTTAGTATACAAATTGGTGGTCGACCGAAAGCTAAATTGTCAGGACTACAATTTCTAGTAGCGTTTGATACATTATTTAAATTGGTTATCGTGTTACCAGCTTCATCCTTAAAAAACCCTGTTGGTCCTTGTCTGGTACATTGCTGTAAGAAGGTTAATCGACTATTAAAACCTTCTGGTGTTATTGAATGAAATGATGGGTGAAAAAATGATATTTTCTCACTTATTGAGTTATAGACAAATTTATTTTCCTGAGCTAATTTTTTAAAATACAACGACTCATTATACCATCTACTTTTAACTTTTTGATTAAGATTAAATTCAATCGTTTCTCTTTGAGGTTGTTTTTTGTTTGGATTTATTAATTCGGCTAATACAGAATCAAATTTGAATTGGACTGTTACCTTTATATTTTCTTTGAAGATTTTGTTATCAGTTCTCAAAGGAACTCCATTAAAATCAACTAATGGTACATTAATTGTACCTCCATCAACTAATTTATAACGTTTATTAACTAATGATGCCCCATTGCTATCAACATCTTGAAACTGTATTATTTCATTTTCAAACCAATTCTGTATTTCAACACCACGACCCCTTCTAGCTAAATCAGATTCACCAGTAACGCCATATGTTGTTATTATTACTCTACAGGCTTGGCAATTTGTCATACCTTCAGCTAAACTTTCAAAAAATTGAATTGATGATTTACCTTCGTTTAGACCATAATTTGTAAAATCAGTTCTAGTAATTCCATCTTCGTCACCATAACTACCTAAACCAGCACCATAACCATTTGGGTTTTGTTGATAATTTATGTCAGTACTGCCACTTAAACCATCTTCAAAACCATTATCTAAAACATCACTTAATAAACTATCATTATATGGGAAATATATTGTGAATTCAGGTGGCTCTGGTTGAGGTGTATTGTTGACTTTATCAATTGCTTGGTTGTTAGCTATTTCAAGAGCTTGCAATTCATTTGCTGATAGTCGGCTTCTAACTCTATCATCAACTTCAAAACCACCAGCAAAGAATGAACTTATCAACTCATCACTTTCACCTTTTAAACTATTCAAATACGCTGGATGGTCAATAATCATTTTGAACTGTAATGTACCAGTTCTAGTTGTATTATTGTATGTATAAATTGGTTCACCTCTACCAATAAAATCTGTTTTTTCCCAATTAACTGATGTGTTATCAGTAAACGCCATATCATAAGGTGGAAACCACATTATTCTACCTCGTTTACCTGTCGTTGGGTCACCATTACCAATTTCTTCTGGAATTAAATTTTGTTCATAACCAGCCCATGCCAAATTCTCAATTGAAAACATATATTTTTTAGTTTCAACAGCTGGAAGTATTGAAAGGTCACCTTGTCTACTAAAATCTGATGGTTGGTCACTATATGGTGTTATTTTAACAAAACCATTATCATCTAATACCGATTTTTCAGTGTTACGTCTTTGATTGGTACCAGCATTACCTAAAACACCACTATGTTTCTGTAATCTATTAACCCTATCATATCTTCTTGATGAATTAAACGTTCTGAAAAACATTGTTTCTGGGTCACTTTCCTGAGTTTGACCATTGAATTTAACCTTATTACTACCCCTAGAAGCATAGCTAAACCCGTTATTATTAACAACAGCTGAATTAACCTCTGTCTTATCTTGAATCCTAAAACGGTCATTGACCATAGTTTTCATCTTTTCATTTTGAATAGAATCAATACCAGCACCAGCATTAAATAATTGTTGAGTTTTACCCAACATTGATTTCTTATCAAAATTTCTACTATCCAACCCCCATGTAAATGGTATCGTTTCACTACCACCATCACCGTCATCGACTGTTATTGTCTTATCAGCTAATGATTGAAAACCAGAATCCCTAACCATCCCTTCCAATTGATAGTTACTTCTTGATATCGGATTATTCTCTGAACCAAATTCAATATCAATCACTTGACCATCAGTGGTTTGAAAAGCATATATATTAGCATTTAAACCTTGATTTGGACTTCTTGGGTCTCTGAAACCTGGTGCATATCCGCTTTTTCTATCGTTAGAACTTAATAAATTTTGACGTAAATTGAAAAATAAAGCTTCAATCTGACCTCTACCAGTATTCTCAATCATACTGTTAGCCCTTTCAATATTACCAATAGGGTTCTCTGATGAAAATATAGATGACGTTGTTGATAATAGACTTACTGGTGTTTGAAATCCTAATATGCGTTCCGCATAATCCAAAAATCCTCCAGCAGTACCCTTTGCAACGGTTATACTATAATTTGGTATTAGAAAACTATCACCTTGAAGTATACTTATTGGATTGGTATTGATATTACCTAATGTTTCTTCAACTAAATTGAATGCAGCATTCTGTCTTATTGCAAAACCTAATCTATCAGCAGCAATAATACCTAACGGTGTTTCTGGTGTATCAGTGCTTCTACCACCACTTAAAAGGCTTGTAACGTCAAATAACGGGTCTGTGCCACTAACTGAATAATTTGGAACAATACCACCTAAAAGATTATCTATGACCGTAGAAGCGTTGTTAGAGGGTCCTCCGCCAACAATACCAGCCATTCTTTCAGCATAATTTGGTAAATTCTTATCAGTAACAACTGGTGTAGTTATAATATCAGCTAATATTTGAGATTCAAAATCTAAATATTTGTTCTTAGTAGTAATATTTTTCCTATATGATTTTGAATCATCACTTGTACCTAAATCAGCTAAACTATAATCATAATTGATAAAGGTCTCTTCAGTTGGTTGATATGTAACTAAAGATATTGTTGTATTATTCTCTAATAAACCTTGATATTTGTTCTTTAAAGCATTGAACTCTTTATAAAATTCACTGTTTTGAACTATTGGACTATTTGCTGGTTCTGGACTTGTATTATACGGTTGTCCGTCTGAATAATTAATTGGTGTTGTTACTATGGATACTCTTTGGTAATCTGTTAGTTCACCTTGAAATTTATTATTGATTATCAATAAATCCTTATATAAATCACCAAGTTCTTCTATATTGTCAGAAGGTCTAACATTCTGTGTACCATTGGTAGTACTTGCTAACTGACCAATATCAAATAATAAACCAGAAAGACCATTTTCTTCAACAGTATCTGAAATAATATTCCTTGCAAGTAAACTTTCTCTAATACTTGGTGATAAACTACTTATATCCATTTAACTTATCCTTTACCATAAATAGTTTAATCATTGAAAATTGAAAACTACTATACTCAAAATAAGTCACTATACTATAAAAGTATATAATATATATTATATTATTATTTATATTATATATTATTAATTATATATATTTAGTTATATTGGCCCCCCTTTTATTCCCCCCGTTAGGTTAATGCAAATTAACAATATTTTTTACCAAAAGTCAAGTCTCTTAGTGAAAAAAATCAAATTATTAGTATCTCGGTATCGGATTTGGTGATAATTTACCACCTGCAAGGTTAGTTCTAAGCTGTTCTTGTATCATAGTTGACAGTTTTCTTACAAATTCTGGCTCTCGTGTTAAATCAATATTGGCAACATTTCCACCAGGCATATCTATCGATATCTTACCACCAATTTCAAGCTTTCCGAACTCAATTTTTTGTTTTTTAACACCTTTACCTTGAACTAATTCATCAATTTTACCCTTATTTGTTGATGCCACAAGACCATCATCCATTGATACAATCTTATCCTGTGGATTGAATTTTATGATTGCGTCATCTACAAAATTTGTTGATATCGCGTCACCACCCATCTTACCTAATGCTGAACCAGCCAATGAGCCTATTGCAAACCCAACACCTGGTATTGGTATCAGTGTTTGACCAATTGCACCACCAATAAGTCCGCCAGCCAATGAACCCGCATCACCAATTGCGGTGTCTTCTAAACCCATAGCTTCACTACCTTTACCGCCTAAAAAGTCACCCAAAAAGCCAGCACCTAAACCTGCCGCACCACTTGCCAATTTTGCACCACCAACAGCTAACTTAGTACCAGTTTTACCAATTTTTGGTAATAAATTTCTAACCATTTTACCTTTGGTACCCTTACCTAATAGAGTTTTATCTAAAAAAGAATCTTGTAATCCACTTTTACCACCAGCCTTAGCTACACTATTAAAGCCCATACCCAATTGCACACCTTGAGCATACCATTTAGCGGCATTAAAAAAAACTGTACCACCCAATGCCGTCACTAAACTAGCTACAGGGTTTTCAATAATAAACTTACCGATAGAACCTATTAATGTACCGACTTTTTCAGCTAATGATTTAAGATTAGCTAATACATTTTCATTTTTTAATAATTCTTGTAAATTAGCGATTGGTTGAACCAAAGCAGTATTTAATGCTTCAACAAATGGTAACATCACTGTTTTAAATTGATTAACCAAATTATTAAAAGCATCATCAAACGTCTGTGCTTGTTTGGCTCTAGCATCTAAGGCTTGTTTTTCATCTTTATATCTTTTAAGCGCATTTGTATCCAATTGATTAAGCAACATATCTTGATTATCAATATGTACTCGCCATTGACCATCTTCACCCATTTGTGCCAACGATGATATTAATTGTTTATCATCTTCTTCAAATGTGCTTGGAACCAATGATTCAATCTTATTGAATTTGGCGGCAGCTTTTGCCATTTCAGATAATTGTTCCTCACTAATACCAGTTATCTTTGCAATCTCTCGCATTCTGTCCAATTGAAGACCACCAATTTCAAACTCACCAGAATTTTCATTGAATTGCGCCAATTCAGCCGTTGCATTTGCCACATCCTTTGTGAAAGCACCGAAATCATTTCTAGCTTTGAACATCAACTCAAATGGGTTACCCAATCTAGCAAAAGACCCACCCATGGTCTGCAATTGTGCCGCCATTTCAACAGCACCCTCTGGTCTGAATACTTTTCCAGCCATACCAGCTATCGAACCCATATCCACTTTCATTTTTTCAGCGAATACGGCCATCTCAGCCATACCTTTAACACCACCTTTAAAGTGATACGTATTGGCAATCTTAAGATTCTTACTAAGACCCTTTAACGCTTTTTCAGCATTAACACCCATACTATGTGCAATATCAACAGTCTCTTGAACCGCATTTCTTGATGATTCAACACCCAAACCAAAACGCTCCATATCAGCAGCCATTTGAGCAGCACCTTGCATACCCAAAGTTGTACCCTTAGCCATTTCAGCCATTGCTTGGTATCCAGCCTCAGATAACATTACTGACCTACCTATCTCAGCTGAATATTCAGCTTGTCCTTTAGCCAAATCACTTACACCAACACCCAACTGTATTGTTGATTCAGAAGCTGTTGAAATTGTCTTTGAAAAGAACTTTGATTGACCATTAAGTATACCCATACTTAATTCAGCAGCTTTAATGTCTTTTGACATTTGAACCGCTGCCAAATTCTTTAATTTACCATAAAAACTTTGAGCTAGACCTGGTAACTTACTCCAAATTTTACCAGCTTCAACATATGCAATATTAGCTTTATTAGCTTCTTTAGCGATTTGTTGTTGAATTTTTAATTGCTCCTCTAATTTTTTTGTTTGCTTTTTATTGTATTTAACTAAACCTTCGGCTACTTTGCTAGCTTTTTTTGCTTCTTTAAGTTTTTGTTTTGCAGCGGCTATAGCTTGGGTATTATTACTATTTTGAAGCGCATTATAAGCCTGTAGAGCTGCGGCTTCTTCCGCAGCAGACTCACGAGCTTTTTGGTCTAATTCAGCTTGTTGGTCTTTTAATTTTTTTATATTTTGCTCTAAAAGACCAATCTCTTTTATTAATTTAAGATATTCAGCCGCACTAGTATTTACTTTATTTTGTAAAGCTTCCTGTTCGGCTAATCTTTTAGCTATATCATCCCAATTATTACTTACCATAACTTATTTAAAAAATATTATTTTTAATGACATTTATTGTAGTTTCTTTAGGTATATGGTTATCAGTATAAACCTCAATACCAAACTTATTACCACCAAGTTCATTTTTTAATAAGATTTTAACTGTAATAGATTTTTTATTATCTATTTTATACGAATATTTTAAATTTATTTTACCTTTTGATTTTTGAATTTTAGCTTTAATATCTGAACCACGTCTAAGTAATAGTTTAGATTCGTTTGAACCAGGTCTTGTATTTAAAGTAATATCCTCTAAATATCTAAATTCAACAAATCTATTATTGGTAAATTCAGTTCTAATATTATTGACTTCATCGTCATCAGATATAAAACCCTTATCATTTAATATTTGATATACTCTAGACAATCCAGTATAATCAGCGCCTTCAATAAAACCCAATAGTTTAGGCCTATCAACAAAAAACTTTTTAAGACTAGGGTCTGAATTTATAATATTAAATAACTCTTTCGATGATAATTTTTCATCTTGATTATCTTCATCATCATCATCAGATTTATCAACCCATTCAGTAACATTATAATCAGTTACATTTACTAACCTATCCGCAATATTATCATCAACATTAGTTAAATTAATAAATTTATCACCCTCATCTGATTCTTCAATGGCTTCATCATTAAACATTAATTTAAACCGCTTATTGACATCATCTTTATAATCTGAATCTTCAGTCTTCATAAGTTGGATAACAGCATAAGCATCTGTTTTTTCGAGAACATTGAAAATAATTTTATCAACATTATCAGTTTCAAAGAAGAAACCCTCTTCTTCCTTCATTAAAGCTTTTAACCGTTCAATTTCACTTTCTTCTGGATGTTCAACATCCTCACCATCAACTGGAGCCTCATCTTCACCATCAATGTCTGATGGGTCTTCCAAATCCATTGTTGTAATCCTCTTTAATGTATATGGTCTTTCCTTTTTACTCTTCTTACCTTTTAAAGTTGATTTAATATCAGCATCACTTACATCCTCGTTCTTTTTAACAACCCAATCAAAACCAGTGAATGTTGAACCCTCGGTTAAACTCTCCAATCTCCAAGAATCACCCAAATCCTCAACAACCTTGAATTTAAAATCAAAAGGTTCACCGCTCTGTTTACTTTTGGCTGTAATAACAATGATTTTACCTACAGATAAATTCATAAATGGTGACTTTAAATTCAAAGCCTCCAATAACTGTCTATATTGATTTTCAGTGAGTAGCATAATTAATATATCATTTAAATGTAAATATGTTTAATTAGGCATTTATCTCACCATTTCGCAATTTACTCTTTAACTCTTCACCACTGATACTTCTGGTTCTTCTACCTTTGGCAGAATTGCTATGCTCCCTTCGCATATTCTCATAATGCTCCTCTCTTGCCCTATTTTCAGTTTTAAGCAAGTGAATCTGATAACGTCTACTGTTTATAGACATATCCATTAAATCCTGACGAGACCACCCTATATGCTTTCTACAGATATAAAGTTCCTCTTCCCAATTGGCTCTATAATCAGAGTTCAGGCCAAAAAAAGCTTGACTCAATGGGAAGAAATGTAGAAATGGACTCACCCCCACTTGTCCGAACTTGTACCTGTAAGTCGATACCTGACTCTATGTTATCTACATACTTTCTAAAGGCTTTTATATCACCTATTCGCATATTCTCAATGAACTTCTTTACATTTGAACTATTAAAATCACCATTAATACCAACAATTTGTTTATGTAATGTATAAGTTGAACGGTTATTAACCTCAACACCGTTCTTAGTTTCTTCAGCTAATTTGGCTTCAATCTCATCCTCATCACCAGCTGTTAAAAACTTGAATTTTAACATATCACCACTAACAGGACATTTGAAATCAAATAAACCATTCTCATCTGGCTCAGCACCCAATGGTTTATACTTCAATTCAGATAAATCAACCTCACCCTCAACAGGTTCATATTTATCATTGTATACCGAAACATTATAAATATTACCAAACGCACTGGCCCTTAACCAAATCATCAAAGCGTTTCTATCACCAACATGCAAATCCTTATACTTTAAATTTGGCTCTAATAAGTTTCTACTTATTAATATTTCCAAGAATTTACCACTCTGAACCAAATTAGGTGACGTTAAAATATTCTCATCAGAACCTGTCATATATGAAACCTTAACACTTTCCCGTACACCTTTATATAGTTTACCCTTTGATGGTAATGGAACCAAATCAAATGCCGCATCCCACTTAGGTTCAGCCAATGGATGTAATTCCGCTTTTTTGACATTTACATTAACAACCTCTTTTGGTTGCTCAATAACTTTACTTGCTTCCATAGCAGCTTTTCTTGCAGCAACTTCTTCATCAGCTCTTCTTTTTAACTCCTCAGCCGCCTTTCTTTGTTCCTCTGGTATTTCAAAAACACCAGGTATCCCAGCATCATTAGTTTCACTTGATGCTTTCCCACCATTCTGCGGAAAAACATTTGGTTTTGTGTCAGACATTATAAAACTTTTATTTATTATTGTTATTTAAAAACTTCATCATCTCATCAAATAAAGCTTTTGGAATCTGAATAGTTTCAGTATCGTCAATCTGTTCAATATCCTTTAATTCGTTTAACTTTTTAGGTTCATTATCACCACCGAATTCCTCAAACAAAGCCTTGTGTATTATTGTCTTGGTTTTTATCGGATTCTTTATATCAGAATACTCAATTAACTTTTTGATATATTCAACATCAAACCTCTCATAGATTTGTTGTTTAGTCAATAACCTGTAATTTCTATCCATAACTCTTTTACATTAAATACTGGTAATGAAACATTTTTAAAAAAAAATGCTCTACCTTCCACAAATTCTAATAACGAACCTGTAAAAAGTAAAGCAAGTACTGTTTTTGATAAGACCTTTTACATTAAGTTAATACAGTCTTCAATATAGACTTAACATTCTTAATGTTATTGTTAATGTCCGATTCCCAAAACCTGATTAAAGTAATATTATTTTCATGACACCAGTCATTTTTAATTTTATCTTTTTCTAAATTCTTAAATTGACATTCATATAATGGTTCGTTAAAATCAGTATCTGGATTACAATGCCAAAAATCACCATCAACCTCAATTAATGCATTGTTTTTAATAATTTTGAAATCAAAATAAGATTTAATTGGTCTAACATAATATTGTCTTATATAGTCAACGTTCTCAACTAATCCAACGTCTATTAACATATTATTTATAACTTCTTCCAATTTAGACTTAACAGTATAATCGTTTTCACGCATCCACAACATACGTCTATTACTTTGTTTTTCTCTTTCTTTTGGGTCAGCCCATCGCTCTTTAGCTACCCTTGATAAATTTTCTTTATGTTCTTTTGATTTTGGTTTATTGGTCAAAGCTTTAGATATATTCTTACCCCTATCTGGATTTGATAACATCTTTTCAATATTATCCTTAATTCTAGGGTCATCAATCGTTAAACCTTTATTCCAAACGGTCAATTCTCCAGATTCATACATCTTTTTTTGTGTCTCATGAGATTTTTTAATCGCCTTTGGATTATGACCCCAATTGTTATGAACTCTTGATGCATGACCAAGAACGTAATCAACAAAACCCTTACCAAACGACAAAAAACTGGTATTCTCACCACAACCACATTCACACGTTGGTCTAACACCATTTAACTTATAATCAATATAGGTCTGCTCAGATGATATGTTATGAACCTGAGACCTATGACGTCTTAATGAATCTAAACTTTTAAAATCTCTATTACAATCTATACAAATAATTTTTTCCATAATAAAAATGCTTTACTCTTTACACAAATATATAAATAAATATGTAAAAAGTAAAGCAAGTACTGTTTTTGATGGGGCGATTCTGCTAGAACAAAAGTATAGCGCGGTCAAACCTAAGCGTGGCGGTAATTTCAGCAATACCGTCATCATCCATACCTAAGTCTCCAAAGTTAACAGTTGTTAACATTGTACCTTGAAGTTCCCATTTCTCAACGACAACGCCAGTTGGGTCAAGCATTTCAAGATAAACATCTCTTTTATATCCAGCGGCATAACCTTGTCTACCAGTAATTGATTCAGAACCTAATCGAACCCACTCCATAATAGCTTGTGCGGTAGATGGACCAATTGCGTCCCTAAAAGTAACATCAATAGCTTCCCAAGTGAAACGACCCAACACGAAAGTTGATGTGTTCAAAAATGGAATTTCAACGTCAGATTGCGTAATTGTAGGTCTAGAAGCTGAAGCTAACCACCACTCTTGAATACCCAAATCTGAAGGGAATCTCAAGAGCCACCTATTCTTTCTTTTAGGCTCATACGGTGTGGGCATTTTCATTAATAAGTCTGCCATTTTTCTTGTTTTTTAAATATTTATTATTATCTTTGTATATAAATAGTTAGAAATTAAAAAAAATGATAGACCGTAAAGAAAAATTCATAAATAAATGTGAATTAAAATTTAATAATAAATTTGATTATTCAGAAATTGATTATATTGATTCAAAAACCAAAATAAAAATACGTTGTAAAAAACATGATTACTCCTTTTACCAAGCACCTTCGGAACATTTAAGAGGTAAAAATGGTTGTATACATTGCAATGGTAAAATTAAGTGGTCTGTTGAGTCATTTATCAAAAAAGCTAAAGAAGTTCATTCTAATGCTTACAATTACGATAGTATAACTAAAGTCGATACAGTTAATAAACTTAAAATTAATTGTCCAAAACATGGTGATTTCTATCAATTATTACATAATCATTTAAATGGTCAAGGGTGTCCGATATGTGGTACACTTAAAACCTCAATCGAAAATCGGTATGATACTGATGGTTTCGTAAATAAAGCTAAATCAATTCATGGTAATAAATATGATTATTCTAAAGTAGATTATATTGATTCGAAAACTAAGGTTAAAATAATTTGCGAAGAACATGGTGAATTTGAACAACAACCATATAATCATTTACGTGGTAAGGGTTGTCCTAAATGTGGTAATAATGAGGTTAAGTTAAAATTAACTTATACTGTTGATGATTTTATAGGTAAAGCTAAAGAGGTACATAAAGACAAATATGATTATTCTAAGGTTGACTATAAAGATATTCGAAATAAAGTTTTAATTAACTGTCCGACACATGGTGATTTTGAACAATCACCTTATATACATATAAATGGTCATGGATGTCCTAATTGTGGTACACTTAAATACAAAAAAAGCCTAGAATAATCTAGGCTTTTTCTTTTTATCATCTTTCTTAATTCTTATACATTCTCGAAAGAAGCACCAGTATTAAGGATATTGAATTCGATTGAAATATATTCAAGAGAACGAGTAGGTTTCAAGAATATCTTACCATTCAATTCATTTCTATCGATAGATTCTGGTGTATCAACAAGAACCACACGGAAATCTGTAAGACCTCTTTCACTTCTAATGTTATCCAATATTGGGTTAACAAGGGTCAAGAATTGATTTCTAACAACATCATCGTTTTGTTCGAATAGCAATCTGATAGATACAGCAGAAATAAGTTTTCTTGCTTGAAGAAGAAGTCTTCTAACGTTAACTCTATCAAGTGCAGATTCTCTAACTTGCATTGTTTTGTTACCCCAGATTTTAATACCTTCTGAAGCGAAAGTTGTAACTGGGTTAACTCTTGCGGCATACAATGTATCTCTTTCATCCAATGTAAGTTTCTTTCTAGCCTTAATTGCATCCACGTTACCTCTTTGGATACCAGCTACTGCAAACCATGGGAAAGCGATATTATCAGTTAATGCTGTGTTTCTAACAACGTCTCTTGTTGGTGGTAACCAAATATAAACGTTATTTTCGGTATCATTAACTTGAATCCATGGGAAGTAAGTGGAAGTATAGCTACTATCATACAAACCATCTAAAGTATCTGATACATCTTCAGCTGTAAGAACTTCACCACCAGCGTCAACGTCTGGTATTGTCATAATATACCATGAGTCAGCTCTATCTTCTTCAATCATTTCGATTGAAGCTTCGATAAGATTACTGTTTTCAAATCCATCGATACCTGGTGTTGCAAACACATTAATGTTAACAGCTTCAGGGTTTCTGAATGTCCAAATACCTTCTAAGTAAGCGTAGTAATCTGAAGTAATACCTAAGTCACCGTTAGAAAGAACTTTATTTTCGAAAGTTTTATCTAAACCTAATTGACCTTTAACACCATTAATAGCGTATGTGTCGGTATTGGTTCTTCTATCTCTATATACATCCCAACCATCGAAACCACCGTATGGTGCCAATGTAAATTTACGGGCATATATTTTTTCGTAAGCAGTACCTTGAATTACTAAATCAGTTCTGAATGGGCAGCATCCCGTATCGAATAAGAATACTGGTGAATAGGTATCACCTGAACTATTGATAACGATTTCAACACCGTCAATTGTTGCACCAGTAGCTGCAAAGTCCATGTGGAAACCTTTTGTAAGGCCAGTCCACATATCGATATCTGGACTATCTGGAATACCTTTATAATCAAAGAAATCAGCGTCAATACCTTCAGTATTTGAAAGACCTAAGTAATACTTACGTTTGTTTTCAAATTCGCCATAAGTTTGTTTATAAAGGATATTTGGTGCTAATACGTTAGTATTTGTTGATTGAGTATAATCTCTGATTGGGAATCCTACGAAACCAGCTGGGAATGCCTCACTAGTATCGTTGGTATCATCAAGTTCAATTAAAATATGATTAGATTTTGATGCGTATTCACCATCTAATGTACCAATTCTTTTAGCGATAAAGTTATTAGATTGTGGATTCATTGTCAATCTAGAGAATTTCTCCAATACAACTTTATTAGCGTCAGTATCATAGAAAGCTCTAATTTCAATATCAAACTCTCTTTCATCTGGTTTAATATTTGTTATTGATATTTTAATCAATTCGTTAGCTGAATTACCATCAGAAATTGTCCACATTCTGAACAATCTCAATAGGTTTGTACCACGAAGTTCTGATACAACATATGGTGTAACCGCTGGTTTGTATTCTTGTTTATAATCATCAAATGGGTTACCTTGTGAGACTGAGTTAGTGTAATCAACCAATGATACAATATTAATTGCTCTAACTTTATTTTCATTTACGAATTTATCAAACATTTTTTGATAAAGTTCTTCAACAAATAAAGCTGGTCTACCATCTTTTTCATTTCTACCTAGTACTTTACCGATATAGTTTCGTTTAGTTGTATCAAATGAGCATTCATAACTGAAGTTACCCAAAGTTAATGCGTTACCAGTAAGTGAGAAATCACCTAATGGGTCCAATGCTGCGGTTGATGGAGTTGAACCAAATTCAACAAATGTTACACTTGAGTTAGTGTAACCAGTAACTTCAAATAAGATATTTTCTTGACCATCATATTCGCCTCTTGACCTAAGTAATGCAACCAATTTATTTTCAACATCAGCATATCCAGTACCTGTGTAAGATATAGTAACACCAGATGTAAAACCAGTGTAAGCTGTTGAACCAGTTGGGTTTGGTGGTACTGTATTAGTAACGGTAACATTGAATGATACACCACTAAATGTGTTATTACTTTGTGTATTAAGATAAGTGGTATTAACGTTTAGTGTTGTTGTTGCTGAAGTAGCTGTTGACAAATATGTGGTCAAACTATTCAATTGACCTTCAGCCAATAATGCTGAAATTATCGGGTCATTTACAGCATTGTAAGTAACAGTTCCAGCACTGCTAACACTATAAGTAATCATTGGGTTACCAGTGTTTCCTGTGTAAGTTGTTGTTGATGCACTTGAAACTGTAGATGGGTCCAATGCAGCATCCAAAACAATACCCCAAGCTGGTCCAGCATCATAACCAGAAAAACCTAAGATTCTTGATACGAATAATTGGTTTGATTGTGTTAAATATGATTTTGCAATATATGGTAATTCATATTGTGGGTAACCAGAATCTTTAAATTTTGTTGGATTCAATCCACCAAAAAAAGTTGTGAATTCGTCATAGTTTGACACGAAAACTGGTTGAAAAGCTGGTCCTTTAGTAGTCTCACCAACAAGACCAAGAGTAGTAACACCAACTTGACGTGTTACGAATGAAAGGTCTTTTTCTGAGGTATAAACACCTGGACTTACGAATACTCTATCTATAGCCATTATTTTTTTTATTTTTTTATTTGATATTATAATACTTTATTATAAATATGAGACAATTGGCAAAAGATTTATTGAATGTTAAATTCTTCATATATCTTTAATTAGTGTTACAACATATTGAATTGATTGTTGCCATTAATTTAAAGGTTCAATAATTGTACTTAACCATTCAATATATTCTATTGGCGCTTCATCATACCAAGTCCATCCTTCATATGGATAAGTGTATGTGTCTTTAAGTTCACGAAGTAATTCCCACGAACCATACGGACCTAGTACTGCATTAGGACCAAAAAACCATTGGTCATCTATTAATTTATAAAAACCTGATGTATCTTCCATATTTATAATTTTTTAATTCTATTAAATTATTACTGTCCAACCTTTTCCAGTAGCAATTGCTGTATTGCAAGTTGAAGAGCCTGGGTTCTGTGACACCGTTATTGTTTGACCTACAACAATTGCCAGATTAGTAAATATCTCATCGATTGCTGTTGCATCTAAAGCACACTGATTAAATGATACTGACACCTTTATTCCAGTACCTTGCATCCTCCTTAGATTATAGCAACCAGAGAATGCTGCTGAAAAGTTGGTACCTGAACTCATACTACAAGGTCCTATTTCAGCTAACGCAGAACAACTTCTTACAAATTCTTGCCAACCAGTCACTGCACCAGTGTTTATCATATCAAGCCTTCTTAACGAGTACATATTTTGGAAAGTCCTATAATTTCCATACGTATCTGTCGATGTTCCAGCAAAGTCTAAAGTTGGAAGTTCTGTCAATGAATAGCAACTCGTGAATGTTCCTGAGTTTGGTTGACCCCATCTTGTAACTGATGAAAAGTCTAAATTGCCAACCGATACCAATGAATAACAGTTCTCAAACATAAATGTATTATTGGTAACATTTGATGTGTCCAATGTAGGAACCACTCTTAGTCCAGAGCAATTCTGAAACATTCCGCTTGTAAGTGTACAAGCACCCATATCAAACATATAAACTTCAACGAGATTTCTACATCCACTATACATTGAAGACATCTGTGCGCATACGGAGAATGTTCCAACCAGATTTTCTTTCAATGATGCGCACCCAGCGAACATTTGAAGTGCTGATAAAATAGAAGTACAAGTTAAATTATTAGGTGGTAATTCTAATGATAGACAATTGTAAAACATACTTACACAAGAAGTGGGTGTTCCTGTCAAATTGGCTTTTCTAAGCGAATAGCATTGATTGAACATATTATCACAACTACCAATAATATTTGTTATATTCACATTCATCAATGAATATGCTTGATAAAATGCTGATGCCACAACAGCATTTGGAACATTGGCCTCCAGATACCTCAAACCACTACCTTGAAAAGCATTTGATAATGTAGTTGCATTTGAAAAATCGTGATTGAAATATTCTATATTACCACAATTGATTAATATTGACCCATAACTTCCAGTTATCGGAGGAACTTCTAAATGTCTTAATGAACGATTGCCACTCATCAATGATAGATAAGACGTTAACCCAGTAGCAATCATCACATACTTTTCAAGCATCCCAAAAAACTTATTGGTACCACCGTTGAATTGGTGGAATGATAAATTAGGAACCGATAGTTTAACATCAAGCCACTGTTCCAAATACAGCCACGTTCTACTTGAATGTCGATATGGAGTAACATCAAATCTTGTTAAAGTCTGACCAGCTTGAGGCGTTATTGTTATGATGACCTGCCTATATCCACGAGTTGAATATGTTGATGAGCTAATAGAAGAATACGTGTAGGAATGTTCTGCATTCGTATTTGAAGCGTGTGTTGTAACCGTGCCATCACCCCAATCTACCTGATAATTTCCTTGACATCTGAATGCCACTACATTTGAATCGCTGTCAAATACAGCAAACAAGCCTACTATTTTTTCATCGCCAGGACTTACCAGACTATCAATGTCCAACCAATCCGAAGGCCTTTCGTATGGACGAACGATAATATTAAGTTGAAATGTTGAAACCACCTCACTGCTACCATTACTAGCCACACACTCAACATCAAACAACCCATATAAATACTCGGAAGCCCAATTAAAATTAATACCAGAACCAACATATATACCATCAACATACCAATCAACCGATGTTAATATTGATTCAGATATGGCTGAAAATGATACAGTATCACCAAACACAACTGTAGAAGAACTGGAGGTTGCTGATACTGTTAGTGAATCACAGGTTGTTGCGCTTATCGGTTCACCATATGGTGTTGAATAATTTGTACCATCCGAATCAGTCCAATTGACATCAGGTATAATATAATTTTCAACTGAAGGTATTGTGGTAATTGTTGTACCCGTAGTATTACTTATTGTAATATTGGGTAGTTGAAATGTGCTACCAGCAGACGTACTAGCACTGTAGGTGCTACCTGAATTTATAATGGTTACTGGTTGACAGGTGGTAGCTGTAAATCCAACCATAGCTGGTGTTAACACAGCACTACCATCACTATCATAATTGGTTACATTTGGTAAGGTATAACCACTTTCAGCTGGTACGCTTATACTAAATGTGTTACCAGAATTGTTTATTGTCGATGCTGATATATAATATGATGTTCCACTAACAGAACCAACACTATTGAATCCATTGGTAATACCGATATTAACATCTTCAACCGAAGGTTGTGAATACAATAGTTGACTATTACCATAAACGTTTATATTAGGTAATTGAAAAATTGAACCTGACGGTGTACTAGCTGAATATGTACTACCTGAATTGATTATCGTTACTGGTTGACAAGTAGTAGCGGTGAAACCAACCATAGCTGGTGTTAATACAGCACTACCATCACTATCATAATTGGTTACATTTGGTAATTGTAAATTTGTTGTTGCTGGAAGAATTTGACTATATGTATTACCAGAATTAAAAATCAAT